GGGGAAGCCAATGATGCACGAGCGCGCTCCAAGCGTTGCTTCAAAGTAGTCCGACCAGCTTTCCCACCAGCCACAAGCAAACGTCCACCACTCACGCCGTGAGCAACAACACCAAGCTTCTCAGCTTCATCAGCGTCCTTCATCTTCGGGATGGATCGATCTGTCAGCAGAGCTTCGAGACCAACGACTGCTTCGCGTCGCTTATCCACCGATTCCAACACGTCTTTCCACGAGTCGTCATCCTGGCGCTGCCCGTCGACGCCTACCGCCAGTGGCCCGAGCAACGATCGGTACTTACTGACGCAACGAGCGTGGTATTCCTCTTCCTCCAGATACAGCTTGTGCATCACCTCAGACTGTGGGGATACCGCGCCTGCCTGAAGACCGGCTTCCCAGTCAGCAGCACGCATACGCCAATACTCACGCTGCGTATCATGCTCTCGTAGACGAGCTCCATACGATCGAAGGCGCAGTGAGAATCCCACCAGATCATCATCAGCGCTCATACCCTGAGCCTGGGTCTTCATGCGCTGAGATTGCGTTGCCATCAGCGTCTCGACATCCTGACTCATCACAGTAAGCATCGGTGTACGCACGGAGAGAGCCTCGGGTGGAAGAGATTGCAGCACTTGATACAGACCGTTGATACTTCGTTCCATAATCGTTTCATGACCCCGATGGATCAGCGCTCGTTTCTCCTGATCGCTCAGACCTTCACGATGAGCACGACGGTTCGCATATGTCTCAACAGCGATCATGGCTGATCCCATGGGGGAACCAGGACGATCGAGCAACTCAGTAACGAGCTCTGTTGCAACACTGTTCGCACGTCGCATCTCCGGTCGATGAGACCCGTACCGCCACAGTGTCTTGTCAGCAGGCAAGCAAGCCAGCAACAACTGAGGAAGCGACTCATCGAGCACCTTCTCATGAGCCCAACGCTTCACGAACGCAGCAACGTTCATGCGCTCATAGCCCACGGCACTGGACATGTGTGCCACATGCTGGTTTTCATCAAGCCACGAGTCAACACCTCGTCGCAAGAGCGATATATCAGTGCTCGTAAGCTTGCCCTTCTGTTGCATGCCCTTCTCTGTACGCACACGTCGACCGAGCCCGGCATCGACCATGGCCAAGTGGCAGTGCACATGCAAGGTATCAACCTGGATAACACCCACGTAGCGCAGATCATCGAAACGATGCCCCATGCGCTCCAAGCCATGCATAATCGCCATACGCAGACGCATCTGATCGATATGACCTCGGTAATCGCCCTTGTTCTGTGCGACGAAGCCCTTGGGAACAACACCCGTCTCCTGAAGATACTCAGGGCTGAAAGACAGCACGGTCTTCATCACTGTGTGCCCTTCGTCGAACAAACGCTGAATGTCAGCACTGGCACGGCGCACGCCTTCATCAGACAACGACAGCTGGCCGTAACCGAATGCAACACCGCCTTGTCCAGACACATGCAGCACGTTGTCTTTGAGCTGATGCCTCGACACGGCTTTCTCAGTGGCGCTCTCTCGTGCCATATAACGCAGGATGAAATCCTCGGTGTCGCGTCGACGAATAGGCGTCACAGGCTCTGTCGCGCCTTTACGAGCCATGTAGCGCATCACGTAAGCACCGGGTGTGCCGCCGCGAGAACCACCATGCTTACCCCCGCCTGGGGTTGGCACACTGAACTCGTTGACAACAACGATGCTCTGCTTCAAGCTCATTGGTATCGACAAACCTTTCTTTCAAGTTACTTCAAATCGCATCTATTTTTTAAATAAAGATCGTTACATACATACAGTGCAGTGTTGACAGGGGCGGCAGGTATGTCCCACCGCCCCTGTCAACACATCATCGGCTCATGATGTCAGAATTCTGGATCATCGAGATCAGCAGCGTCAATCTCGTCCGCCGTTGCGACCGGTGCCGCTGCCTCCACAGCCTCACGAGCCGACAGACGCTTGCGCTCCGTGTCTCGCTCGGCATCAGCAACAGCCTCGTGCAGATCCTCGATCGAATCAACCTCGGGCTGAGCCAGAATCTCGGGCGCGTTCTGAGCAACCGAGGTGTTGATGACATCAGCCACGACCTCACGGAAGGTCGACGCCAGAGCATCCGTCGTCAGGGTTGCACGCTGGTTCTCAGCATCGTCGACAACCTCAGACTGGGCCTGGGCGACAGGAGCAGACTGGATCTCGGTTTCAGCCTCGGGCGCAACCTCGGCCTCGATTTCATCTGCACGCTGAGCCGCCTGAGCGTTGCGCATGAGCGCATCGAAGAGAGGCGAGTCCATGACAGGTAGCACGGTCGGCTCACCGCTGAGAGCCTGAGCGATCGATGCACCCTCGGCCTCGTTGGTACGACCATCGGTACCCTCGTCATCGAACTGAGACTCCATCCAAGCGAAGATGTCATTCACGTGATCCGTGCGCTCCAGCGCATGATCGACAGACTTCTCGTTCTCATGATCACGAGCACGAATCTGAGCGAGGTAATCCGGGAAGTAGTCGGACAGATCCAGACCCGATGTCACAGCGTCGACAACCAGGCCATCCCGATCGACGACATCGAGGAATGCCAGTGGCGCTTCGTTCTCGTTACGAGGGGCGATAACAACGCCTTCATAGTGAGCCGGGAGCATCCACACCTGATTGAGCAGATCGCTGGGGGGCTCAAAGCCCTCGTTGAAAAAGCCCTTTTCGACCAACGACACCAGCTGCTCGTCGGTGAACTCGTAGAATGCATCGACGGTTGTTGCACCGCCGTCCATCTGATCGAAATCCACCTCTGTCACGCCATAGGCGATCTCAGGCGATCCGTAGGGAACAAGTCCCACGAGACGACCTCGGACGTGGAGGACAGGCCGGTAGTTCGACCTGGCCCCGTGATTGGTGAAGTACAAGGTGTCAACGAGCACCTTGATGTCAGCTTCACCCTTGACCTCACGAGACTCAACGCCTCGCATCGATAGCGCGTGTCGCGCCCAACGGTTGGAGCGCTTCATGCCGGTTACTGTACTCATGTTCCTTCTTTCTTTGTTGGTTGGTGGATACCCCAACGCGATCAGCGTTGGCGAGACTTCTTCTCTACCTTCTTCGCCTTCTTCACTGCCTCAGACAGCTTGTCAGACTTATCAAGCGCCTTGGCGCTCGTGTCGAACTCAGCACGATCGACCCAACGGCGAATCGCTGCAAACACCTTGTTCATACCACGATGCCCAAGCGCGCACAGCCAGATCACACCAGCCGAGATCACAATCGTGATCAGCAGCATCGGGGCGACCCAGTACGCGATGAAAGCCTCGGTGCTCGGAGCATTCGCACTCGTCACGCCAAGACCGTCTTGGACAAGACGGCCCATGTTCGGGATGACCTTCAGGGCACCCCACAACATGATCCATAGGCTCACAAGAACCCACGAAACAAAGCCGATAACGCGCGCCACAACATAGACGCCCATGCGAGCACTGCGCTTGATAGAGCTCTTCTCATCGAGCGTCATAGGCGTGCGAGCAGTGTTAATGAGAGAAGACAGATTCATAACAGATTCCTTTCAGGTTATTGGTGAAAAAGTGGAAGAACGAGTGGGACCGCACCCATCATCGCTCAGTAGGTTCGATCACGTCCCGGAGCACCGGCCCAACCGGTGATGTCCGAGATTGAACCATCGCTATCAAGCGTGTAACGCATCGTGGAGTACGACGTGCTCGTCGCCTTGCCATCGGTGCTCGTGGTCGTAATACCAACGACAGCAAAGTACGTATACTTCGTACCGTCAACATTGGTCACAGAGGTCGTGAAACTGTCGAGAGACGAGTTTGCGCCCTCATAAGCGAAATACGTCTTACCGGACGAGTCCGTACGCCATGCGCCGGCCTCTTCTCCCGGCATGAACACCGTGAGGAACTGAGAGGTCTCATCCAGATGCCAGCGATCGATGAGAGCCTGTCGTGCAGAGATGTACTCATTGCCATTCGACCATGTAAGCGCCTGCTTCATGATCGCCTTCATGTTCTCGTCATCGCTGTGCTTACGCGCCGGGGACATACCCGTTGCCTCAGCCGAAACAACCTCTTGGTTGTTCGTCGTCGACGTTTCCAGCGACGCGAGCTGCGATTGCAGCTGCTGCACCTGAGCCTCGTTGCGAGCATTCTCATCGGCCACATGGTCACTGTGCGTTGCCGCAACACCGACACCACCCAGGAGGATCGCGCTTCCTGCGATCAGCGCACCGAACCGTGCGATAACAGGTGTCTTCTTGCTCTCTTGCGCCATCTTAACCAACTCCATTCTCATGAGCCGTATCGTCACTGACAAGCAGACGCGCACCAGCGGTCGTCACTCCGGTGTGAACACCGGAGAAAGTGCCCGAGGCAGCATCGTATGTAGCCGTCGTCCACGCCAGGAGCGTGCCGTCAGAACTCTTGCACAGCCATGCGATCGGCAATGCCGACGTGTCTGTCACGCCGTAGGTAACAACCGATTCCCATTCGTACTGATCAGCGGGCAATGCGCTCGTTTGACCCGAGGCGTCTTTCGCCAGCGGTGCGTACCAACGCACGGCAGCACCGTCAGGCACATACTCGGCAAGCCGAGTATGTAGATCAGCCACACGCTGCGCATCCGCATCCGAGGTGCTCGTCGACCATCCACGGTATTCGTTCTGGAGATCGGCTACCTGCTGGCTCTTCTCCTGGAGAGAATTCACAGCGGCCTTCGCACCCTCGACATCAGGCACAACCTCGGATGCCTGCTGAGCCTGAGCGACCTGTGCAGTCAAGGTCTGGATCTCAGTGCTGCGATCGATCGGAGCACTCTGAGTACCCACAATCGCAATGCCGATTCCCATTGCAGCCAGACCCAGGCCCGCTGCGATCTTCAGATCGATACGACGCTTCTTACCATCACCGTCGTCGTGAGCCTTCTTCTCAGCTCGCTGAGCCCTCTTACGTTCGAGCTCATCGGCCAATTCCTGGCCACTCTTCCAATGCGTTTTCGGCGTTGGTGTCTTCGCCCATTCACTGAGCTTGCTCATTCGATCTGCCATGGTCATCACTCCCTTTCTCTATCTCTTTTCCACTGACGTGATTTCACTCGTGTATCAACATAATCAATCATACCATAACACCCCGTACCAGATGCAATCATCCAGTACGGGGTGCCATGAGTGATGCTACATGATCACGGACCAGGGGTCAGACGAGAGCTCTTATCGCCCTGACCCTTTTGCATCGTGGACGGAACCGTCACCGATGCGAACTTCGAGGAAGACTCCTTCGTGGTGTTTCGATACGCCACATAGTCCGTATCAAGACCCGTCGAACCAGTGTAGAACTGACCCACTGTCGGAGCGCGATCGTTGAGCGAACCCGAGACGATCTCGCCCTGGGGCTCGTAGTTACCCTCGCCCCAGACTTCCTTCACGGAATCCTCACCGACATACATGACCGTGTGCGACACACCGCCGGTCGTACGCAGGAGGATGTCACCAGGCTGAAGCTTGCTCTTATCGCCGTTGTAGTCGATCTTGGTCCACTTCGAGCCGCCCTGGCCCTGAAGATACTCTAGCTGGTTGGACACGCCACCAGCCGGGTACGTATCGTCAGTACCAGACCAGCGAACAGCCGTGGCAACGGTGCGGTCACACGAGGCAAAGTAGTTATCCGACTCACCGAGCACCTCCTTGTGGAGGTACTTGTAGATGTCGGTACCATCGTTACCCTTACCATCGTCGTTGTACGGCCATGCGTAAGAGATCGCAGCCTTGACCATCGTGGAGTTATCCACCTTGCCACCGTGCGACTTGCACTTGCTGGCAGCAGCGGCAACGGAGCTACTGTTCGCACCAGTCACAGCGCTACCGGACTGAGCCAGGATCGAATCAGCGAGAGACTTGTTCTTCTCCCAGCCGCCCATCTTGGCAAACCAAGTACCAGCAGCGCTCTCGCGAGAACCGAGCGTGCCGTCGTTGATACCTTCCCACTTCGTGAGGAAGTACGAGGTCGACGCAGAGACACTACCGCCCTCGGAGTTGTCGATCAGAGCCTTCACTTGAGCCACGCGAGCCGGATCGTCCTTGGAGATCATGAAGCCGAGCTGGGTTTCCAGCGTCGACCACGGCTTGCCGATCGACTGCGCATACTCGGTGAGCAGCGCGTTACGACCGTTCGTCCACTGTCCCAGGCCGATACCCATGAGATCGATCGCAGGGAACCTGGCAGAGTATGCCGGGTCCACCTGTGCAATCTTGAAGCCCTTGGCCTCAGCGTCTTGCTTACGAGGACCGATCGTGAACTTCTCGTCAAAGATCGTCTCCACACCGGTCGGATCAATGCCGGATTCATGGGACCAGTTGCCCAGAACACCGGCGATGTTCTCATCCGACATACCCCATGCCGAGAGCACAGAGTACACAGTCTTCGCGTTCTCTTCGGTCTTAGCCGAGACATCACCAACAGCGCCGTCTGCTGCCTTTGCTGCGTTTTCGACAGCCACAGTGCACGATTCCAGCAACCCATCGTTACGAGCAGCCATATCGCCGTCACGTAGAGCGACCGCACCACCAGCGATAACAGCACCCGCGCCAACAGCCGTTGCCACAACCGTCGCAACAGTCGCGGTCGCCGCCGACACAGCTCCGCCCAATGCGCTGGCAACAGCTGCACCGGCTCCTGTGAAGAAACCAACGACAGCCTTTGCTGCTGCAACAACAGCACCTGTGATCGCAGACCACAGTGACTGAGCCGCTGCCATGATCGACATCATCACCGTCTTGAGCCAGTTGAGGAACACAGTTAGCGCAGCGGCTTGCGCCGCAGCAGGAGCCGCTGCTCCGGCAGCAGCTCCGGTCGCAGCCTTACGAACACCGCCCTGACCCTGGCCTCCCTGAATACCGTCACCCAGCAGACCACCGCCACCGGGCTCAGCGCCACCAGAACCCATCACATCGGTACCGTTCGCTCCTGTGTCAGTTCCCGTGTCCACAGGCTCATTGGGCTGAGCGGACGGTTCAATACCGGCATCCTGACTCTGAGGGAGCTTTTCAATCCCCTCTGGTTTCATACCTATCTCCTTTTCGTTCGTTTCGTTACGTCCCACACTCAGTACAACGTCAGCACATCGGCATTTGTATTCTGCACTGTGTTCGTTCGCACATTACGCAGCTCGATCTCCAGATTAAGCAGATCGTTGTAGGACGTGACCTGGTACGCCTTCTTATGGTCGTAATAGGTCTGCCACGACGTGATGAGGTTGCTGCGTAGATCCAGCAACGGCTTCACGAACGTGTCACGGTTCGTGTATGCGGTCAGTGGCGTGCCATTGGTCAGAGTGAACTCAACTTTCTGCCAATCCGGCGAACCAGTCGACAACGCAGCCTGAGACTTCATGAAGTCCACGTAGCTCATGCCCTTAGGCACAACCTGATCGAGGTAGCCCTCGTTCACGGTGCCGTGTCGCCAATCGAAGTCATAGCCACCGGGCACAACAGTCTTGGACGACAGGAACAACGTCGACTCACCGGTCTTGCTGCTCTTCGCATCCTGACCGGTCACCTGATCGCCTGCGATGACATCGGGAACCACCGGCTCATTGAGCTGAAGCATCGTGCCACGATCGTTCACAGAAGTCGTAGAGATCTGCGAGGTGTACTGGTCGATCTTCGCCAGATCAGCCTTCATCTGAAGCAACTGGCCATCCATCTCAGTACGCAGCTTCTGCTCGGCATCACGAGTCACGGCCTCGTGATAGACATCGCCTGCGTTGAACTCAGTACCAGCCGTACCGAGGTTCATGCTGACAGATCCCGATGCCACAGGATTGAACGCAATACGCATCTGGTCGTATTGCTGGAAAGACTTATCGCCCGCGTTAGGATCAGTCTTCGACGAAGACGATCCACCGGACTGGGGCTCACTGGCAGCACCCTCGCCCTCCTTGTAGGAGATCTCTCGATTGATGCGGATCGTCATGTCAAGGATCTGAAGATCGAAGCCGTTCGGATTATCCAAGACAACCGCCATGTACTTAGCGTTGTTACCGAACGTCACATAACGAGCCGTGATCGACTTGCCCTTCAGCGAGTGCTGATGGAGCTCGCGATCGGTGCCCGTCAGGAACACCTGGTAGTCATCCGCGTTCGCGGGAAGACGTGCCTCGTCACGAGCATTGAGAAGCACCATTGTGCGAGTCTTAGACGGATCCGTGTACACACCCATCACGCGACCGGTTGCCTGCGTGCGAGAGGTCGTAAAACTCTGCGTGTACATCGCCGTCGCGCTGAGCTGTTCCTGGGCATTCGTGTACGACGACACACCTGCACCAGTCAGCAGTGCTGCTCCAGTTAGGCTGAAAACAGCCACAGCAACACCAAATCGTTCCATCGCGTGGTGCGAATCAAACTTGAAGCGGGTCTGGAATGCCTTAAACTTCGCAGCGAAACTAGACGAGGTATCGTCAGCCACTACAGTGTCTACAGCGGCATCATCACGAACGTCATCCACAGATACATTCTGATTCTCACCGTTCTTTTTACCTTTACCCCATGCCATATTGTGATCCTTTCGATTCGTGTTCTATGTTTTTAATCTGGGAGTGCGTGTGGATAGCAACAGCCGGAGCCGGATGAACCGGCCCCGGCTGTCACAGTGACCTTTTGACCATCGTTGCGCTGTTGGCCTGTTGACTTATTACAGCCACATGGTCAGAAGATACGGCAGAATCGTGCCTCCGCCGAGATCCTCAATCGTGGTCTTACCACCCTCGGCAATACCGAAGACGAGAGAGCCACCACCGGCCATCGCTGCACCACCGATAATGATGAGCAGCGCGACAGTCACCCAAGAAGTCTGAGCGGCCGACTGGCCACCAAACAACTTGCTGAAGAACTTGTAAGCGCCCCACACGACCGCAGCCGTACCGAGCAGCGCGATGACGAGGCCACCAATGAACTTGATGTAGGTCGTCGCGTTGACGAGGAAGCTCTTCAGATCCCAATCCGCAACAAGCGGGTGATCCACGATCGCGAACAGTGCACGATTCGCCTGGGCGTTGAGGACATCGATCGTCTGAGTAGCAAGAATATCGAGAGACATATGATCTCTCCTTTCATTCAGAAGTAGTTGTACATGTGCATCTGGCCAGAGCCCGGCTGTATCAGATGCCCACACTCATGACCTAGATACATACTACACAACCCACATACGTCAAGCAAGTGAAACGCCCTCGATCACACTGGAGATCCAGCATAATCGAGGGCGTCATGAGTGTCACATGAACACTCTCACACAGTCGCTGTGCGCTGTGCTCTAACTTTCATGAGGGCATCGGCGACATCGAAGAACCACCCGAAGGCTTCACGCCTTTCAGACCCTTGCCCGCCTTGCTCGGCGCGCTCGTGGCTCCACCGTTCACAGACTTCCCAGACGAGGGCATCTGCGACGAACCCTGACGAGGCGCACTCAGGGAACGAGAGCTGCTACCACGGGACGGTGCCGGTCGAGACTGCACAGGCTTCTGTGCTGGAGCCTGCGTCTGCGTCGGTGCCTGCTGCTGGGGCTGTGCCTGAGCAGGAGCCTGACGCTGAGCACCCACAGCACCACGCTGAGACGGCTGAGACTGCGGCTGGCTCGTCTGACGCGCGGGCTGCACAGGACGCGGTGCCTCAGCCGACTGACGGTGAGCCTTCGCCTCCTGACCCTTGGTCTGAGCACTCTGGACATCACCCAGGGCCTTCTGACCATCCTGAGCAGCACCTGCGACATCACCGGAGTAAGCCTTGGCAGCGGCCTTACCGCCGTGCCACACGGCCTTCACACCGGACGTTGCCTGATCAACACGAGCCTTATCGGCCTTGTTGTGAGCGTCCATCGTCGACTGAATCGACCCTGCGGTCTCACTCATAGCGTCATCAGCGTTGTTGGCAACCTTGCTCGATGCAGCTGCATCAGCCTGCGGACCAGCCTCAATCTGAGCGGGCTCAGACAGACCACCGCGTGCATCAACCTCGCTTGCGAGCTGACGATCCGACTCGGATGTCATCAGTGCGCTGGAGTTGTCGTTGCTTGTGCTGTTGTCGACGTTCACACCGCCCGATCCGTCGCTGAGCAGCAAACCGCCGCCACCGCCGCCAGGAGCGTTGGGATCACCACCGGATGCACCGGGACCGATCTCATCCGGGCCAGGGCCATCAGTACCGTTGATCGAGAGCATCGATCCACCGCCCATACCAGAGACACCGCCGTTTCCATCCTGGATACCACCGGAGCCAGCCATGAGACCACTCGATGCACCGCCGCGTCCTGCGCCAGAGCCCAGACCACCACGACCACTCATCAAACGGTTAGCAGCAGCAGAACCAACGCCTGCACCGACGCCACCAGCCAGAGCTGGCATCAGCTTTCCGCCACCAGCGGGAGGCGCGACATTCGTGTCCAGGAACTTATCGATGATCTTCGTGACAGCCTCGTTGAGACCCTTCACGAACGCGCCACGGAAGTGCAGCATCTTCCACGTTAGGATCAGAAGCAGAACAGTGGACACAATCGACGTAAAGAGCGTGACGTTACCGCTGTTCTTCAGGTAGGTACCGAAACCACCCATCGAATTGAACATGTGCTCCAATCCGCCCTCGAAGATACCGGGAATCGAGATGATTATCTCCTGCACGAGGCGGTAGATAAACATCGTCGCGATGATCTCAGTAATCATCGTAAAGGTGTAAATCAGCACCTTGGCAATACCGGCCAACGAGCCCAGCGTAGCGAACGGAACCGCCGTGATGATGTGCAGCGAGTTCTTGATCGCACCAGTGAACATGCCGAATGCATATCCCAGGCCAAGAACGATGAAGCACAGGAGCGTCACAGCACTGTTCGTCCAGTACAACCAGCTCACACCAGCAGAACCCACGAGGTTCACCGAGTTGTGGTACTCGCGGGTCGCAGACGACACAGAATGAGCCGATGAATAGACCGTTGCAGAGTTCTTGCTGAAAGCCGTATTCAAGTAGTTATACATCGACAACGCAGACAGGTTCGCATTGTTGAAGTTATCACCAAGCATCACCCAGTCACCGGCAAGCTGAGCATTGTTCGTCGTAAACGTCACAACCCCGCTTCCCTCGGGACGGTTAGCTTGGAGACCAGTGCCCTCTTGAACCTTCAGAACAGGGTTATCCGAAGCCTTGATAGTCGAGCACGACTTACCATCGGTCTTTGTCGAACCATCCGCCTGGACGTTGAACCACGTCGTCGCACAGTTCTTCACCGTCTCCTGGCCACCAGATGCCTGCTGGCTGATGCGACCCTTGATCGCCGTATCGAAGTCAGATGCCTGATACGACTGAGCGTTCGTGTATCGCAGCAGCATATTCATCGTCGCCATGAACGTCAGATCCTTCAGACCACCGTTCGATGTCACATCCGCCTTGGCAGACTCGGCGGAAATAGAACCAAGGTCCGATGGCTTGATACCAGACACATCCGTGAAAGCGCCTGGGTTAGCAATCCTGTTAATTGCAACAGTCGTCTGACGCAACTTATTCACAGATGCACCGGTCGGAGCTTGCTTGGAATCGTCCCATTCAAGCGTGGCGTCACTCGGAACCGCCAGACGATTTACCTTGGCCCAGTTCTCGAAATCCACGAAAGTCGACAGAACAACACGAGTCGCACCCATACCGGCACCCGCCGTCGCGTCCTTCATAACACCCAACGATGCCGTGTACATCGAACCAATGAGGGGTACACCTACACCGAGGAACAGCATACGGATGACCAGCTTCTTCAAGCCACTCAGCGCATTGCCTTTCTTCCACATGAGAGACGAGATGATGAACGTGAACAAAAACAGCGGGATCAGCACAGTCCACGACAGGTTTACAAGCGCCTGATACCAACCGCTGAACCAGGTGTCCAAACTCTGCATCCACACCGGCACACCCTGTCCACCGGTCATACCGTTGGCCATTGCCGTGCTCGATGCCGAAATTGCAGAGAAGAAGAACTTGAACGGGTTGAGCGTCTCCAGCAGCCAGATCACAGCCGAGAAAATCGTATCGATACCACCAGCGAGCAGATACAGCAGGGCCATGATGCTACCAAACACCATGTTCTGGAAGTGAAGCCCCAGACCCGTCGACGTGGAATCAAGACCCAACGCGTTCAACAGCGAGCCATACTGAGCATAGTCAAGAATGCCTCGGTAGACGGAGTTCGCACTACTCGAACCATTATCGCTGACTTTCAGCGAGTCATAGCCCACCGTGTTTGACGCACCCGTGGTTGCCGAAGCGAGCCAGCCGGAGAAGCTCGAAATGTCGTTATCTCCGTAACCCAACAGATCGCCGCCCTCACTGGCATTCCCAGCGATCGTCGTCCAACCCTCATCAGCCGACAGACCCTCACCCTCACCGGGCTTGGCCGCATCGGAGAAATAGGCAGTGACGTTCGACGAGAGCGTGTAAAAGTCATACTTCTCGGCTTTGTCCTTGTCGTTGGGACCGGCATATGCGCTTCCACCGATCATCGTGAGACCAAAGACGGCAATGAGCACAGCTGCCACAAACGACATCACGCGGGTGAAGCCCCGAACTGCTCGAACACGGCTTGTGAGCATCAAACTCTCTCCTTTCTTTTCATGGTTCTTGTTCACTTGTTCTTCCTTTCAGCGTTTTTGCGGGCTTTCTGCCGGGCCATCACAGACCCTCTGTGTCGACCAGGAGCAACACTCCCATCGTAGGTAATGTCGCGCACATGAGCATTGAGACCGAGCGCAAGGTCACGCTTGAATACAACGTTCACCGTCCCTCGTCGCAAGAATGTGAGCCCCTCACCTCGTCGGGTGATGACCTTCGTCATGTCGACAGGAATCTGCTTGGCCAGCTTCTTCTCGTACACAGGCACGAGAGCATCGCTCATCGCACCGAGCGCCGTCCAATCAGCCTCATCGAAGTGATTGAACTCCGAGTCATCCAGCATCGCCTTCACGCCGTTGTAGCACAGGGCGACACGGCCATTGCGACGGAAGAGACGCTGGAACTGCTCCGTCATATACGGCTTCACACCCTTATCGATCAACTCAGCACCGTGGATGATCAGTGTGTCACCTTCGCCCAAGGCCGAAGCCGCGAACGCCAGCACATTGACGAGCTGTGCCATCGCAACACCCTTTCCACGATCCACCAGAGCAGAGAAGTCATAAATGACGCGACGAGCCTTCTGGGTTCCGTCAATGACATCGTTCGTGATGACGTTAAACAAGTCACCGTTTGCACTCAGCATGGACTTGAAGACAGAAGACAGCACAGAGTATGCGTGCACCATCTCATCATCACGGTTAGCCCTGCCGGTCAGCGCCTTATAGCGCTGATCCAGATACGTGACAAACAGCTTGAGCTGCGGTACCTGATCATGCGGCACACCCACAAGACGCAAACGATCCTGATTGTCCTTCGCGTTACGCGCCCACATGTTCTGATCCACATAGAACTGCTCCAGAGTGTCCTTCAGCTGACCTTGGATGATCGTCCGATCGTCATCAGTAGGCTGATACACCTGCTCAGTCAGAAGCACCATCTTTTCCAGATGGGTCGAGAACAGCGAGAGCTGATCCTTGCGATCACCGAAGACCTCAAAGGGGTTGACATCACCCTGAGACATGTCGATACGCGCAGTAATCGTGTCCATGCGAGGACCGAGCACACCCGTCAAATCAGCGCCATCAAGGATAATGTGCACAACGCGCTTGTTGTTGATCAGTGCCGCCTGTGAGATCTTCGATGCCCACATATCGGCAACCTGAGCCTTGTTCATGATCTCAGCGCGAGACTTCTCATCATCGGCAACCACCACGTGATGGCTGTACTGATCCACATCCATCAGGACGCCCGAGTTGTTCACATCACCGACCATGTAGCCGACGAACTCACCACCACGGTCATTGAGACCGTTGGTGACAAGGTTGAACGCGCCCGCCAACTCAGTCGAGGTGAAGTGGAAGCCTTTACCCTTCTTCGACGCATTGGGTGCGAACAACGTCGCCAACTCCTGGCGCTGAAGACCGGGGTGCGCAGCGATCGACAGGTTGCCCACGCTATCGATGTAACGACGACGCAGATCATCGATGACATCATCAAGGATCTCCAGCGAGGGAGCCTTCAGGAGAATACGGTAGTGCACAGACAGATAAGCAGCACCGTCCTGGATCTCAGCGATCGCCTGCTCAACCTCAGCAGACACCTTCGATGCCTTACGACGGGACGACTTCGTGCCGTTCTCGCTCTGCTCCTGCTCTTCGAGGCGATCGAGGCGCTCAGACGCCTTGATCTTGTCCTTGAGCCAGGACTCAGTCACGCGCGAGACCTGCTGAAGCAGAACCGCCGTCACGTTCTGAGGCAAATACGGAATGAGGTTCACACCCCAGAACGGAGGGAGCTCATCACGGGCGCTCTCATCGTGGAAGTAGCCCAGGATGCATCCGACGTTACCGTCGATCTCGAAGTAGTCGCTGTGGAACACATAGCCCTGGCGAGGCTTCACCGCGAGCAGGTGTGCATACTCCTTAAACGTTGCGCCGTTGGTCTTCGAGAACAGCGCCTTGCGCTCCTTACGAGACATGCCCTTGAGGCTTCGCTGTTGTGACGCAGCGCGATCGCGCGCCTCATCAGCAGCCATCGAGGCACTTGCTTCGCGAACGCGAGAGGTCGCCATACCCCACGGCGATGACTCATCCGGTGCGATCACATTCGTGACACTATCCTTTTTCGCCATAGATGCCACTCCTTTCCATCATAATTACTGTCGTGGTCAATTGAAGACCGATTATGGTCGTTCCTCAGGCTATTCTACACGAAAACCAGGCAAAAGCACATCGCACAGTACCTGTTTGGAGGCATTAGATACGCAACAACCACAACAACCCCGGACGTTACCATCCGGGGTTGCAGCGGCTCTTACAACTCTGTCTCTCACTTCATGACGACAGGTCCGTAATGAGTCCGCAGGAGCTCGATCGTCTCATCATACGTGAGCATCGCGACCTGCTTGAACATCAGCGACGAATCAGCCGCTTCGGCGTCGAGCAGGTTGTGCGCCTTGCGTAGATCTTCTTCGTTGCTGGCAATGAGGATCAGGTACTGATGGATGCTGAAGAAACTGGAACCCACGTAGCTCTTCAAAGACTCGTACTGTTCGTCCATGAGCGCGACCAGTTCAGGATCACGAGCCTCAGGATCCAATGCGCGATTACGCCTCTCTAGCGTTGCAATCTGTGTATGAACGCGCTGAGGTTCCTTCGTGGTGATGAACTCTAGCTCGACGCCCGGCTCCAACTTGCGATAGAAACGATCGTTGCGGTTCAGGATTGCATTTCGATCCTGATCAAACAGCAGACGCGACGCGGATCCCACGACAGCATACGCCTGGCCCACCATACCATCCGCATAGGTGATGAAAGCCGTCTTCTCGTCGACATCCTTGATGCCGACGATCGAGTGGAATTGACCAGGGCTCGAATCAGATCGAGTGAGCACCTTGCGCGCCGTTTTCGGCAGATAGTCGAACAGAGCCATGATCATCTCACCACGCATCTCTTTAGTCTTCGAGTACGCAGCGAAATACGCTGTGGCAGCAATCCACCAAATCGAGATGAACACAAGGTACCCAAAGCTCGCACCCTTCAGTGGCGTACCCATGAGCAGCCACATAAGGATGACAATGCTACCGATCCAGGCAAAGATCACCTTCATCGGAAGCGGCTTCAACTTCACCGAGTTATTCGACAGGCTCAGCTCATGATCGAGGATCGTCCGATCCAGCGAGACGGGAATGGAATACCGTTCTTTGACAGCCATTCACAACCCTCCTTTCGTTCTGTTTCTCTCGTGGTCCTGCTCATCACTTGTCGAACGAGAACGCAATACCGCGAGTCCCATCCGGCTTGTCTTCCAGGGACAAATACGCATCGAAGGTCTTGCCGGTCTTCTTGGACTTCATGCCCTTGACCTTAACCTTTTCCCCAGCCTCGATCTTCTCACGCTGTTCATCGGTCAGCTTCACACCGAGCATCGACTTGGGAGCAACACCCCTCTTTGCAGCCGAGGTCGGCTTGGTGTAATCAGGGTTGAAACCAACAAACTTACGCCCATTGAACTCATTCTCCCCAAGAGCCCCAATGACGATGAAGTCATCCCCCGTCTTCCTAGACGTGGCAGTGATCTCGATGTCCTGACCAGCCAGGAGATCCATGCACTCCTGATCGGTGAAACGGTGTCCGCTCCACGTACGGTTGAACCTCACGTGCTGACCGTTCTTGGCCCACGTACCCTCGAAGTATTCCTTCTCGACAAATTCGCTCATTCCAAGTTCCTTTCGCATTGTTTGTACATTCGCCGTCATGACGGCAATATCATCTGTGATCAGTCCGGCCACCTCAGCCAGAACATCGTCTGCATTCTTCTGACCCTTGGCCACAGCCTTCATGTCAGCGAACACTCGTTCGGTGATCGTGAGATCGCCGATGTGAGTTCCTGGCAACAGCCGGTAACTCATGTCACCATGCTCCGTCAGGTTGATCTTGCCCCTCGTTTCGGTCATAAGAGGATACCGAGCCTTCGAGCTCGACACCTCTGCAAACGTCGACGTACGGGTTGCACCCGTGCCCACATCGCGCCGCTCCAACTGCTTCATCAGCCACTTCACAGTGGGAGCCGCAGGACGCGGTGGAACACCCTCATGAACGAACGGCTGAGCCTGGGTACCCAAACCAGTCACGTTGTTCTCATCATCGTCATCGTCTGCCATCGATGCACCACCGAGAACAGACTTCCAACCCGGCTTCTTCGGCACCGAGCACGAACCCGTGTAGGAGGGGAAGTCAGTGACGTGACCCTTCTGCGCCTCGTACTCGTAGTCCTCCGCGAGAACAGCGAGAGCAGACCGAGCAAGCAGCTCATAGATCATCGCACCGGTCTTACCGTACTTCGCCTCCACGTCTGCAAGCGACTGAGGAACATTAGGACCAGGGCGATTTGCACCGTGTGCACCCGAGTCCTTGACGTGAGTCGACCTGGCGGCAGTGTGCGTGAGCAGAGCTGGATCGATACCAACCGCACGCGCGATCGCAGGAGCGTTACTGACAAGCTCCGCGAATTGCTCCTTGGTGACGTGCAAATCCGCAGTTCGCGGATAACTGACCACTTGGTCTTCATACATTTTTTGGTAAATCTTCAGCAAATCTGCCGCCTTCACGCCCTTGGCGCTCAACAATGCTGACAGACTGGAAAGATCCAGCATCCTGGGTGGACCAGATCGCTTCATGGTCTTAGCGTCCACCGTCACGCTCGATGCGTGAAGACCACTCAGATCCACATCTGCTTCACGAGCACATCGCTGAGCATCGGGATCGGAGTACATGACACCGTTCTCATCGCGGAAACGGGGCTCGTAGAACGGCACCTTCTTCCACGACTTATGCGCCTTCAGCTGATCGCCCACGAGTACAGTCATGGCCGACTTCAGTCGACCCTGGCGCAGCACGGTGCGCTGCCCCGCAAGCTGGGATGCGACTCGGGTCCACTGCATGGACAAGAAGTCCCAACGAGAACGCAGCCATGCCATGCGGTACTCATCGTGATCTTCCATCGAGGGTAGTTTCTTACGTGAGACAAAAGCCTTCTGAATCGATGCCGGAGATTCATCGGTAAAATACATGCGATAAATGGGCTTATTACCAAGTCCGAGCTCAGAAATAATTTCCCAAGCAAGGAGCCCCCCCTCTCCTGACGGGTCGAGGTCGCACGCTATTGCGAGAGAATCGCAAGAACGCAAAGTTGTGCGAATATCCGACAAAAGTTTCGATACCCCGTCCTTCTTTTCTCGCTCAAAAGCAAAATCATTCACATCCCAAGGCAGGTCTTTCAGTGCCCACGATGCGTACTGCGTACGCTTCGATGGATCCACCTGATCCACCGGCTGTTTGAGCTCGAAAAGATGACCGCGCGCAAACGCAATCACATAGTTCTCTCCATTGTAGGTTCCAGTCTGACCACCGAGCGCCTTAGCAAAGTTGCGTGCCGCACTCGGTTTCTCGGTCAAGATTCCAACCGTCATACATATCCTCCCAATCATCGAAAACGTTCATATACGAGTATAACAAGTATATCAGAGTCATTCAACGGTGCAACCATCTCCCTCACCCTGCAACTTACAAACAAGCCAGGAGTACTCATGTTCCCAATCTCTACCATCAGGAGCACCTAGAGCCAGCCACAAATAAGCATCCGCCAGAGCCCCAGAACCGTCCCAAAAAGTGACATAATTCAGCTGGGCTGTACGAGCCGCCTCACGCTTGCGCACATCTCGCTCGGTCCACGTCTTTAGCGCCTTGCGGTAATACTCAGATTGCTCACCCTTTGTGCGCCAAATCTCTACCGTCTGTTGATCCATCTCACAATCAGACTCGTACCAATGACCACCGTGCAACCACGAGCCATTAAGTTCGATAAATAGGTCTCGCTCAGGAATATAAAAGTCAGCAGCAAAAGGATAACGATCCTCATCACAATACTGTCGCACCACAGTAATATCGTGCTGATCTGCATACTCACATAGCAATTCATAAAGCACATATTCTGATGACGAGGTAGTAAACGTACCATTCTTTCGTTTCGTGTCCATAACACGAGCGCGAATCACATCAGAGAGCATCACATTATCGACACCATATCGTTCTTGTACCGTCTGACGAATCTGATCTTTCACATCATCGCGCGCAAACGGATTCTCAACCCCATGACGAGCCAAATGAGTTGCCTTCGCAGCAGTTTGCACTGATGGTGCATTGAAAGGGCCTCGTGCATCAGCAGGGAGATCAGGGTGATTGCGACGAAGAGTCTCCAACTGACGACGGTGCACATCTGGATCAAGAGCGGTACTCGGTACACCGTAACGACGCATAGACGACTCTCGTTTGCGATCCTTAATCACCTCAGATTGCGAGACGTTATCGACCCCGTACACCTCCCGAATCGTCTGTCGCGCACGTTCACGCGTAGCAGGATCCGAGAGCACACTATCCACACCGTAACGTTCCTGAACTGTGCGTCGACGACGCTCTTTCACCTCCGGTAGTGACGATGTATTAACCACACCGTACCTATCGAGCATCGTAGTCTTAATGCGCTCCCTCACCTCACTACTCGCCATAGGCGAAACACCACCATAGCGAGCCATGTTTGTCTGAGCAGTCTTGTCCTTGAGGCACTGCGCATACTCGTCCTTCAAGCCAAGACCCTCAAAAAGAGCGGCAAAGGACATCACCCCGGCTGAAAGCGTTTCACTGATACCGAGTATGGTCAGCACTTCACGGCGCGTCACACCGTTACGCACGCCCTCCAGAGCGCGATTGATGTCATCATCCGAACACCTGGTCTTCACATGGCTCACAAGATAGCGCTCACGATCCACGGAAGAGCCGTCAGACCATTGGGGTAGACGCTTCCCCCTTCCACCAAAACCGCGCAGACGCAGATCCTCATCGCTCCCCTCTGGGAACAGACCGGACTGCTTCTCCTGAGCTTTACGACGAGCCTCATCAGCGAACACCGAGCCCTCGGCCAACGTGTATCGAGCACCGTAGCGCTCTTCACGTGTCTGGGCCGCCTTCTCCTGGTATTCATCGAGCTTGAACGGATTATCCGTACCGTACTGCGCAATCATGCCTGACTGCATACTGCCACGACGAAACCGACGATCCGCATCGCGGAACTCTTCGCCCAGATCCAGAGTTGTGAACAGCTCAGAGAGTTTGATGAGATTCACCGCGTCGTGCAGTCCAAGGTGCTCCAGGAGACCTGCCTTATCCAGGTCGCACGTGGCATATCGCTCCAGCACGTCACGCACAGTCTCCTGGGCAACACGCTGCCGCACGTGTTCGATCTTATATGCATGGCGATCAACACCCTTCAACTCAGTCTTCATCAAAGAGTTGTGATAGCCAGGATCAATGCCGGTGGCATCAATGACACGCTCACGCGACCAACCCCGGCACACCAGGTCAGTCGCGCTACCCTCAGAAAATAGTTTTGCTTCATTCATGAGGCAATTCTATCATTGCTACGAGGGTAGCGCAACCATCATTCCACGATCTTCAGATTGCCGCGCTGCACTGATTCATCTTTGCTCAGCTCTCGGGCTTTCTCCCGAAGCTTCGCACGCGCATCGATAACTGTCTTGTGGGTCAGATCGATTGACGTAGCCCGAGCATTGTTGAACAAACGCGGCTCCGTCTTGTCGACGAGCAACCACGTGAGCATGAGCTCCAGCTCATAGAGCTGTTTCTCAGCGCTGAGCGCACGCTTCGTCATCGCATCGAGATCCTTCTGGGCGTGTTGCTGGTTATCCAGCACCTGCTCCACCTTCATCTCAATCGCCGCCACACGGCCCTGGCCTGTGCGCAACACTTCAGCAGCACGACGAGTATTCTCGTCCACACCAGGGATCTCGATGTCGAGAGCGCTCATCGCCAACGCTGTGATCAACGAACCCGATGACAGCGTTTTGCTCTGCGTCTTTGGTGTCGGAGCAGCACCCAACTCTGGCGCACCCAGGCGCGTCAGCTCGTCTCTGATCGCTTGCACGATGATGGCAGGCAAATCTCGCGGCCTTGTCGAATCACCATCGAAGGCGAAACGAACATCGCCCTCGATCGTCGTGGGGATTTCACTACCGTCACGATGACGCAACGCCATCGGCACAGGCTCATACAAGCGCTCTGCTGATTGCTGGAGCTGCGGCTGAGGCTGCTGCACATCGCTATCCGGCTCACTGTGCTCGATGGGCTCATCGTGATGGGCTTCCCCAACAGATGAAGTCTTTTCATCGAGATCAGCAACAGCGCTATCAGCTTCAGTGATCAGATCATCAGGCTCATTACGTTGCGGCTCAGGCGGCGCAGAGCCCACACCAGAGGCACCTGCTGGCGAAGCATTACCGGCGTTGTTACTGCCGTTTGCGCCGCCACCAGACTGACGACGCGCGTTCAGCGCTGTCCCCGTAGCTGTATTACCAACACGCGCAGAGCGCGCCGACACAACGGCTGACTGCTGATTCATACGCTCACGCAGCTGCTTCTGAGCCGCGTACAACGGATCAAACACCTCAGGCGATGGCTCATCGTACTCGAAATCACTCATCGTTCACTCCCGCTCTCTTGTCACTCTTCGCCGTCTTCATCATCCAGCAGGTAGCTATCGCCACGAGTCAGACCGATGATTGTCGACGCCATCGACATGACAGTCTTTTCGAGGTTGGCAACATTGCTGGCCAACGAGATCTGCGCATCCACAAGCTGAGCCAGACGCGCCTGCTCTAGCGTCGGTAGATCGTAGTCCCCGTTCTTACGAGCAACGTGACCATCGATGCACTCAATGATGAACTCATTAGCACTCAAACCCTCTTTCTCGGCCCAGTAATCTACCTTGTCACGCACACTTGCTGGCATACGCACATTGAGCCGAACCATCGGCTCTCCTGCTTCACCAGCTTTTCTATTAGTCACTGCCACTACAACCTCCTGTCTTGCTTGTTGTGTCTGTGTTGTGGCTCTTTGTTTTTCCTGATAACTAAGTATAACACAGAGCCTTGGCACACTCCCGTGTGCCGAGCATCATCATGATCCGTCGGTACTGTTGGTACCGGCCCTCCCCTCACCAGACAACAGAAAGAAGAGGTACACCATGGCTGTATCTGTATCCATCGTGGATGTCGCCGCATACATCCTCGCTCGTGAGAGCACAATGGTGACACTGAAGCTCCATAAGCTTGCGTTTTACGCACAGGCTACACATCTTGTTCGCCACGCATCCCCTCTGTTTCCAGAGGATTTTCACGCATGGGTGGTCGGCCCTGTGAGCCCAGAGCTCTACCGCCTTCATCGGGGCAAGCTCTTAATTCGACCAGGAGAACTGCCCTCCGGTAACCCCTCGGCTCTCACCGATGCAGAGCGAGCTCTCATCGATCGTGTCTGTGCTGCTATGGGCAGCATGACCCATGCCGCACTGAACAAGAGAATGTATTGCGAGCTTCCATGGGCAGATGCTTACGCACGACACACATCATCATCGCTCTCTCATCTGGTACACCTCCCCATCGTCACCACTGATGAGATCATCACTCAAGACGCAATGCGCGACTACTACAACGAGCACCCCATCGTTCGTTGATGCATTAACCATCTCAGCACACTACCGTGTGCCGGGAATCGTACTGATTCCCCCACCTCTCTCTTTTTACTTGGAGTAACCACATGTCTGAGACAACACGTTTGCCCCGCTTGCTCATCACCGGTTCCCGCACACACCAGTGGACACCGTATGACTCCCACGCACTGCTCATCGCTGTGCAGGAGATCGTCGAGAAGACCCAGAAGCGCCCCACTCTCGTACACGGTGGCACAACAGGCGCAGACACCGAAGCCGCTCTCCACGGACAACGCCTGTTCAATCTCCAGGCTGAGGTCCATCGAGCCGACTGGAAGAAGTACGGCAGGGCCGCTGGCCCCATCCGCAATAAGCAGATGGTTGAGCTGGGAGCCGATCTCTGCCTCGCGTTCCCTGATCACCCAAAGGGCCACGGATCCCGAGGCACATGGAACTGCGTCGACCTCGTGCAGCAAGCAGGAATCCCCGTCCTTGTTGTGTGGAACCAACGTCTGTGGGTATACAACCCCAATCATCCCACCCATGGAACGTATCGAGCACTTGATCCATACATCCCCTGATACACCTACCAGAAAGACCCATATCATCATGGCCAAGAAGCAGAAGAACGCTCGCTCCAACCGTTCTTACAACGTACACGATCATCGCGCAGATGAGCTCGCATTCGATCTCATGAGCGAAGCCCGAGACATCACCTTCGATGTCGTGGAGCGCAACAACAGTGACATCACTCTCCACGCTCACGTCAACAGCGCTGACGTGGATCCGATCGTCGTCATCGTGACCGCCACTGATTACATCATCAACGACACTCACTTCGACACAGTTACACAGACGCTCGATACTCTTGCATCTGTGCACACCAACTAAGGAAAGACCTCATACCATGGCTGTTAACATCCGTAACATCGCAGGTGAAAGCGCGCAGAAGGCTTTCATCGATCGTGTTATCTCCCGTAGTGACCAGATTTATCCAAACACTGACCACAACGTCATTCGATCGGTGACGGGTCAGCTGTTGGATCTCACGTTTGGAGACCTCGATATGCTCGCAGACATGCTGCGTGTCGACGTGCAGTGGCTGCTCAGCGGTCACGGCTGGTGCCCATCTATCGCCCACTAAGCAGAAAAGAGACACCCTATGTCTATGAATCCCATGATTGAAATCATCGAGAACGAAGATGGATCGATTACTACACGAGAACCCGCCACAGCAGACCTTTACCTCTTCGGCACAATCCGAATTCCAGAAAACGTCGCTCGAATCATCGCATTCATCGGCGCAATCTTCATTGCCTTCCTCGTGGTTAATAGCAGCATCGAACTGCATAAGAAGTTCACACAGCCTGACCCATTCGTCTCAGGCCCTGGTGTGCTCTCATCATCCGAGAAATACATCGCATTCGACGGTCCTGCACAGCGCACGTATCAGCCAAGCGAAGGCACCATCACCTACTGCGATCCTGATGATCATGGTCGTCCCACATGCGCCTACGGTCTCCTGACTCCAGAAAACCGCGAGAAAGGTAGAAATTACCAACGTCACAACATTGATTTCAACCCCAGCGGCTGGCCTGAGTCCAACACTTACATTGAATACTTTGGACCACTCTGGGTCAAAACCCCTATGTTTGGAACACAACTAGGTGGTGACTTCGTTCCCAATAACACCATCACAGGTACCGAACACCTGAATAACTCTGGGCATAAGGGTAATGGCTATTTCAAGAACGGCCTTCAATACCCCGAGTATCTTGCCGCACAGTATCTTGATGACCAGTACAACGCGCAGTGTCCATTGTACTACGCGGTGACGGCTAACTATGAGGCAGATGAGCTCATTCCACGAAGCCTGACAGTTGATATTGAAACGTGCGACCAGTCGCTTTCCAAGCGAATGACCATCTACAACGTCGAAGCCACCTACGACATCAATTACCACACGGGCGAAACTCGCAGATAGTAAAGGACGTAAACATGCTCAATCATTATTTTGCTAAACCAAACATTTCACCTGATGAATTGATTAGAAAAACCATCTTCCTTATCGTCTCAATGGTACTGACTATTACGCTGATAGGGTATTTGTTTGGATTCTTTAATAACCTCCCCCAGCCCAATCAATCCGGCGTCTTTAGTAATTACTACAGCGTCGAAGGCCCCGCACAGCATCCCTATCAAACAGCCGCATCTTCTAATGGCACCATCACCTACTGCCCTCTCGACGAGCTGAGCCGCCCTACGTGTGCGTATGGTGTTCTCACCACCGAGAGCAGGCTCCAGGCTAAGCAGCGTGGCAGACAAGACATCAATGTCAACCCCACTGGATGGCCTGAGAAGAACCGAAAGGTCACCATCTATAGTGCCACCTATGGCAGAGACAACAAACCCTATTACGGATGGTTCTGGAACCGCTCACACATGATCGCTGATTCGCTCGGTGGAGATCCCGTGAAAGAAAACCTTGTCACCGGAACACGTACTCAGAACGTCGGCATCGATAACAACCACACTGGCGGTATGGCATACGCAGAGACCAAGGCACGCAACTATCTGGATAACCCAGCCAACGCACAATGCCCGCTCTACTATGCTGTGACGCCCAACTACATCAACAGCGAACTGATCCCTCGCACCGTCATCATCGACATGGAGTCATGTGATCAGTCCATTTCCGAGCACATTACAGTGTTCAATACCGCTAACCATTGGGATATTAACTACCACAATGGGGAAATCCACGATGGTGGTTTGAAAGAAGAGCTTCAATAGATCCCAGGAGGGAAAATGGAAACCTTTAACGCTGTCATGATGGCGCTGATCCTTATCGTACTCATGGGAACTGCTACGGTGGGTATGTTCGCCGCTGCCGGATTCTTCTGGTTCGGTAGTAAGGGCGACGATGATCGCCTCGCTATCATCATTATTTATGCAGTGCCTAGTGCCGTGGCCGGTGTGATCGCCTTGTGGGGCATGATCAACGTCATTTACTACTGGCTCATTCCAGCGATCTGGTAACAACAAACAACAACCGAAAGAAGGCGATTTCGAAATGACAAAGCACACATGTCTCTGCTGCGACTACAGCGATCAATTCCCATGTGACTGTACAGATTGCAACGGTTTCGATGATTGCGATTGCTTCTACTGTCATGGGGATGAAGGATATTGGTCTTACTAACCCACATTGACAACAACCAAAAGGAGTCCAATGAACATCAACATTGACACGAGTAACATCGATCTCATCCACAATCCAGATATTCTGGCGCTAGTGCTCAAGAGTCTCCCCAAGGCTCACATTGTCCACGTTGAATTTTTCGACGGCGATACTTACGAATTCGTCACAACGATTCGCGATACCCTCATCTGCACCAACGAAATTATTGGGGAGTTGGGCCTATCAGAATTCACCAGCTTCGTCCAGGGTAAGAATCCCAAATACGAAGACGCATGCTTTGTCGATTTCAGCCAACCATCCCCTGAGCAGAGTATCAAGAGTCAGGACATCTCACTCAATAGGGCGATGCATGCTAAGCCCGGCGAACTACTACATATCGGAAACAGACGTATTATCGCTTGCGATGGTTTCTTCATTGATCTAGACAACGATCTACAGCAACTATCGCGATCCCAGATCGCAACTATGTTGTTCCTCAATGACACACCGTCAACCAATCTCAAAAAGCTCTTCTCATAGCAAAGAATTTCAGAAGAAAGAAGAAAAACAATGGTAACTATCTACGACAAGCCTCTTCTCGTCATTCGTAATGGTGAGATCAGGACGGAAGGGTACTGGAAAATTACCGTCCCTGGGACCGTCGTCCTTGTCTCCGGCCAGCAGTTCATGTTCCTGTCGAGCGACAACACCAGGGACGGTTTCTGGCTGGTGCTGGGTGAGCAGACTCAGCTGACTGTCCAGGAATTCTATGACAAGTTTGAGATGGAACTTGTCTTGGTTGTCATCGACACCACCAACTAATAATGGCTACAACATAGGAAAGTATCATGGAAATCATCATTGACATTGACATGTCGGCATATCGACGAATGATAATTCTCGAACGTCTAGCAGCGGCTGGGAAGAAAGTCAAAATCAACCTCACCGACCACAGTACTCTCCCCATCGAGATCCTCAACGCATGGCGACGAGAAGCACGTAAACAAGGTTGGTCCGAAGAAGAGATTGATGCCGTGTACCAAGAAGCCGATCCAGATATTGACTTTTATCGCCACATCGACATTCTGAATCTATTTTCGGAACGCATCCCGAATAAATACTAGATACAACGAGAGGCAAACCATGCTACATATCCCTCTCGACATCAACAACCATGCATTACAAACACACATCATGCCCTAACTGTCACTACCCTGTGCACCACCAGCCTAGCCCTCGTGTCCCACTCAATCTCGACTGGACCCAGTGGCAAGACATCACCTGGTATGACAACCAAGGTCGCCCTTTGACCTACCCAAAGTACCAAACCTGGTTCGATGACGGACTTTACATCTACCGCATCATCTTAACTGGTGAAATCATACGAGGTAAACACGAAACCAATCTATATATTGGTAAAGCGCCAATATCAGAGAACACTGACGCTTACACCAATGGCATGTGGAAACCCACACCACATCTCATTCGTTACCTCAAAAGTGCAGCCAGTTCCGAATGGGAAACTGATAAACCTATACTCGATCGCATTTTCGGTTATAGACAAGCCTGGGAAACCATCATCACCGAATTCACAGAATACTGTACGCAGCTCACACAAAACGGTATATCCAAGAGCTATAGTGAACAACTAGCGCAAAGCGGTATGTGATACCGATACACCCATAAAAGAAATGAGTGACGATGATCATCGAATGGTTTTTCACAGCTATCGGCATAATCGCTCTTATCATTTTCACGACTGGTATGAGTCTAGTCATGTTCTGCGCCGCTCATGATCTGTGGAAAGATTATGGATTTATTGGAAAGTTCTTTGCTATGCTATTCGGCGCTCTTGGCGCACTGCTGATGGCCCCACTGATTCTTTCTATGTGCATCATCATTTACCAGTGCGTTAATGCCATCATCTGATAACAACACATCAACAAAAAGAAGGAGCACACTCATGCCCCATATCCCCCTGGATATTGATTGGCGACAGTGGGAGAAGGTCGGCCCTGATACCGGCCTCTTTGAAGACTCCTACATGCATCGCCAGACATGGTTCGATGACTGGAACTACGTCTACCACGTCGCATTGTGGGAGAACTTCAACGACAACGAAGACCCCGCCTCACTGATCGTCACCCGCGTCGATCAGATGGGCGACAGTCCGTACAAGCAAAGCTCTCGCACGATCGGTGATTCCGGTAATCCCGAGTACTGGGCTGAGCTCGATCGCTTGTTTGGTTCGCGTCGATCGTGGAACAGCGTTCTGAGCAACTTCCACGACTACGTGAAGCACCACCCATACAGCCGCTACGGCGACAACAACTAAGCGCAAGACGCTTAGCACACGCCCCGTTACCGCACTGCCTGATAAAAAATGTACAGAGCGTACACAGCGCAGCAGCTGGTAACGGGGCTCTCTCTCTCTCTCTCTCTCTCTCTCTCTCTGGTTCATTCCCCGTCCCCTATGCAATAAAATTGCATCGGTAGCGGTAAAGAGACCACTACACACAATCACACAACAAGAAAGGACACTCACATGTCTGACTTCGATTTCACAAACACTGAAGAGGCTCTCCAGAACCTTCGGAACCAGCTGAAGAAGTCCGAGCAAGTTTATACTCTAAAGGCTCTCTCCGAGGCTCTCGGTATCGACTTCGACAAGCTTGCGGCACTCATCGAGGATGGCGCTGCTGAGCAGACCGAGCAGGAAGAGCCTGAGTCCGCATCCGACTCCGATGTGCTCGCAGAAGACCTGTTCACAGCTCAAGATCCCAACGGACTCCAGGGTACCTACAGGGCAATCAAACTCCCCTTCGGAACCGTCATCACCATCGAGGGTGCCGAGTTCCTTCACACTCTCATCGACCATGGCGACCACGGTCACAGTGCATGGGTCAATACCATGGCTGAGCTACTCGATGATGACACTGTGGCTGAACTCGCTCGCAGTGCCAACGGCAACGTCACGATCATCCACTTCGGCTGATACGCGACATCTTGCATCAACAGGGAAATACATATGCCTAACCATCAAGAATTCATAGGTAACGCAGAGGCATTCGTTGAATTGCTCAACGACATGCTCAACGAGGCTTTTCTCGATGAAATCTCTGAAGAAAATGAATCCGACTTCGATGTCAAGGCCGATCTCGATCGCGCTCTTGATTACTTCTGCGACACCTTCAACGTCGACATTGATAAGTCTCTTATCACCGATAGAGACAATGGAGATAATCCCATCGATACCTCAGAAAAGGCTGAAAAAGAAATGACAGAAGATGGGAGTGAGCCAGAAGAGCTCACTGGCGACATGTTCGAAGCCGAAGGCACTGATGGCACTCGCCATGTCTTCAAGGCGAGTGACTTCTCCACCGGTACGATCATTGATCCACCGGGGTGTAATACGTTCTATCACGTCCATCGACCATACAACCCCAATGAACCTTTTTGCGTGTGGGTAGATCCATGGAACAATTATCACACTAATGATGAGCTCGCAGAAATCGTTCGACGCTGTAATGCCGCACATAGCCCCGATACTACCAAGATCATCAACGGCAGTATTATGGGAAACTCGCGCTTTGTGTGGTAACAACACCACCAAAAACTGATGACCAATAAGAAAGGAGAACACCATGGAACTTAGCGACAAGCAGGAAGCCCTCATCATGCGCAGTATGAAGCTGTTGCGTGATCAGCTGGAGAGCGAGAAGAGGGCCGACGATCACCCGATCCTCATTGACGCTCTGAACGAGAACATCAATATTCTCGATGAACTCATCGGCTACATTGAGAATGAGGAATTCTTCCTCGAATTGACAGAGTGCTGACACATCAGCACTGTCCCCTAGAGTCAATCTAGGGGACACCACCCCTCGTGGCGAAACAGGTAGACGCGCTGGATTTAGGTTCCAGTACTCATCACGGGTATGTGGGTTCGAATCCCACCGAGGGGACGCAGAAACAAAGAGAAAAACACAGCCTCTATAGCTCAGTTGGTAGAGCAACGGACTTTTAATCCGTGGGTCCAGGGTTCAAACCCCTGTGGGGGCACCAACACACCCCATCAACAACTCACAAGAAAGGACACACATGTCTATCCACCCGCCCGTCATCTTCAGCACGCTCACCACGCCGTTTAACCGTCTTGCGATCGGTACTGTTGTCGAGGACAGCGAGGGCAATCGATACATGAAGACCTATTGCGACGGCTTCAATCTCTGGATTGATAGCAACAACATCGAATGTGCACATAATGACGCATGGATGCTGGAGCGCATCAATGCGAAGCCAGACTCGTGGCTCGTGTGGTCCTGACATGAACATCGCATCCATCACCCCTGCCCACATCGCAGGGTTTGTACTCACGGTGTTGCTGTTTGTCACTATTATGGCACTGCCACGCAACATGGCAGCAGCTGGGCCCACACACCGCAAGCGTCATATCGCATTTCTCATCGGCAGCTCTGTTCTCATGAGCTTCTTCCTCGTCATCATCATGATCGACATCGCAGCGCTCATCTAACAAAGAAAACAAAAACCACAAACAAAAAGGAACACTGACATGTCCCCATGGATCATCATAAACGTCATCACTATCATCCTGGCCCTTTTAATGATCCCCGGAGATATTGAGAAACACAAACCTATCGCTATCACGATTGACATTGCCATCCTAGTAACGGCTTGCATGTCAATAGTTATATTGCTAATCCCAGAACACTGACAGAACCCCCACAAAAAAGAAGGAGAAACTAATGTGTGAAATCCGTGGACACCCGTCACCAGACACTAACAATATCGACGATTTGCTCGAAGCGTATGAACGTCAACAGCGAGAGGTCTACATCAACCGGACAATTCCTGCCATCGACGAACTTGAAGGTATTTCATACGATCTGGCAAATGCATACGAAATGGAATACCGCGCCAATCCCACATACGAAAACGAAGAACGTATGCGCTATTGGCGGTACATGGGTGCAGCCCACTGGTCAAGTAAGAGTAACTATAATCCCTATACGCCAGCGTACAGCGAGTACAAACAGCGCAAGAATGAATATATCTACCTTCTGCGCCATAAAAAATCTAAAGCTACCAATGATGAAAAGAATCTCTTCATTCTCATCGGTCTCATCGGTGCAATAATCGGCATTCCTCCATTGATGTATATCCTTCTTAGGCTATTCTCTTAAACGCAACAAGACAGTAGATACAACAGATAGGATCATCATGTCTCTCATCAATCTCATCAAACGTTTCAAACCACGTCGCTACATCAGAATGCGCGTTGAACTCCCCGCCCCAATTCCACCTGATTTCTCCCCCGACGAGTACTCCGACAAGGATCTCTCACGCATGTCCAGCGACGAGATCGAAAGCAAGGCTCTCGCTGTGTACTCGGTGCTCACCAAGAACTGTAACGTCACGCCCAAGCGACTGCGTGGGACCATCTCGTACGTCTTTGATGCCTCGTTACGGTACAACCGCACGATCGTCATCAAGTGTGAGATACCCGAAGATGCACCAACAGAACATATCCGTGACGTTCTCGTACAAACATTCAAGGGAAATTGCACGTTCTTTGTCTAGCCGTACATCACCCAATATCCTCAGTTATCAAGTAAACTGAGGTCAGAATGTTCTCCTGCACATCGCAGATGCGCAGAGATCTTCTCTGGGGATGAACCCATCATCCCCAGCACCTCTTCATGAAGGAAGGAATACATCTCCATGAATCTCAACATTTTCAAGAAGCGAAAGTCTGGGCTGACCCTTGTGGTCGCCACCACGCTTCTGTTTGCCGGTCCTGTTGCAGCCCATGCTGCTACCACCGGGGCCGACAACGCTGCTGACAACACGGGCGCAACCTCTGCGTCTGCCGATGGCAACAACGGCATCGTGGGCACCGAGCCCGGTGCGTCGACCGCCACGGGCGGCATCAAGATCGTCAAGACTGATGTTAAGGGCCGTTACGGAGACAAGTACTCCGTGAACGCCACGCTCGACATCCGCGTCGATTACGCGGGCGACAAGGTCGAGAAGGGTGCCACCTTCTCTGTGGCTCTCGGGGACGGCCTCCAGGTTCCGAACGGATTCAACAGTGTTGATCTCAAGGCCACCGCCTTGGACGGCTCTGAGAAGAAGATCGGCAAGTGCACTGCTGAGAACGGCGCATTCAAGTGTGTCGTCACCGAGGACATCGCCCAGACTCTGGGCGGCAATGGCTCGCTCAAGAACGGCTTCGTCAAGCTCGAAGCCACCTTGAACAAGTCGAGCATCAGCAAGACCACGACCAACGTCGTCGTCGACGGTACGAAGTACACCGTCGGCCTGGGCCGAGGCGTCGTCGGTGAGCCCGTCACCCCTGGCGACAACAAGTTCTGCTGGTCGGACGGTCGTACTGCCGAGGGCCTCAACAAGTTCGGCTGCTGGATTCAGGCCCAGGGCCAGCCTGGCCAGACCATCACCATCACGGAAACCCGTGATGATGCCACGTTCCAGGGCGGTATCCACGTCACGCCTGTTGATCACGGCGACTGGGCCAACCCCATCGACTGGAACAACATCGGTGTTACCAAGCCTAAGGTCACGAAGAGTGCAGACGGCAAGTCTGCTACCTTCACGCTCCCCAACGAGCTGTCGGGTGACCACATGGCTCGCATCCGCGTTGAGGTTGTCACCTCCGAGAAGGAGATGACGAACAAGGCGACGGTCAACAACAAGGAAGTCAGCACCACTGCCACCTGGCGAGCCAAGGGCTCGTCTGGTGCCGAGACTGGCGAGGACGCGAAGCCGGTGACGCCGACGCCTGCGCCCACTCCTGACCCTGAGCCGAAGCCGGACCCCAAGCCGTCTGAGCCTCCTGTGACTCCCCCGGTGACGCCTGAGGATCCCAAGCCCGCTCCGACCCCGGACCCGACTCCCGAGCCGTCGACTCCGCCTGCGCCAACTCCTACCCCGGAACCCGAGAAGCCTGCTCCTACGCCAGATCCGACCCCGGACAACCCGAAGCCGGATCCCAAGCCGACCCCGGAGCAGCCGACTCCTAACCCTGATCCGAAGCCCACGCCGGAGCCCAGCACTCCGCCCGTGACGCCGCCTGCGCCGACTCCTACTCCGGAGCCGTCTCAGCCGTCTACGCCTGAGAAGCCCAAGCCGGAGCCTTCGAAGCCCTCGGAGCCTACGGACCCTGCTCCTACGCCGGATCCCAAGCCTTCGGAGCCCAGCGTGACTCCGCCTGCCCCGACTCCCGAGAAGCCTGCCCCGGCTCCCGAGCCTAAGGAGACCCCCAAGGAGACTCCTTCTCAGCCGAAGCCCTCTACGCCCGCTACCCCGGACAAGCCGGGTAATAGCACGCCTGAGCACAAGGGTGCTGTCACGGGTCTGGCTCAGACCGGTGCCAGCGACACTGGCCTGATGATCGCGGGTGCTACTGCACTCGTTACGGCTGGTGGCATTGCGCTTCTGCTGCGTCGTCGTCAGAACAACAACTGACACTGACGTAAGTCAGTAGCTGTGACATAGGAACAAGGAGAGAGGCTCTGGAGATGCAATACTCTCTGGAGCCTCTCTCTTTTCAAAAACAAACAAGAAAGACAGAGGAAACAACAATGCGCAAGGAAATTACGGACGTTCAGCTCATCGACGACATCGACGGTTCGCCCGCTACCGCCACCATCGAGTTCAGCGTGAGCGGTAAGAACTACATCATCGATCTCTCTGAACAGCATGCTGCTGAGTTCAACAAGGCTCTCGCGCCTTACATCGAACACGCTCGCCGTGCTCGCCGTGGACCGGCCAACAAGCGCAAGGCACGCAGCTCCAGCGAAGCTGCTCGCATCAAGCGTCAGAAGAACGCCGAGATCCGCGCCTGGGCTCTGGAGAACGGTGTGACCGTCTCCAAGCGAGGCCAGCTAGGTCAGGACACCATCGCCGCCTACGAGGCTGCACACGCTGCGCCCACTGCTGAGAACTCCGAGAACTGATAGGAACGACACATGTCTACTACTGTTGCGTTTCTCGATAGAAACAGTGAAACCGATCTGAGTGCACTCCCAATGGGAACGCTGATCATCACTGTCGGCCCAACTGAGCAGGTGACTCATGAGGACCGTCAGTACATGAAGTGTCAGCGTCACTGGATCAGCCCTGACGGTGGCCACTGGACTGATGAGTCTCTCGCTGAGGATCTGGTCGAGCAGATCAACATGGGTCGTAGGGCTATTGCCACGTACATCCCCATTTACCCTGCTCACCGATAACTGACAGCCCAGACAGTCAGTCAGCCAATTCATGTTGCCTCCCCTGTGTATATTTGTGTGTACCCCTTGTACATCACAGATGTACCGGGGGAGGTAATGTACACTGGTACTAACTAAATATTCACCGCCCCTCGTGGTGAAAGTGGCAAACACAGCGCATTCAAAATGCGCCGCCTTTGGCTTGTGGGTTCGAATCCCACCGAGGGGACCACCGAGTGTCCGGGCAATGCTGGATGATTAGGACCTAGCTCCTGCCTCTCTGATCAAGAGGATGCGCCGGACACCGTGATCGGGGATCACGTACGGGGTAGCACTCCGAAAGTCGACATTTGCGCCATCAGGCGTTTGTGTGTGATTTTGTCGTCGACTAAACAGCATCCCCACATAACCCCTCTCTTGGACAGGACAAACAGAGAGGTAACGGAACCGTTGGAAATCACCTTTCCAGCGACTTACCGCATCTGGTTTGCTCTTTGGACCTTTGTTATACAGCCAACAGAACAGAGGTGATCTGGGGCCTGGAGAGCAAACCTGCAAACCTGCCAATACAAAACAACACGGAATGTGGCGCAGCTTGGTAGCGCACCTGCTTTGGGAGCAGGGGGTCGCGGGTTCGAATCCCGCCATTCCGACGATACAAGAACAAGCACACTTGTATTGCGGGTGACTACTCGCGGCTAATTGATGACTCCAGCCAAAGGCCACCATACGTCTGATGAGAAACACATAGGGTGGCCATAGCCATAAGGGTCAGTGCCCCGAGCGGCGAAGGGAGCCGACTGTAAATCGGCCACAGTTAACGACACACCGTAGGTTCGAGTCCTACCTGGCCCACTACGCATCACACACCCGTGACATGCGTAAAAACAACGCATACCCCCCCCAAAAAAGGAGACCACAATGTCCACCAAGTACGCAGTCATTTCCCAGCCCATGAAGAATGTCGATCCCGATAAGGTCAAGTTGCAGCGAGAGAAGGCCGAGGCCGCTGTTCGAGCTGCTGGCTATGAGCCTATTGATACCGTCTATGAAGAGGACTTCACGTACGATGTCGACAGCGACGCTATCGTTAACCCTGCACTGTGGCACATGGGTCTCGCTCTGGCACGCCTCTCACAGGCACACGTGATCTACATGTGCGACGGATGGGACACTACGCGAGGATGCACCCTGGAGCACCAGGCCGCGCTCGCTTTCGGAGTCGACATCATGTACGAGACCAACTGACTAAAGAAAGCGCCGGTTTCGAATTCGTAATGATTCCGGCGCTTTCTTTATACACACTACAAACAAAAAATAGAAAGATAGATCAATGGCTAACGGCATCAAGCGTAATGACGATGGAACATTCACCGTCTCTAAAGCTTGGCTCGCAGACGCACTAGAAACGGCCTTCGAAAAGGGCATGGGCGACAATAATTGTTGCAGTACGTGCGTCGCTGAAGAGATCATGAATTCCAGCATGAAGGAAAACAAGTAAAAATTAGAGGCTCTGAAAAATGACTACAAACACAAACCCGCTCAATGAACTGAACGAACTGTACTGTGCACTAACGTGGAAGATGCGCGATGTTGAAATTCCTGTCAAAGACAAGGACACCACTGCCCTCTCAAACCGTCCTTACGGTGAGCTTCTTGATGCTGGCACCGTCGTAAGGTTTAACAACCACACTTACTTTTATAGCTGCCCTTTCGGAATGATGGACCTTGAAGGAACGTGGACCGATGAAGAATCTGTCTCTTACAGTGTCCACGAGTTTCTGTGCAAGATGATTGACGATGAGGGTTGCGTCGAAGTACTACTAGAAGGGTAAAAGGAACTTTGCTATGAAAATCAACCCATTGAGCGAACTATCGAAGAATTACGCCGAACTAGTGACCTTAGCCTACACAACCAAGATCAATATTTTCGACGAAAACCGCGATAACCCGAAAGCTAAGCTCTTTTACGTCGATATTCTCATTCCTGGAATGGTCGTTTATCACTATGGGCAACAATGGACACTTTCTAAACAAGTTGGTGAACCTATTTTCCATAGTGTGTGGACAAACACCGAAGGCGAAACAAAGAGCGCTTACCGATTCTTAACCGATGTTATTGAAGGCCAGCATTGGCCTGTCGAAATCATCTTTAATCCCGCACGATTCACTTCTAAGTGTTATTAAGGATGTGCTTGTGTTCATTCCACAGATTATTTACCTAAAAAGACTCAGCAGCGGTGCCCTGGTGCGTATCGAACGGTTGAACAAATCGTTCTTTCTCGTCCTTGGTGAACTAACCTATTATTGGTTAGACAACAAGGGCGACTACTACAGTGAAGACGCCTTTAATGCCCTGTGCCATCAATATGGTTACGAGATCATTGACCCTGGGCACCGTGTCTTTCATTAGTCTCTTATCCAAGATGACCGATCAAAAAAGAAGGGGAGGAAAACACAAAATGCTGACCGATGAAGACATCAAGCGTATCGGTGCTGAGTTCACCAAGCGCATGATCGACAACCGCATCTTCGAAAACAGGCAACGGCGACGCAATAAACAGAGGCCAGAACACACCGTCACCACCCGATTTGATTTTCAGGATGGCAACGGAGATCTTTACGACCTCGGTGACTACTCTAAAGAAGCCCCTGCAATCATCGACATGTCTTACGATGATTGTGGCTACTTCTATCTGATCTTCGATCAGCATGGCGTGCCGCATTGGATGAGCGAACAGTCCCATATGAGGACAGTCGAAGAAATGGCTGAGTTTCTCGACGAGAACCTCTGGGGTGAGTTCACAATCATCCAACTCTAATAGAAGATACAATCGCGTGGGGTGGTACGAAGCCATGTAGTCTGAGACTTAACCACTCGGCCAAGTAACACACTTGGCTTTATCTCGAATAGTGTAACGGCAGCACATCGGATTTTGGTTCCGAGAGCCTAGGTTCGAATCCTAGTTCGAGAGCTAGTCAACGCGTATTTGTTTCCTTTCTAGCGTTGACTATGGGTCACCCTCAGCGCCTGCTTAACTGTAGAGTGACAAGCTGCTTAGCTCAATTGGGAGAGCGGCTGCTCGACCATTTGATTGTTTCTACTATCAAATGGAAGAGTGGCCGATACGGGTTCGAATCCCGTAGCTTGAACGCATCTAAACACTCCGAAAGATCACACCTCAGAAGAAAGGCTGATTTTCAATGATCATCAAGCTCAAGAATCTCTCTATCCCGTTCCACAGGCTCGGCCTCGGAGCCATCCTGATCGGCCCGGACGACTCTCGTTACCTCAAGTCGCTCACCGACGACGCAGAGTTCTGCTGGGTCACAGCCACTGACGCCATCACTGCTGAATCCGTACTCGATAGCACGATGAAGCGCGACATTGGTGACGGTAAGGGTTGGAAGGTCATCCCGTGACAGCCGTGACAAAGAACATTGAATACATCGATGATGCCGTGAACGGCATCGAATGCATCGGTGACGGTAAGTTCACCGTAACCGAAGAACGCCTCAGAGAACTTCTCGAAAACGAAGTCATCAAGAACCTGTACGACATGAACATCGACGCTCCCGGCTCATGCATGTTCGGCATCGAAAGTCTGTACCCCAGCTACGGCAACGCACCTGACATTGTTGCTGACACGCTCATCGGTATCATCATCGACAATCACAATGAAGCAAAGGAGAGCTCAAATGCTTGATGATAAGAACATCAACCAGATCGCACAAAAGGTTGCTCAGATTCTCTCGAATGAACAACCGACTGAGCAACCAACTAAGCCGACCCATGCATATCAAACAGAACTAGGTCGACATGGATTCATCGATGGTCTGGGAAATCACCACAACCTTCTCGAACTTCTCCGTCGACCGACAGTCATTGATATGACTGACGACGGATGCGGATGCTTCTTCCTGGTTTTCAAGAACGGCAAACCGAACCACTGGGTTGGCGACTCCGGTGTCGAAAAGGACATGGAAGAGATGATCGAATTCATCACTGATGAACTGTCTGGTGAATTCAAGATCACTCAGTTCTGAGAGAAACAGTCTTCTTCAAGGAAGACTAAGAATCCCTTTCGTACATCGCAGATGTACTAGGATATTTATTGATAGAGATCGTAAGACGATCTAACTCTAGCCATACGAAGGAGAAAACAAACATGGCACGAATCAACACCCGTAACGCTGGTACTGCGATCGGTCGCCTGGCCTCTGATCCGCGTTTCTTCGACAACAAGGACGGATCCCGTACCGTCCGATTCACCGTTCTGGTCGACCAGGACTACGTGAACGCCAACGGCGAGCGCGGCGTGGACGCCGTTCCCGTCGAGCGCTTCATTCCTGCCGATCGAAGCAACGGCGTCTTCGACATGGCTCACCAGGGCGACCTGGTGCAGGTGTCGTATCGCGCGACCACCGACTCCTACGTCGATCGCAACGGCGAGCGTCGCTACGTCACCAAGCTCATCGTCACCGACGTGCAGCTGCTTGAAAGCCGCAAGGTGACCACCGCTCGCCTTGCGAAGCGTGCCGCCGAGCAGGATGCGCAGAACCGCGCCGCTCAGCAGGTTGCTGCTCCTGCGCCTGTTTCTCAGGTCGCTTCCGCCCCGGCACCTGTTTCCCAGGCTCCCGTCTTCGCGGACGACGCGCTCAATGCGTCCGATCCGTTCGGTGACGGGTTCGATCAGGGTAACCCGCCCTTCTGAGAAGAGCATGGTAAGATTCTGATCAACAACCACAATCACAACTGAATCGCACAACAGAATATCGCAAACAACACCAATATCCCGTAGCAGCATCACGCTGCTACGGGATATTGCTTTACACAGCAATCACTGCTGCATCGCTGATTCCAGAGCCACAGGTTCTGCCACCAGAAACACGTTCTGCTGATAGTAACCGTAGCTGTTCACCCTGCCACCGCACGTAGTGAGCACCAACCGACGCGGACCAGTAGCGCTGAAATAGTCCTCCGGAAACGCCTGATGCTCAGCCACCCACATGCCGCTCACGCGCCACGTAGACAACGACCCATCAAAGCCTTTCACCCAGATGAGCTCATTCTGAGAGACATCCGTCGCCATGGTGTACAGAGCCCCACGATGACGCTTTGTCCACGCCACATGGGATGCGATGAATGTCGTCCCCTCGCCACCCGTCATACTCACTGCGTGTGCTGGGCTTGTCTGTGTTCCAGACTGCACGGTATCGGAAGAAGACGGGGAGGGGGACGAGGCGGGTGAGACAGCACGAGAAGACTGTGGTGTATCAAACCCCGGACGAACGCCGGTGAGAACTCCAGTATCAGATGCAGTGAGAGGCGCTCCAGCTGAATACCAGACACCTCGGTGCACGTTGGTCGGCACATGGATCGTCTGAAGATCGCCATAGTTCGACGCCTCGAACGAATCAGACCCCTGAAGCTCCATGTAGATGCCGGACTCCGGGATAAACACAGATCCAGGAGCCATACGAGCAACCGACATCGTGTCAATCCTGTAATCCTCGGTGTTGATCTCCCACGTGTTCGACCCTTGATCCGAATCCGCGTTCACGACCGGCCACTCGTGGGTGAGCACATCATCAGTAGCCTCGACAGGCGCAGTAGAGATTTCCTCATCCTGATATGTCTGAGTAGGCACCGGAAGCTCCTGCTCGACCTGAGCCTCATCATGTGCGCGATAGATCAGGTAGAGACCGCCACAGATGAGACTCGTGACGATAAGCCACACGATCGCTGTCAGAGCAGCACGCCATTTGCTCCGCTTGTTCTTCGGGTTCTGCGTGCCTTGCTTACCGTGGGCAACCCCAGCACCACCAAGCACCTCATCGAGACTCGACGGAACGACCAAAGACCCGGCCTTAGACTGAGTCTTGTCAGGGCTAGTCCCATCGCCATGCACGATGTCATCGAAACTTGGCAGAGCAGCGCCGGTGGCGGCAGCTGTCACATCAGCTGCCGCCACACCAGACTCAGTCACGATGTCATCATGCGTATGCTCGCGCGCGCTGTAACGGCGCACAGCATCATCCCATGGACTCGTAGACGTAGACATCCGGTCACTCTCCGTTCTTCGTGCTGTTCTTAGCAGCAGAGCGCTTAGCAGGCTTCGCAGCCTTGCCAGCAGACGCTTGAGCGATCGAGTACAGACCCTCACGGTTCAGCGAGCGCGAGTACGACGCATCCAGGTAGAGGACAGGCATTGCGTCCTCGGTGTTCATTTCTGCCACCTTGCTCAGCAAGAGCGGGTACAGCGCGTCCTTCACAGGGCCAGAGCCACCACCAAACACGAATACGACCTCAGTCGTCGCACCAACGACGCCGAGAACACGACCGAACTGGTCAGACGCAGCTCGTGCGAAGAACTCGATCTCACGGTCGACGTAGGCACGCACCTTGTTGTAGAAGTGCCACTTCAACGGCGAGGGCTCACGCTGGAGGAAATCCGCCAGCTGCTTCCGACTGGTGAAACCAGTGTGGAAGCCTTCCGCGTCCATAGACTCCAACGCACGGGTCAGCACAGTGCCGTAGCCTTCACCAAACGTCACAGAGGCGTCTGCGTTGAACTTGCCGTTGGTAAACACCGGGAAGTTAATCGTTCCCTCACCGATGTCGATACCGATCGTATTACGAGCCGCCAGGACATCTTCTGCCGTGACACCTTCCAGTGCGAGACCACGAGAACGCACGTCAGCAAGCATCGCTTGCATGAGCGGCACACCCTTCTCCGTGATGGCCCACTGCGCAGATGCACCTTCGGCCATCACCACCACATCACGGAACGTAATGCGCACCACGACAGGCGTCTCAAAGTTGTGCACGGTGACAAGGTGCGTACCGTTCATGAACTCAGCGCTGTAGCTGGTGCGATGGCGCATGTACTCATCGATCGGCAGAGCAACAGCGACGCACGCGTCGACAATAAGCTCCGATACAGGCAGCGTCTTAGCAACAGCCACATAGTCACGCAGAGCCTTCGCAGCGAACACACCAAGGATCAGCACCTTAGACAGCTCCTGCTCGGCCTTCGACCGCCTGCCCACAACGTTGAACTCATCGAACGCGCCGTTCGCGGTCAGAGCTCGCTTACCAAACAGGTGTCGGTACGAGTTTGAGACCATCGAGGACGAGAACGACACATCGAGGTGGTTATACAGATCATTGGCGCACACGTCTTCGGCCTCAGTATCCTCCTTTGGTAGAGAGTTAGGCCGAGTCACCCGCGTCACGCCGCTGGGGAGATCGATCGTGTCGATGACAGGCTTACCAGCCTTGTCGGTGCGCGTCCCCCGCACCAGACCCTTGACGTAGCCGTTACCGACATCGATACCGCCAAGAAGCGACATCGTGTTCAGGGACGTGGGGATTGCAGAAGAAGCCATAGTATGGGTACTCACTTTCTCTTGTCTTGTTTCTCAGATCAACGCAGCGCGCCGAGCATATCTTCAATGGTGTTTTCGTTCGCAGAGCCGGTCTCAGCATCCGCCGTGTTGTCAGAGTCATCAGCATCATCGAGAACCTCAGACTCACGCGGAACATCGACATCCTCATCACGAGACTCATCTGAAGCACGGACCATCAGAAGTTCCATCTTCGGTTCCACAAGCGCAGCAATCTGCTCAGGGATCGGGTGCCCATCAATAGTCTCAAGCTGCTCGGCCTGATCTGCTTGCTTTGGCGGACGGCCTCGACGCGGTTGCTGCTGGACCGGATAACACGTCGCGTCACGATACCCGTGCCGCTCAATCGCCTCTCGAATCAGACTGCGCACAGATGCGCTGAGATCCGACTGCGCCCCGATCCATGCAAGGACCGACTCATCAGCATCGGGCACAGAGACCCGAAAACGACGAGACTGGGGCCTGGGAACAGTGCCGGTAAAACGTCGTGGCATAAACAGGTTCCTCTCTTATCTGGACTAATAGTGGACCACATAACCAGATGATGAGTGGTTCTTATCTGGTCATCTATAGGCCATGATACACCCATTCGCCTCATACATCAAGCAAAACGGCGCTTATCTGGTCACGTTACGACCAGATAAGCGCCACATATGCAGTGCTAGGGCCAACTATTAGCCAACAATGTCCCGCACGGCACGATGCAGGTCGCTGACAGAGCCGCAGTTACAGATCACGACATCAGCACGCTGCAACAGGTTGTATGCATTGGTTTCCGACACGTGATCAGCACCCAGCGCCCCAACAGAGGCATCAACCAGTGCTCGATCGAGGGAATCCTGATCCCCTCGCCACACGCCAATCACGATGCCTCCGAGATCATGTACGAGGGTGAACTCTTCATCGAACCGGACATCGGTGAGCGCCACGGCTTCACCACGAGCGAGCTCTTCCTGGACGCGCTGGCCGGTCAGGTCCGTCCACGTTCGCTCGCCTAGTGTGCCGCGCACGCAGTCTGTGCCGAGCGTTTGGAGAACAGTGCGCACATCAGGCACGAGATCCTTCGCCTTCTCCATACCCAGAGCGTCGACCACCTCATGGTACTTGGCGAAACCGCCACCATAGCGCGGCGTGCCACCAACCGCATGAGCGAGATGGATACCTTCTGGCACCTCCACCCACACACCGCGCAGGTTCATACTCATCTCTTTAAGCGGATCGGCAAACGCCATACGCTTCCATCCTCGGGCAATCAGACCCTGCGCAGCAGTGTCTTTGCCTGATCGTTTCAAACCGACGAAACCAACCAACGACGTGGGCACATCGCGACGATCGATCAGGGCAGGAACAGCGTCGGTATCAGGCATCATAATCACAGGGGCGGTCATAAGTGGGACCTCTTTCTTGGTCGATTCTACTGGTACACGAGCCATTCTATCACAGCGCGGATGCTGTAGATACACGTGACCCCCGCAGCAGCTTGGAGCTACCACGGGGGTCACGTACTGATCACCTTCTTGAGAGTCAGTGATCATACTAGCACATCAGTGCTTGGCGGCAACATGAGCCTTGCGACGAGCGAACCAGGTAGCGCCGCCACCCAGACCGATCGCAGCCATGAGACCGCCCAGAGCAGCCATCAGGCCGGTGTTCGCACCCGCGACCTCACCGGTCACAGCACCCTTCGGAGCAGGCGTAGCCGGGGAATCCACCTTGGCGTGCCAATCATCGGAATCAGTAACCTTCTTGCCGTTGTGGATGGACTCACCAACCACGGTAGCCGTGTCACTGTGCAGCGTGCCTTCCTCAACGCCGGTCAGGGTACCGACACAGGACACAGACTGACCGACCTTCAGGGTACCGATCTTGTCGCCAGCAACCTTGACAGTCTGCGCAGTCGCGCCACCGGTCACACCAGCATTCGCCGGATCAGCAGCAACCTGCTCAGCAGGGATCTCACAGACGATACCGGTGACGTTACCGGTGGTACCCTCGTGGGTCGCATCGGTGAGCGAAACATTCACGAGGTCAGCCTCACCGGTGTTTGTCACCAGGAAGCCGATCTGAGTCTCGTCCTTCGCGGACGCGAGCGTCAGAGCGTTATCGGCCTCGTCGCGGTCACCGGCCTCAAGGCCCTCAGACAGCGTGAACTTCTCCACGTCGATCGCGGGCTTGGGAGTCACCGTGAAGATAGGCGGCTCATTGGTGGCCTTAGACTCGTTGTTCCACGTGACAGAGCCCTTGTTAATGAGCTGCTTATTCTGTCCGTCAGTGTCGTAGTCACGACGGAACTGACCGGAGATAACCAGCTTGACCTCACCGGGCTCAGTCAGACGCGCAGTCTTGGCCAGGAACTCAGGCTTCGCCTTCGCGGTCGTCACACCCTTCGCGGTGTCATTCGTGATCTCGAAGAGATCGGTCACATCCTGACCCTGGAAGTAGACCTTCGGAGCACCGTCCATCGTGACGTAGGTCAGACCATCCGACCAGTCATCCGTGATGGAGTACTCTTCGAGGCCGTACTGGAGGTAGGCAGCGATGTGGTCGTTGACAACAGCCGAGACCTTGTCACCGGGCAGGAAGGTCTTCTGGTCCACACCCTTCTGGTTCGTGCGCTCGGGATCAGCGGTCGTACGTGCCTGAGCCTCATCGGCAGTCCACACCTTGTCAGGATCCGGGGTCACCTTGCCGGTCTCAGCGGAGTTACCAACGAGGCAGTGGTCCTGAGCCTCGGTGTAGCACACCTTCGAGTCATCCGGGATACGGTAGTCAGCGCCGGTCGCCTTCGTGTAGGTCGGAACCATGAGGGTGTAGTTACCCTGGTCCACGATGTCCTTGACGGTACCGGAGATGACAACCTTGCCCTCGACGGAACGATCGATCGTCACGTCAGCCTTCACGCGCTGGCCGTTCGGACCAAGCACCTGGACACGATCCGGGTTGTCGGTCTCCTTATCACCGATCACGACATCAGCCGTGTTCACCGTATCGGTGATGGTGAGCTGAGAAGCATAGCCGTTAGAATGCGCCGTAATGTTCGCGTTGTAGAACATATTGGCGGCGAGCACGTCCTTCTCGGTCAGACCAGAACCGGTTTCACCGTTGGTGAGCACCTTGACGGGGTTCTTGGGCTTAACCGTCCACGACTCAGAAGCCTCACGATCAGCGGTATCCACCGCTTCGTTCATGTTGCCCTGCTTGGCAACCTTCACGTCGAACCAGAAGCTCTTGCCCTCGCCAGTGGCGGGCCAGGAGGTCCAGCCGAAATCAGCCGGGGTGAACTCAGGCGACTTCGTGTCACCGTTGTTGACGATCGACACAGTCTTGGTGACCGACTTGTTGCCCTCAGGGCCTTCGTAGGTCAGAACGACCTCAGCGTCGACGTTCTCATCCACGCCCTTGCCACCACGCGATGCATGGATCGTGTCGTAGACCGGCACAGTGCTGCCAGCCTCGGTCACGGTCGATGCATGATCAGTTGTCACCGTCAGATCATACGTAGGCGGCGTGGAAATGCCCTGCGGCTCTTCGCTGTTGACGGCCACACAAGCGGTAGAGACATACGGCTCACCGTAGGCGTTGCCATCGTTCGGCAGGCCAGATGCCTTGCCGACACCGGTCTGCGCGAGGTTGTAGATGAAACCTGCAATCTCAGCCGAACGGTTGTGCATACCGGGGTAGCCGTCCGTACGCCATTCTTCGGCCTTATCGTAGAAGAATTGGGCAGAGCGCGCAGCAGCGCCGCCATTGTTGCCGTTGTTGGTGGCATACATGATACCAACAACGCGGGCCGTGACGTTCGATCCGCCAGCGGCCTGACCACGGGCAATAGCCTCGTTCAGAGCCTCGCCACACGAGATCTGGAACTGGTTGGCCATGTACGTGCCAGAGATACCGGCCTTGTCCATGAACCAGTTGATAGAGTCCTGGCCCCAACCCTGGGAAACAAGCGCCTGGCCACCCTGCGGGTTGGCAACAGCGTCATCGAAGAACGCGTAACGGATACCCAAATTGCCTGCGGCACCCAGGTTGCCACCGGTAGTACCGCCCGAGCCGCCGTTAGGACCATCAGCAAACGCCGGGTTTGCACCCACAAGAGCTGCCCCAGCAAACGCCATCAGCGCAGCGGTGGCCACAGCCTTCTTACCCATCCGACGAGTACCGGCGTGGATGCGCTTGTTCGTACGAGAAGTCATCGTACCTCACTTTCTGTTGTTGTTGAGCTAAAAACAGACCTGCTGCTAGTGGTCCCTGCTTGCAGGTACCACTACAGCCTTCTCGCAACAGGTCAACGCATGATGCACGGTTGACTGGGACGATCGCACAGTCTGAGCCTGAGAAGGCAATACCCACAGTATCACATGTATACACAGTAACGCGACAAATCGGCTCGATTACCAGTACATCACACATCTCTCTACGGTTCTTTACTGTCTTTTTAAAGGTTTGGTGAAGGCGCTGCAAGCAGCGCCGATAAACAGATTGATCACTTTCTCTGGTTCTATGGGACATGCCGTAGATTGTGACCAGCTGGAAACAGAAGCTCATATACAAGGAGAACTCATCATGGATATCTGCTGCACCGAATGTGGCTACCCCATCTGGATCAACATGACCGACAAGAGCATCAAGTACCTGGGCCTCACCGAGGCTGTGTACTGCGATGCCTGCCTGAACGACTGAGTCTGAGCAGAGGCATCATGAACATCTCATTCAACCTCTCCCACGTCATCCGATTCGCTCTTGCGATCATCATGTCGATAGTCGCTGGATTCTGGATCGGATCCACCATCGATGATGACTACGTTGCGACCATGCTGGCTCTTGTCAGCATCGTTGTCATCGCTGCTGTCATCCTCGCACCCCTTGACACACACTCTCACAAGAAGGACTGAATACCATGATGGTCAAGCAAGAAAAAGAACCCATTCTCGCCAGGATCGACAAGGCCGCGAGAGAACTACTCTATGATCAGCCCGATGGCATCATCCCCGTCTCGGGGAACTTCACCATCGTCTGCTGTACACATCTACATCTGGGTGGTAAATACGAATACGAGGTCTACTCTTACAGGACTGTCGTCGCATACATTTCGTTCTCTGCCCCTCATACACGTCCAGTTGTTCGCATCTGCAACAATGCGTTCGACCACACCCACACCACGTCGCGGCATCTCCACCGTTTCATCACTGCGCTGATGGAACAGCGACGTGTTGACTGGGATGCCCTCAAGCAGCTGTGCGATGAGAGCAAGGCAGACGGAGGAGAAACCGTCATTGTTCCGGTGATCTGATGATCGTCGACACTGTCTTTTTCTACCTCATTGTTGCGTGGTACGTAATCGAGGCGATCTCTGCTGTATCGCTTATTGCAGCCGCTATTACCCTCACCATCTACCCCTACAAAAACACAACAAAAGATAAAGAGGGTAAACATGATTGAACTTGCTAAAGTTCTTTTCTATTTCCTGGCGTGCGTCATCTTTCTTACTCTCGGGTTGTACTCAACAGCTGCGCTCACTGGCATTGCTGTTGGGACCATCTCAACCTTTATGAACTCTCGTAAGAAGCAACGCAAGTAAACAACAACCCCACCGACCCTTTCCACCACATCTCACCACTCTCAGAAAGAAGATCATCATGGGAAACCGCTCTAACCTCATCGTTATCACTGACCGTGTTCAGATCGAGCACATTATCAACAACACACCGCTGTGGAATCGCGATCAGGAGATCGCTCCCGACGAGCAGATGCTGCCCCACAGTCTTGATCTGGTCACCGGTGTCGCCCTGTACTCCCACTGGGGCGGCATGAACGCAGTGCTGGACGCGCTGCGCGCGTGCTACAAGTACGGTCTTCAGCGTGCGTCGCAGGAATCCTACTTCGTGAGGATCCTTGCGCGTGCCTTCACGGCAAGCGACGATGAAGAGACCGGCTCGGGCATCAAGCCTGCGTCGTTCGTCGCAGCACACGATGCGCCTATCTTCACCTCCACCGAGCAGGTGAAGCCCCTCATCGTTGATAGTAATTATCCGGTTGTTCCGGTCATCGATCTCACGGCTGGTGAGATCTACCTCTTTGAACACAACTTCTTCGGTGACGGAGAAGGCTCACGTGGTGAGACCTACCCGCTCGATAAGAACGGCATCACGATGATCGCGCACCAGCTCACCAAGCTGGTTAGCGACTGAAGTAATATCTATACTGACAACCACACCTACACAAAGGAGAAACAACCATGGGTCTTGATATGTACTTGTCTTACCACCGTAATCTGGACGGTATTCCCGAGACGATCCAGCGCGCGATGCGCAAGCAGGCATACACTGATAGGTATCCATACCTTGCTGAGTATCTCGATAAGAAAGATGAGCTCGACATCATCATCGACCATCACATCGAGTGCGGCGAACCTTACGAAGAAGAACTCATGTACTGGCGCAAGGCCAATGCGATTCACAAGTTCTTCATCGACAACGCCGCTAACGGAGTTGATGACTGCCAACCCGTCCAGGTAACGATCGAGGTTCTCAAAGATCTCGTTGATCGTTGTGAGACGATCCTTCAGGGAGAAGTTGACGACAAGGGTGCACTTATCGACCCGAAGACGGCAATGGAGCTCTTGCCCTCGCAGTCCGGCTTCTTCTTCGGTTCCACCGATTACGATGACTGGTACATCGAGGATCTCAAGGAGACCGTCAAGGCGCTCAAGCCTATCGTTGAACACGCAGAGCTCTACACCGATCCGATCATCTACGAAGCATCGTGGTGATCGCAGTCTGATCTCACACCAGCCCCTTCAGCGCATAGAAACACTGTGCGTTGAAGGGGTTTGTTCTTCTCTCTTTCTCTTCTCCACGCTCACTGTATATAGGACATCTTCGATGTCCCGATCACAGGATTGATAGAAATCCTCTCTCATCTTCTCTCCAACTCACGAAAAGAGAAACACAAATGACTTCCAACAAGAATCTGGAAAACACAACACTGATCGAAGATAAAAACGGTGTCATCCACGATCTCGCAAACCTGGTGACGCAACGATGCGTGATTGACACCGGTGCCACCACCTACATGGCAGTACAGGGATGTTTCAGTTCCCATAAGTTCTGGATTGCCAACAATGGTAACGAATTCACACCCTGGGAACTCGCACGATACATTCGTCAGAAGCATCCGAGTCACAAGAACGCTGCCATCACCGTCCATATGTCCTGAACTCACAAGCAAATCCCCATCTTCATCCATACCGACACCGACACCCACAAAAAGGAGGCCCGATCATGGGTCTGAGCATGATGTTCTACTACCGTCGTAACCTGAATGGCATTCCGATGTCCATTCAGCGCGCGATGCACAAGCAGGCGATGCGCGACGCATACCCGCATGTATTCTCTGATGCTGATCTCGATGACATTGTCGACGAGAAGATCCAGAACGGCGAGCCTTACGAGGAAGAGCTTCTCTACCTGCGTAACGCACACGCGATCCACGAGTACCTCATCAAGCACCTCGCAGGTGGCGTCGACAACACGGACTTCGGTCCCTACGAGGTTCCTATCGATCTCATCAAGAGGTTGGTGACGAGGGGTAGGTACGTCAGCAAGTACCGCATCACTCCTGCTGATTACCCGTACCCGAAGCTGCTCATCGAGCAGTGGGGGAAGATCGTCGAGGTCTTCAGTCCTATTGTTGAGAACCCGGAACTCTACACCGATCCGATCGTTTACGAAGGCACGTGGTGATCCGGCGCTACCACCAACACTGTAACCCCTCCAATGCATGGAATTCCTGTGCACTGGAGGGATTGCTTCTTTTCTTGAATATATCTGGAGCATCTGATGATGCTCCGATAATCACACTGAGAAGAATTCTCTCCCCTCCACTTTACCAAAAACAGAAAGGTGTGCATCATGCGCGCTATCAAGATCCAGACCAAAACCGGACGCGAAATGTCTGAGACCGGAATTATCCCTCGATTCGTTTCGCTTGGTCAGTTCTGGAAGGACGGCAAGCCGCTCTTCGAGACTGTCAACATTGATCCCGACGACCTACCCGAGGGCACTGTCCTCAAGATCAACCGTGAAACATTCGATCAGAACCCGCTGTATCTGCGCAAGGAACCCAGCAACACGGGCGAACCGTGGGCAAAGCTGGATCGAGCGGAAGAAGAAGGGGGCGAAACTCACCACTACATCGAGCGCCCCATGCTGTCCAACCAGTGGATGGGCTTCAGCCACGCGGCTGAAATCTTCATCATCTACGTACCCGAAAGCTAAGAATTATGGCATACCAGAAGCTCAACCTCGATGCTCTGCCGATCGGCACGGTCATTGATGTCATGCACATCGATGACACCGGATCATACATTGTCACGCTGGGCAAGAAGCTCGATAAGAAGTGGCACCGTCACGGAGACGGTGCTGTGATCGACGCAGACCAGATCCGCGTGTGGGCCACACGTATCACAGTCGTTCGACGACCGTCCTGACACACACAATCAGAAAGAACACAACCATGCGACTCAATCACCCTTACGATCGCCAGTACGATTTCGCCGCGCAGATGGAACAGCTCTCGCGTGACACCACCGAGATGCTCATGGCAACGCTCGGATCCATTCCGCTCGTCGGCAACGACATCTTCAACGATGTGCAGTACATGACCGAGCTCGACTGGGATGACAAGGCGCACACAATCAACGCTGAGTTCATCCCAGATTCGGGATGGGGCAACGGAGACCGCACACGTCTCACAATGTCTGTCGCAGAGACAAATAAAAACAGCTTCGACACGAAGACTCTTACTGTGTCTGTGGAACTAGGACACCTCTACACGCAGTACCACACAAGGTACATCCCGATCGGCTGGAAACTCACGATCGCTACAACAACGATCGGTGGTCGTACGACTTACCAAGTTGGTGGACAGCCGCGTAACAGGATCGATAAGCTCCGCGAGATCAGGATCACCAGGGGTGTCGCCATCGCTATGATGCGATCCCTTGCTATCCAGATGGGCATCTCGTTGGCTGCTCAGAATCGCAGGCTCGATAGCACCACGATCGGTGAGATGCGCACGCACGGTGTTCCAGAGAGCCAGGAAACGTCCTTCCTGCGTCTCGGTCTGGATCGCATCATTGATCTGATCAGGAACACAGAGTCGACCACTATCACCGACTAATCCCCCCACATCACACAATCGTAGAAAGGAGTGCTCTCATGAATGGAGCACAGCTTATTTACCTCCGAGACATCTCGGATGTCCCTCCCGACACGCAAATGGAACTACGTGAACTCGCACTTCAGAACATGTACCCGTCTATGACTGCGCACCTGGCGGCTTCGATGAAGCTGGGAGACATGCGCAGTGTCATCGAGCAGATGCCTTACGAGGAACTGCTCGCGCAGTGGAATGGAGCAGAGGCTGACACCCTGTCCTATTTCTTCAAGAAGACTGCTGCGAACTACATGGATGATCCTGAACAGTTTAACCCGTACCAGGGCTACAGGATCACCGACCTTGGTCAGCTCGATGATCTCATCTCTAGCTGCCATGCGATGATTCGCATGCTTGGCAACGCTGCATACTTGGACGAAGACAAGTCGGATGATATCATCCTGCGCGCGATCGAGATGAATCTCCCGGTTCCCTTCGAGATGGTCAAGCAGATTGACTTCAAGGATTACCGGGCGTTCTTGCAGCGCACAGCCCAGTTCGTTGAGCCGATCCTGAAGCTTGATCAGTTGTACCCAGACCCGATCATGTTCAAGCTCACATGGTGAGAACTGATCAAGGGGCATAGAGCAGGAGAGAGGGAAGGGCGAATAAATACCGCCCTTCCCTCTCTCATATACACAGCACAAGGACAAAACAAGAAGGAGTACACACCATGGGCCAGCGCGGCGTACACGCCACAATCAACAAGGACGAAACCACAGGACGTTTCGTCGTCCACCTCACCACTGTCCAGTGGAGTCTGCACATCGCTGAGATCATCAAGTTCGCGTTGCAGCACGCGGGCAAGGACGGATACAGTCAGACTGAGTTCCTCAACTGTCTCGAAAAGACGGTTCGGAGCATGTCACACATTAGTGCGTTCGATCTGGTCGATGAGGACTACAAGTTCTACAACTGTTCTCGTCCCATGGAAGGCGGCTACAGCATCGTGGCTCATAACCACGAGGACAGCAACAAGGAGTACCGTCTGGGTCTCGACCATGGTGACGGGACGTTCGCGCTGCACGGCAACGCGACCACGTTCCATACGCGGCGCTCTGCCGAGAAGTTCGTCAAGGAACACCGACATGCACAGGATGCAGTGTCATACTTGTGGGATCTCGATAACAATCTGTTCACGTTCTTCGCGGGCGATTGGGGCTCTCTTCGCGCCTACGACTTCGTAACAGGTGAGATCGTGACGTGTAAGGAGATCACGTACAGTATCGCTCAGTTGAAGCACCCGAAGGCATCAGTCGAATACAACGGTGCCATGTCATCGACACGGATCATCGATCTCTACGAAGGAAAGCTTCCTACATGAGTGTACCTATTTTCATGATCCTCAAGGGGATGAAGAAGCTGGACGATGAAATAGATCAAAAGGCCAAACAGGCTCGAATCGAAGCAGCGCAATTCCAACCACTGGATGACAAGGATCTCAAAGCAGTCAAGGCCACGATCTTTGTCGTGATCATCGCGACACTACCTATCGCGACGTACATGGTCTTGTCTCTGCTCATCTGACGCACGCATCATCACCCACTCTCCCCAGAAAAACACAGAAAGGACACAACATTATGAGCTGGCTTCCTGGCATGATGTTCATGCACATGCTGGACGATGACGAACACGATCAGCCCAAGCAGGCAGATGAGTCTAATGACACCCACCAGACCCATAACTGGATCACGCGGATGGATGACAAGGACTTGGATGCATTTCTCGCCACATGCCTGTGCGTGATCATCGTTTCGGTACTTGCGACCATTTACATGATCTGGCGCATCATCGCATTGTTCATGGCATATGCGTAATAACAAACCGCAGACCCCCCCTTTTTTTACTGAGTCTCTCGCTCAGTAGGGGGGGGGGGTTGTTCTCTATTCCCCCCCCTCACCCTCTTATATCGATAGGACGTTTTCCAACGCCCCGACAACAAGACTGAAAGACATTCCCTGTCTCTCACACATTCCCCCCACTCTCTACATCACTCTTCACCAACCACAGAAACAAGGAGTAGCCATGAAGGCATTCCCCGGCGCAACGTTTGTGCCTACCCCCGGATCCGAGCCCCGCAACAAGCAGGAAGAACACGACATGCTCATCGCATGGGCAGGTATGTCGCATATGCATTACTTTGACGGACTCTACCGCTTTCCCACAAAGACCGTTCACCCTGGATACGTTGAATACCACCACAACCAGATCCCCTTCGCAGGCAACACGACAGAATGTGGCTCTCTACGCGTCTACAACGACTACGCTGAGATGGACATTCGCGATGTTCCTGTGTATGGCGAAGGTGCACGTTCCTACAGTGGCACCATTCGTTACACGCTCAACTCTGCGTTCTACGAAGCGCTCAACAAGATTGAATGGTTGGTAACGGCCCCTGCGCGAGAAGAGAAGATCACGCGGATCATCTCACAGATGAAGCAGACGCCTGTTGAAGATCTAGCACAGCTCAAGGTGGGTAGCGTGCTACTCACCCACAAGCGTGGAAACAGTGAATTCCATGGAAACCATGAATTCGGTGCCAACCACGCTGTTGTCCTGGGTATTACTGGATACCATTGGATCAATGCCTATGTCCGGTGCATTGGGTTCGAGGATCTCTACCCCGGTCAAGGCTACGGTACCTGCATCCCTGGATACAACGGAATGTCTGGAAGTTACACCTCCGGCAACACGTACCGTGACATCGACATTCTCCAGAGGAATTGCCCGATGTACCTCATCCAGGAGGGCACTGGCAAGACCTGGGCAGAGTACGGCTTTGAGTCACACCCGTATGTCCCCCGCGATGTACTCTCCCGAGCTCACGCCACGAAGAACATGGTGGATGACTATCTGCGCGGCGTTGGCATGCCTCGTAACAATCGCCGTGTCGAACAGATACTCGGCATCGGGTACTGACACACAGGAGCAAACATGATCAATGCAATCACTGGCTGGATCTTTGGTGACATCGAGCATCTCGATCCGACTGAGGCCGGTTCGCTGACGATTACGAAGCAGGACATGATCTGCATCGCCAAGGCAGTGCTCGTTGCGAGTGCGATCATGGCGATCGTCATGACACCTGTTGTGATCGGCTTGTCGCTATCAATCTAAATCACAACACAGAAAAGGAGACAACACTATGGCTAAACCCGCTCACCCGCTCCTTCACAGGATCCTCTCTATCACAAACACCCTTTGGAACGACTGGACCTCATGTCTCGTCTACCACCACAAGGCCGTTAACGAGATGTCCGACTGGATGGAGCGAATGCATCGCTTTGAGGTGATCATGCTGGGCCACATCTACCCTCAGGTTGCCGAGATTGCTCGTAGCGATGCTGAGTTCGAGCAGATGATCAATAAAGTGGAACCGGACATTTTCGCGATGGCCATCGCAGATAAGCATGATCATATTCGCTGCGAAAAGGTCATCATTGCATGGGACAAACTCTCTGGGCTTGCCCGAGAAACTCTCAGCAAGCAACCCACACGAGAGCAGATCGATACACTTCTTGATCGATGCTACGAGATGAGGGACGATACATCGCTTGATCACAAGACTAGGCAGGAAGCGCGAAACACAACCTACGCACTGGACAGGGTGCTGTGGGATTGGAATCTCTCTGAGACAATCACGCCTCTCAGGTTCTACCCGAACCGAGATGCGCGTTTCGATCGGTACAAGATCTCGATCTGAGTAACAGCCACCCCCTCTACCCCTCTGAGACAGTATGTAATCAGCACGATCGCAGGTACGTCTCAGAGGGGTTGGTTTTCTGGTCTCTCGTCCACACATCTGTGTACTTGTGACAGGGCGTTGTTCAACGCCCCGAATCCTTAACTGATAGAACTTCTCTGTTTCTATCCCACACTCTCTTCTCTGAAAAAGGAGACCCCAATGGACGTTAACGCTGGCTTACTCAAGCGGCGCGCGGCAAACATGCGTGTAACACGAGTCGTCGCATATCCGACGCTACTGACGCCAAACAAGCTGCGTGAAATGCTCGAACGCATACCAAGTCACGCAGACATCATCGACATAAGCGTCAGCGGCATTCAGCATCCTCACGCCACACGGCGCGTGGACATCTATTACAACACTGAGCAATTAGATCGACACGAAATCTAATCCACACACTCTCAACAGAAAGAAGCACCGCCATGACCATGCGTTGGACTTCCTACCTCGTTCTTCACCTTCCTGAGGTCAGTACCATGCCTGACTGGATGCAGCGGTCTCACCGCACAGATGTCATCCTCAAGGGTTACATCTACCCCCAGGTCGAAGACAAGTTCATTGCCGCTGGCAAGGCTGACGATGACGATGCATTCGACCAGATCATCGACGAGCTCACGCCTGCTGTTCGCGATATGGTGATCCAGGACAAGCACGAAGGCCGTCGCTGTGAGAAGCCCATCATGATGTGGGATCGACTTTCGGATCTCGCGAGTGACACGCTCAGCACCCACCCCACCAAACAGGAGATCATGAATCTTCGCAAGAAGTGCAGCAACGTCTTTTATGGAACCGTGGGGATGAGTCTCGATCGCGAGACCGAAGGCGAGCTCTGGCAGACTGTCAACGAAATTGACACGCTGCTAAGGCACTGGGACGAGGACGGCCAAGACACAGCAAGCTTGCTTAGGTTCTACTCGAACACGTCCAACAAGACTGCCAGGTTCGATCGCTACGCGATCTGACGGTCTCATCCCCACCCTCTCACTCTCTTCTCACTCCCCCATCCACGAAACAACCCAAAAGAAAGAAGGTTATGGCGATGCCCCGTCGTAACAAGCGTTCCCACAACACTGACATGTCTGCTGCTTTTGACGCCCTCGCTCTGAGCAGTCCCACCCACGCAATCATGATTGGGTGCTCGTGCCCCTACGGGCCGGGCGGTCGTGACTGTGTCTGCTGCGGCGATGCGCCCGGCAAGGCCAGGGTTGCTGCCCGTCGCGCTAAGAAGCGCAGCAAGCGCCAGGAACTCAGGAACTCGCTCAAGGGCTACTACCGTAGCGCTCGCGAGTACTACGAGTACGCAGACTGAACTATAGCTCCCCTACCCCTACCCTCTCTTAGAGCACATACAGTACTGTGACGTACGCTCGACAGAGAATGAGGCGGGGCGGGGGAGCTATTTTTATTGGATCTTGCACACAGAGCGTCTGTCGACGCTCCGATCGCAGAATTGATAGAGCTTCCCTAGCTCACACACTCCTCTCTTACCTATCTTACAAAGGAACACAACCATGTTGAACCACGTCAACCATGAAGCAGCGCACTACATGATCCAGGCTCTATCTCTGACAGAAGCGGGAAGCGATCTCGTCAAGGCGCTTGAAGACATCCGTTACTACCACAAGGCAGCAGATGTCTACGACCTCGGCTACGGTGGAATTCTCGTTGAAGCATTCGATGAGGATACAGACGGTGACCGTTACTGGGAAGGCTCTGTGCTCATCCCGTCGAAGCGCGACAGGCTCATCTACAAGTCGGCTGCGTACCAGGACGAGCCCGTTCAGGGCGCGCTCTTCTGGGGATGGGGCTATGGCGACGATGACAACGGCTGCACAGTCATCCCGCGTGTTCTCGGTGAATGGGCGGCTGAGTGCGCTATCACGCATGCGACAAAGATGAAGACTGTGCATTCTCCCGCCGAGTGCCGCCCTGTGTCATGCACTGTCGATTCTCTCACGCAGATGGCAGTCACAGCACCTGTGGATCAGATCAACTTGCCCGGTCTCACCAAGGACAAGTGGGCTCGCCAGAAGGCTGCTGAAGCTGATATGGAACGACGTGACACAACATACGATTTCCCGTCGCTCATCATGCCCGGCTACCTTCAGATGTGCCCGACAGTGTACGGAGTGAACATCAACAGGATTGACACTATAGGCGGTCCCCTCTCACTCTCAAAGTGCACAACGGAAGATCTGTGCGACGAAAAGTCGTGGGAGTACAGGCCCCCAGTTGTGCTGCGAGCCGCGTGCCAGATCATGAGCGGTCTGACGCAATGGGAGTACTTCGATAAGTGCTCAACATTGCAGTGCGCAAAGCACCTCATCGCGCAGGACTTCCGCCCTGTCGATCTGTGAGCTGCTCGACCCGAAGATACAGATAGCCCCTCTGGGACTGAGCCTTGCCTGTTGGCATTGGCACTGTCTCAAAGGGGCTATGTTTTCAGGTTGTTCTGTTATTGCTCAGAACAACCGAGCGTGTATCGATCGGCGGCATCAATCGCATCCTGGGAGATGTCATCAACTTTGATCCGGTAGGCTTCGTTCAAACGCGGGTTGTAGATACCCAGGTAGCGAATGTTACGGAACCACCCAACATTGTCCCCACGAAGACCCTCACGCCAATCAATAAGCAATTGAAGTGTGTCCTCCTTCGTTGGTTGTACCTCAGATGTACTGAGATCCCAAAGCGTATCAAATGTCACAAAGCCCGTGTCGGAGAGATTTGGAACACAGACATCGAAGAAACGAACTGAACGATCGACCATGATCTCCACATTATCAATCGTCGCCTTATCAGGATTGATTTCCTCCACAACAAGTCGATTGTCTTCATCGAGGTGAAGATCATCGAACACAGACAACTTCAAAGCGTTGATAATGGAATTGTCATCATTCCGATATTTGATGTCTGGGATAAGACGCCATGCCTCATTGATCAACGGTATGAATGGTGACCCCGACAGTGACTTTGCGAAAGCATATTCCGCACGAAGCCCAAACCCAAAACGGATCATGTGATCAACAGCCGTATTGATCAGATCAGGGCTGACGTTCTCTTCTGGATTCAACACAGCTGCATATCCATCATCGTCATCATCGACGGGCACAGGTTCCAGCGTCTCCGGCGGAATGTAGCCACCCTCTGGTTGATCAATCTGCTCTATGGGCTCTGATGCGGAACCTCCTGTAGTTCCCATGATTCATCCTCCTTGGAATTCGTGGATTCTTACTATGAGACTTGTTGCCCCACGTCACTAAGTATAACTCTCTTGTAGCCTCGTTCACCTGACAAACAGGGCATCTATCGATGCCCCGAATCATGAATTGCTAGAGATTCTCTCTGTCCTCTATCCTCTCTCCTGATCCGAAAAGGAACCGAACCATGCTGAAGAACCTGAAGACCAAGCTCGACGATCTCTACGAGTGGACATACGCCGACACCACGCCTGGCCTCAGGCTGTTTGGTGTCACGCTCGTCGTGTGGTTCGCGATCTTCCTGACCGCCAACACCATTGCTTACTTCGTGGGCTGAGCTCTGTTCGCTCTGTCTGCCCACGAAGCTAAACCCGCCTAGCCTCTCTAAGCTTACCTAGCCTCTCTAACCACACCCCTAATCTCACTTTTCCTCTCTCTAAACCCTGAAAGCCCCTGCGGGCGTCAACGCTGGTAACAGCGAAGACCCGCAGGGGCTTTCTTTTTCAGTGCACTGAGCTCATGTGACTCACACGATCACCAGAACCACCAGCTGGTGATCCAGCCACAGAAGCTTCGCCACATGACAACGACCGGGCGATACCACGAGGTCATACCCGTGTTCGCCAAACGATCGGGACGAGGCTTCTGCTGTTTCTTGGGCTGCTCTGGCTTCTGAGGCTGGTCAGGCTGAGCAGACTGCTGCTGATCAGACTGAGCTTGCTCAGCTTGCTGGTTCTGCTCAGGCTGAGGCTGTGCCGGAGCAGGAGCTGGCTGGGAGGGTGCCGGAGATGGCTGTGCGGGCTGAGGCTTAGCCGGGGTGGGCTTAGCAGGTGCCGGGGTCACAGGCTTCGGCTTCTCAGGAGCAGGGGTCGGCACAGGTGCAGGCTGCTCTGGCTGAGCCGGGTTCTCAGGCTGGGCTGGAGTCTCGGGTGCAGGTGCCGGGGTCGGCTCGGCGGGCTGAGAAGGTTGCTCAGGAGAGGGGACCGGAGTCGGATCAACAGGCTGAGCAGGCTGATCCGTCCGGCCCGTCTCGTTCGTCGGCTCATATACACGCACGTAGTCGACGTACATGGTCGAGCCCGCCGCCCCATCTACACCAGTGCCCTTGTAGTCATCAGCGAACTTGGTCGCGTCGACGTAGGTCTTATCCGACCAATCCTTGGCGTTGGTGAGATAGTTGCCGCCCACCATCTGGTTCAACTTCAGGGTGAAGTTGTTCTCAGGGTCGACGAACGGGTTCGGACCTTTGATGTCACTCATCTTCACACGGTGCGTCAGTGCGCCATCGAAGTAGAACTCGATCGCGTCAGCGCTCTTCAACACACCGTAGGTATGGAACTCGCTCTGCGACGTAGCCGTATCACCGTGCATCATGCCCTGATGCTGCTCAGTCTTCTTGGGGTTACTGGCCCGAGGCGAATGGACGTTGCTCATGAGGTACGTCGGGTCGTAGCCCTTGGACTCGAACACGTCGACTTCACCGTTACCAGGCCATCCGCCCAGCTTTTCATCAGTACCGGTGGCCCAGAAGGACGACCAGGAAGAACGCGCAGTCGGAAGCTTGATGCGCGCCTCGGCATAGAAGCCACTGGCAGGCGCAGCATACTTCGTGGTTATCATGCCAGACGTGAACGGCGCATCATAAGTAGTACTACCACTCTTACATGTCCTGGCAACCTGCGACCCATCCCACTTGGTCTTCGTAGGCGAGTAACGCGCCGTCAGGTTCAGATAACCATCTCGCACAGAGACGTTATCTGGAGAGTCTGTGTACTGCGCCTGCGATCGCTGACCCGGATCGAAGCAGCCATACTGATAGCCCCACTTAGAGGTATCGAGGGGACCGTTGAACTCATCGCTGAAGGTGAGCTTGTAGCCACTTGCGACAGCAGTGGGCAGGCCCGACGTGCTAGTTGCACTATCAACGCTGGCAGGCGCAGCCGTTGCAGCAGACATGGGAATCACTGCAACAGATGTGCCCATTGCTACAGTCAGAGCTGCCAGGAGCGGCAGCTTACTCAAGCCAGATCGCTGAGATCGGGCGGATTGACGAGGGATCTTCATAGAGATCGCACCTCACTCTCTTGTTGTATCGGTCTTGTTCTTGTTGTTGATCATTGGCGTCCACATACTAAAACTGAGCAGACAGTCAATACATATAGGCCCATGGCATTATACCGTATTATGTACCCCCACCGAAGCAGAAATCACATACATGTTGACCACAGCAACAAAGCAGCAACAACACGCAAACCCCCGGACACAGGCTCCTGTGTCCGGGGGTTTTTCATTTAGAGGCCGTCAACGCTGTACTGCTTAACGGATCAGACCCAGAACAACGCGGCAACAGCGCTGGATCATTCGTGGTCACGAAAGCGCCAGCATACGGGTATATACTACTAGGCTTTTCCTGACCCGGAAAGCGCCATACTGTGGTCACCATTGCGCCATACATTGGCCTGTCTTCAGCCCATTATCGAACCATCATTGATCCTGGCTCTTACATGCGCCAATACAGGGCCGTTATAGGGCCAACAAAGAACCAGGTAACGACCATGGGGTATCACCGGTCATAGCGCGCCCAACAATGCGCCTTTATCTGGTCATCATTGGACCAGATAAAGACCAGTCACCTACTCTGACACTTATCGGGTCTCATACTGGCTCCAAACTGGTCACCATTGGCTCTTCATTGGTCTTTCATTGGCCATTATCTGGTCACCATTGCGCCAGCTACAAGCGTCTAAGCACAGCCAGATACGCAGCCTCGTTGCATCACAGCCCCGGTTGCAGCTACGCATCTCAGGCAGTCATCAACCGGGGCTTAGAGGGCTACAAGATCGGTAGGTTCAGCATAACTATGCATCACGACGTTTATTTAGGCTGTATCGAACGATGGCAACAGCGCGACTTACAACAACGTTTCAACGCACGCTACAACGCTGTTACTGTGCTGTTTCGAGGCTGTCACAGCGTTGTTTCAAGACGCTTATACGAGGCACAGAACAATAGGTTCTCAGCCTCTACGTAACATGCTAGAAGCGAGCTACAAAACCCTGCTACGCAGGCTATTACTACGTTGTTACAAGCGACTTGTTTCATTCTGTTGTTACCCCATCTGAGACACATTGAAACGCCAATAGTCTCAGATGGGAAATAGGCAGGCATACAACAATGACGCAACAACATGGTTTTCACACATGCAACAGGGCTCTGTATCACGGTCGTTATAGCCCTGTTGCATGTGGCAGTGATACACCACCGGATAACTCAATATAAGCGCTATGAAACACCGGCTGCTTCACATGCTCAGACGCATGTGTATCAGCCGGTGTTACGCGTTATCCGGTGGACTGTTAATGGAGGCTTCGCCGACATGTTTCTGTGCTCTTCAAACAGGTATTGAAACAAGCGTTCTCAGACACCAGATGGAACTCCATCTGGTGTACTCCCCAGCAGCTGTTATTTCAGCTGCTGCCTCTACTTCTCAGCGCACAGAAACAAACGTCCCTGAACCAGTCTGTCTTGTTCCAAAACAGCCTGTCTCAGGGCCTGACGTTCAGTCAACGGAGCCCGGTTACACCGGTCTCCTTTACGGCGTTTACGGGCCGTTTCACGACCCGGCAAGACGGGGGACACAGCAGTGTGCCAAACCTGCGCTCGCTCGGTTCGTCACCCTGTGACAGCGGCTGAAGCCGCATGGTGAGACCACGGTGCCAAGCAAGCTCGGACCCTGGTCTCACCTAAACCCCGTCTTAACAGGGAAAACAGGCACACGTGGTACCACGTCTCGGAGGCGGTACCGCCTCAACGACCCGTGGTACCACCGGGGGTGGTATCGCCTGTTTTCCCCTTCGTTACGCCACTTTGCCCACCTTACGCTCCCTAATGGTCGCTGGCGGTGGATCAGGTAAAAAAAGGGCATAAGAGGGGCTGGCTCAGTTGTACGCTACGCGTACTCCTTCGGTCGGCATAGCCGACGGCCCTTCGGTCGTGGTCTCGCTCCGCTTCGACCTCTCCCTCACCCCTGCGTCGCGTTGCTCCTTGGGGCTCTTACTGCGCCTGTTTCGCTATCGCTTCACAGGCTTGCCCTCCACAGCCCCACTGGGGCTGTCTCGGGTGCCCTCTGCGCGTCTGTTCCAGACGCTTGAAACACGGCACAGACGCATTATTCATGCATCTGTGCCATCGGGTCTTCGCGATGAGTCCCGTGTCCCAAGGCGATGGGAAACAAATCATCGACCCTGATTGACGATTCACAAGTCGATGACTATAAACCACCTTGGTCGTATATGTCGCTGAGGGAGACACAAAATAAAGTCACACCTGCCTCATCAACATATACGATTCACGGTCTCATCACTCAGACCATGAGAAACACCTGTTGCTCGTCACTCAACTCTTACGTTTTTGATGCTTCGCGCAAAAACGTAAGAGTTGCACACCATGGAGAGCAACAGGATTCGGTAACGGCACATCCATAGGCTGTACCGAGTGTCACTGCGGTCACCACAGGTTCCATCACAGGAAATACAGTGACTGGTAATACAGGGGTGGATACACCCCGCATATCAACGCTATTCATAGGGTTATTAACATCTGTTGCATGAACAGATAAACACATATACACACCCACCGAGCAACTAACACAAAGTGCACAGTGTGTAACAACAACCCTATGCAAGCAATGATCAACAAGACCCCATCCGACATGTTGCGAACACGCTCCACTGAGACTCTCACAAGTCTCAGCACGAAACGCATAACCATTCGGATCATGAAAGATCACTGAATCGCATGTGGAACAACCCACCCCTGCCTCGGGCTGTCTGTTCCACATGCTCCGATACATCGAGTGCCACCACAGGTGGCACCGGGCTTTTCATCGAAAGATGGAAATCATTTCAAAAATGATTCCTGCAATCATTTCGTTCCAACAGATCAGCTCGCCGCTGGCGAGCCGAGCAGTTGAGAAGAGTCTTATCGTAGCCAATACATGGCCAGATAAGAACCATGAAAAACGACAGACAGGAGCCATCTATATGACCGACACCAACAACCCGAGCAACACGATTACTATCGCTGTTGCTACCGAGCCCACCACGAAGGTGTTCCAGCTCGGAGAGACTGTAGCGGAGACCATCGCGCGGATGAATCTTGCGCTTCTCCCACACGTCGCAGGCGACACCCCGCAGTCGATCGACAATGATGACGACATCAGTACCCTCATCGACATCCCCCATGTCGAGGTCAATGTCGTCACGAACAACGCCTACCTGAATGGTTGGCTCAAGAAGAACGGCTACAGCGCCCGCCTCGTTGACGATGAGGGCATTCTCAATGTCCTTGAAAACGAGGACATCATGACAACGATCGTCGTCCCAGCTGCCGAGAACCTGGCAATCAACGCAGAGGAAGGCAACATCTCCCTGCCGCCCGACGAGAACAACATCCTCGTTCGCGTGCAAGACGAGATCCTGCGCTCCGACGATAATGGTCAGCGTGTTCACGACACGTTCATCACGTTGATGCTCCCCCCGGAGTATCGAATGACCCCGTCCAACATCGACCCCGACACATACATCCGTGTCGTGGCGATGCCCACCTACGTCCACCTCGCAGACCAAGATCCCGAGGCCAACACGGACGCCTAATCAATATCCCTTGATGATGGTGACCATGTGGCCAAGGTAATCGCCCCACACCCGAACCACATATCAATCACCATCATCAAGGAGAAAACATCACCATGACTACCACCAAGAACAACCTCGACCCGCGCACGTGGTCGAAGCGCAACAAGATCATCGCCATCATCATCGCCGTGGCCCTTGCCTTGACGGGCATCACCGTGGCCATCCTCGGCTCGCATTCCAACAGCGCGAAGAACTGCACCTCTTACCAGGAGCTCATCACTGGTAAGACCGCTGAGCTGGATCAGGCGATCCAGGACGCTAACGACGCACTAAAGACTGTCGACGCGTCCCTGAAGCCCGGCGAGGGTACTCGCCTCGCACACACGGACGGCTTCCCTCTGTCCTCCGAGGGACAGACTGCCATCAACGACCTGAGCAAGGCCATCAGCACCGCCAAGAGCGCCAAGGAGGCTGAGGACGCCAAGGCGAACGCTGCTACTACTGACAGCAAGAAGAGCAAGTGCTCGGGCGAACCCGACACCACCTCTGTTGATGCTGCCATCAAGGCCATCAAGGATCAGACCCAGTCGTTCGTCAACGTGCGCGATGCGTACCGTCTGAACAAGGCCACCGACGAGGCCAACGAGCTGATGGACACGGCCAAGTCGAACCTCGCAAGCGCTCAGCAGAGCGCGGCGGAGCAGATTGCCGCTGTTGAGGCCGACCCCAACATGGAGTCTGACGCGTCCGTGAAGGCTGCATACGATGCTCTCAAGGCCGTGGAGACCGAGTCTCACACCCTGTCCACCACGGTCACGGTGACCACCTACGATGAGGCTGTGGCCTCCATCGAGAAGGCGAAGACCGTTGAGCAGAAGGCTGCTGAGGTGACGGCTTCCGTGGCACCGCTACAGGAAGCTATCGCCACCTACCAGGAGGCAAAGGCTGGCAGTGCCCCCGCTTCCACCGCGCCGGACACCAGCGCACCTGAGCAGGGTGCATCCACGGGCAACGCTCCCGCCCCCTCGTACGGTTACAACGGCGGTAGCAACAGCGGCTCGAACAGCCCGAGCTACTCCGGTGGATCTTCCTACACCCCTCCTGCCCCTGCGCCCGCTCCAGCACCTCCGGCCAACAACTCTGGCTCGGGTGACGGTCGCATTGACTTCGGTCCCGGCCAGGCAGATCGCCCCGGCTGCGTCATCATCGAAGGCCGTAGCGTCTGCTGATCTAACGATCGCACAAAGCCCCGTAGCGTGGTTCGTAACCCGCTACGGGGCTTCGTCATCATAAGAAGTGAATACAAACAAAGAAAGGGGTGTTGCTCATGGTGACACAATCGCCCCCGCTCGACATCGATGAATCCATGTTCGAGATCAGTGGCCTAGAACTGTTCAACCGTGTCCGAGAACGGATGGGATGGACCGATCAATACCTGAAGAGCATCAACGATGCTCAGCATCCGTTGCTCAAGGACATCGATCAGATGGTCATGGCTCTGGAGATCCTGCGAGCCTCAAACAAAGAGATCACCATCGTGCCAGACTTCGACACCGACGGTATCTGCGCTGGCATGATCCTTTATGCCGGTCTCAACGAGATCGGCCTCACGACCAATCTCCATATCCCCGACTACCACCTCGGACACGAGATTCAACCATCCGTCATCAGCACAGTCAAGCAGCAGTTCCCGGGCACGGAAGCTGTTATCACCTGTGATGCCGGAACCAACAGCCGTGATGCTCTCGCCTACGCAGACAACATCGGTCTCATCACGCTTGTGACCGATCACCACGTGGAAGAGAGCAAGTCTCTCGCGCATATCCTCGTCAACCCCAACAGGATCGACGAGACATATCCCAACCGAGAGATCTGTGGGGCGCACGTGGCGTACCAGGTGGTGGAACGATACGCATCGCTCTACCACCCAGACAAGCTGTCTGCCATCACGTGGCTCAAAGTCTTTGCAGGCATCGGAACAGTAGCTGACGTGATGAGTCTTGTGTACGAAAACCGAAACCTCGTGCGCGAGGCACTCATGTTCACCAGGCTACTCATTGCCACACCCGAGCCTGGACCCACGTACAAGAAGGTGAAGTCTAAGTACGAAGAGCCTGACGAACTCGATGACATTGAGATCGACATCGACCGGACCCCCACATTGTTGGCCATGCTACGCGCGCAGAACCACCACCCGGTGTACATGCGCGCATTCGAAGGCATGAACCTGCTCCTACAGGAGCTAGGCACAACCCATGAACGCGTCGATGAACAGCTCTACGGATTCTCGATCGCTCCAGCGTTCAACGCCACACGGCGTGTCGACGGAGACTATCGAACAGGGTTCGCAGTCTTCACAGCAGACACTCTCGATGAACAGCAAGAAGCAGCACAGCGCCTCGTTGAGTACAACGTACAGAGGAAGAACCAGGTCCGTGAAATCCTCGATTCCATCATGGATACGGATCAGCCATGGGCACCGTACGTGTTCCCCACGGATGCGCTACCAGGCATGCTGGGCCTCATTGCTCAGAACCTCATGCTCATGCACGGACACCCCGTTGCAGTCGTTCGCATCCACCCGGACGGATCGTGCTCAGGTTCCATGCGGTCCCCCACATGGTTCCCTGTCATCGAGCAGCTCTCATCGTTGCAAGATCCGACCATCGGTGCGCAGGGTCACGAGTTCGCCTGTGGTGTACGCGCACGCTCACCCCAGCAACTCTATGACGCACTGGCCACCCTTGTGCCACAGCAACGTGATGCTGTCATCGCACAGACAGGTGTCCTCACCCATTCGGATCCAGCAGCTCTCGTGCTAGGAACAGCTCCTGACGCAGATGCGCCGCTTGACGAGATTCGTGCGATCACGCAATACATGGACAAGGTGAAGGAACTCGCTCCCTTCGGGCACGGGTTCCCAGCCCCACCTGTTGATGTGGTCATCAACCTGTCCGTGTGCTCGATCCACACGATGGGTGACCACAAGCAGCACCTCAAGCTCATCACACCTGAGGGTGTTGCGTTGCTGTGGTGGAACCGATCGGATCTCGCACCGCATCTCACCGAGCGGAAAAACAGCATCGACGGGGCAGACATGATGTGTCGTCTCAGGGTGACACTCGTTCTCAACACCTTCGCAGGCCGCACCACCCTGCAAGGCATCGTTGACCACGAGGTGGAGCAACCCACACAAAACAAGCAAGAAGAACAAGAGCAAGAAAGGCCGTCATGACCACAATAAAGAAGACCATCTCTGAGATGTGGGAGAGTACCCGAGAAAGCCGAGAAAGCAAAACGGGTCTCGTGCTCCTGACCTTCATGTCCATCCTTGCATACGCAGGAGTCATGGCGCTCGTCTACACGATCGTTGGGAAACCGGTATTCGCCGTCACCTACACCAACGCATTCGCAGCAACGTGCGTCATCTTCTGGAGACGGCGTAACAGCACAGCTCCGATGATCAAGAAGCAACGTATTCCCACCATGGAATGCGTGATGGTACCCATCATCACCGTCGTGATGACTCTGGGATCGACAGTTCTTGCCCTGTGGGTCAAGCAATCGTTGGATTATCCATCACCGCTTCAAAAGATCAGCGAGACAACACCAGCTATAGCCATTGTCATTATGAGTCTCATCATCGCACCAATCGGTGAAGAAGCTCTCATGCGAGGATTCATCTACCCAGTCCTCAGGCGAAAGCTATCAGTGACATCGACAATCGTAATCACGGCACTACTGTTCGCTATGCTGCACGGCAATCTCGTACAGATCGTTCTCACAATCCCACTAGGTATTGCCCTCGGGTATCTGTACGAGAGAACGCACAATCTCCTTGCGTGCATCAGCATGCACATGCTGTTCAACGCAACAGCATTGTTGCTACCAAGTGTCCATGTCGGAAGACTGGATGCTGTAGCAGCCGCATCGCTCATTGTCATCACACTGGGTCTATGGATGTACATCCCGCGCATCCAAGCAAAACGCAAAACGGATACCTTGGTGAGTGAGCTGTGATGTAGACACATGGGAGGTGTGACGGTGGGTGGAGTACCCCCGTCACACCTCCCGGTTCGTACACGGTACGAACCGGGGATTGGAATGAAGAAACAAGTTTCATCATTCATTTCAATCTTTTAATATATCTTCAATCAGAAAGGAGGATTGTCATGATCATTCAGCGTGGACTCATCTACGACAACAAGCAGAACATCGTCATCCCGCATCTGCCCAAAGATCTCGGACCATGGAATCCTCCGAAGCCTGGAGAAGGTATCGAGGGTTTCGACGGCACCCCTGGCGCAATCCTGCGTCACGTCGTGTACAACCGCCTGCCCAGCGAGACGAAGCAGGATCTCCTGGACAACTGGCAGTACCGCGAAACGAAGCGCCGCATCCGCGATCGACGCGGCGTGCTCATCCGTGAGCGCATCGTCTTCCTGAAGCGAGCTCGCGTCTACGCCGCCGAGTTCATTTATGCGCTACCGGACACGAACTCTATGGAGTTCAAGCTCTGGATGGAGCGCCAGAACCACGGCGGACTCACCCGAGCTGAGTTCCTCGCGGAGCAGAAGACTCAACGTGAGCGACTAGCAGACCGCCACTCTCTACGGTGGAACCCCGCCAAGCACCGTGCTAAGAAGCAGGCTAAGCAGCGAGCAAAGTACCGTGCTCAGGCAGCATGACATCACCGTAGACACAAAGACTCGGGATCGTGAAAAACGATCCTTTCGCGAAAAGAACAGGGGCCATCCTCACCGGATGGCCCCTGTTTTATCTTGCCGCGACTTCTCCCCAAAAACACGAACGGGAGCCGTCCCACCAGCTCCCGTTCGTCTCACGTTGTGCGGTCCCACATCGTCCCAGATCTCTTAGAGGTGCGTTCCACGAACCCGAATCAACCTGTCGACGACATCATACACAAACATGACGCACACGTGCAACACCAACGTTCATACAGACAATGAGGCCGATTGTGACCTCTGCCATATATTGGAAAACAACAACTCAGCCGACTGTGGTGCCGATCACCAGCGCACCGCCAAAAAGCAAGCTGTAGCAAATGTTGCAACTAAAACCGCTACATACGACAACCCGGTTTTCCCTGGAATATCAAGCCAAACAACACCCGTAGCAGAAGGCTACTACAACGCCAAAAACGGCTGCTACGGCACTTTCGCGCATCATTGCAACGAAAAATGCCACTTGTAGCACTTGTAGCGGCTTTTTTGACCCAAGTCTTCAGGTGCGCATGCGCGTATGTGCGCGTGATACACGCATCTTGAAATACAGTCAAGCGATCATCTCAGAATACGGAATACATCGATTCTCAGGGTTGACAGAGGCAACTTCTCCAGGTATCACGCGTGCGTGTGCGCATCACGAGGAAAATACCTGCTACATCTGCTACAAATCTGGTTTTTCCTTGAAATACCAATGGTTATATATGTAGCAGATATTTATTAAAAGTAATTCTCAATAAATACTTTCTGGTGTAATACCGCCGAAAAACCCTGTAGCAGATATTTTTCTAAATCCGCTACATTGGGAAGAAAAACTGCTACTCCTGCTACAAAACACCTCTCATGAGCAATGCGCTCCGCTGAAGATGCTCACTATCCCCGAGAAGGCCCCCAGGAGCGTCTCTACGGCCCTGGGAGGAGACGATCGGCACTTGGGCGCATTGATGTCATTTCAGAGCCTCTCAGACGCATCTAGCGCATGTGCCCCCCGCTCTGCGCCGTCTCTCCTGAGAACGCGCTGTCGCGCGCCGAGAGACAGCAGAACATGGCGACCAGTAACATGGTCCCTACCACCGTGCGCAGCTTGCGCGGTAACCCCACATAACGTATGATTCCTCTGGCGTACGAGTAACTTCTGCGTATCCCACATACGCAGCAGTCCCACCACTCGTGCCCCTTAGAATTGAAAGAAGGTCCCACATGCTGCACTCCATTAACGCCGCATCCAACATGACGAGGATGTGGTTTCAATGACGACAAACAACGCCTCTACCAACTCTGCCCCTGCTCAGAAGCAGGCAAAGCCTAGTCAAGTCATGCTGCCGCCGGTTAATCAGCTGATCTCCGATGAGGTCGAGCTATTTTTTGCGACGCAAAACCAGGAAATCCTCAACGCACAAGACGTTGAGTTCCAACTACTCAACCGCATCAACAACCGATTGATCGCAGAAAACGTGAACTACGGCCTCAAAGGTACGCGCGTCTACCAGACACTGCGCACACTTCCGCCAGCAGTGATCGCTGACTGCATGCTCAAACGAAATCGAATCGTTCGTATCATGCTCTCAGATAAGAACACGGACCCCAACTACGACGTACTTGCTGTGTATATGGACCACGGTCCAGATACTGGTATTTACGTCACCGATGAAGTCTCTATCCGAATACTTGCCCGTGAATACAACTACTCGATTTCGTCTAAAGAACTTGACCAAATGATGGACACAATGGCCGACAACGCACCTCGCGTTATGGTCAATACCAATCGCGATCTCATTGCTGTGAACAACGGTATCTTCGACTACAAGACGAAACAGCTGTTGCCATTCACGCCTGAGATCGTCTTCACGGCAAAGTCTGCGATCAACTACAAAGACAACCCAGTCAACCCCGTCATTCATAACGATGCAGACGGCACCGACTGGGACATTGAGTCATGGATGACTGACCTCAATGACGATCCTGAGATCGTCAACCTCCTGTGGGAGATCATGTCGGCCATCATCAGGCCAAATGTTTCATGGGATAAGACAGCATGGCTTCTCTCCGAAGTCGGTAACAACGGTAAGGGCACGCTTCTGACGCTCATGCGTAACCTGTGCGGTGAGCGAGCATGGACATCCATCTCCGTTGCAGACTTCGGCAAGGACTTCCATCTGGAACCCTTGATCCGAACAAACGCCGTCCTTGTTGATGAGAACGATGTCGGTGAGTACGTCGATAAAGCGGCAAATCTCAAGGCCGTCATTACAAATGACATCATCTTGATTAACCGCAAGAATAAGACTCCGATCGCGTACCAGTTCCGAGGGTTCATGGTGCAGTGCGTCAACGACACGCCCCGGTTCCGAGACAAGTCTGGGTCGCTTTACCGTCGGCAGCTCATCATCCCGTTCAACAAGTCATTCACAGGTGCTGAGCGCAAGTACATCAAGCAAGATTACATGCACCGCACCGAGGTGTTGGAATACGTCCTTCACCGTGTGCTGAGCGGCAGCTTCTACGAGCTGTCTGAGCCCGCTGCCGTCAAAATGGCGCTCCATCAGTACAAGATCGAGAACGACCCTGTACGTGCGTTTGTCGAAGAATTCCTCGATCGCATGGTCTGGGATCTACTTCCGTGGCGATTCCTCTACGCGCTCTATCGTGCGTGGCTTGTCAAGGATCAACCGTCTAACCCACCTTTGGGTTACAACAAGTTCATCAAGCATCTAACACTTGTGCTTCAAGACACGCCCGATGAAGGTAAGAACTGGATCGTCACGCCAGCCGCTGTGCGTACACAGAACCGCATTGTCGGTGATGAGCCACTAGCTGTTGAATACGATCTCAGCGAGTGGATTGACATCCAACCAGCAGGCGGAACCATCCGCAAGATTGGCATCCCCCACAACATGCCGATCTCCACGCGAGGACTCCTGCGAGCCACGGCTGCGTCATCCACAGGTTCTACTGGATCAACAGATGACGACCAAGACAACCAAGACAGCGCTAATGCTGTGAACTAACCATTCAAACACACGACCCCTGCTCACCCACACACAAACTGGGACGAGTCAGGGGTCGTGACCCATTTATTCAATTCCAGAACACCACAATTCCCCAGGTGTTCGGAAAGGATCTCCCAATGATTTTAGAACACACCACTCATGCTGGATACATCCGCCAGGACGACGTGTACGCAGATCCCAACGGCGTCAACTACACCGTCTACCAGGATACCGATGCCGAGGATCCCAGGTCGTGGCTCTCCCACGAAGAAGCGGCTATCGTTGTCATCAACGCCGATCGCAACACGCGCACCGACAACATCAATGACTACGATGACAACCCGGCTATCGACGACCTTCTTCAGGCCATGGAACGAGACGACATCGATTATCCAAGCGACATCACCACCCAATGGTGGAACAACTGGAAGAAGAGTCTTGCCGAGCGCAATATCCCGTATGACGTTGACATGGTCGCCTGCCACGGCTACGACCAGTCCACCTGGTTCACGGTCATCGCAGCCGTCAAAGAAGGCTACGGTTCCGCCCGTGACAACGTCGACACCTTTATCGCATGGGCGCGTGGTGACGTGTGGGTGGTATCGCCCGATCACCCCGATTACGACACGCTATACGGCATCTACGCCGATGATCCCGAAAGTGCCGTCAAGCACTACATCGAGAACTACATTCCGCATGAGCTACCTCAGCTAGAGACGCTCTTCTGACACTTATCAACGAAAGGGGGTAGCTCATATGAAGCGAACCACCTACAAGAAAGCTCGATTCGTCTTCTGGGACATCGAGTCACTCACCAACGTGTTCACCGTTGCTTTCTTCGATCGAGAAACTCGTGCTCTTGACGTGTTCTATCTCGTCGACGTGGGTACTCCGGTCGGTGATGCGCTGCGTCGCCGCGACCTAGACCACCAAGCGGTGCTCACGGCCATTCTAAAGCGCAATCCAGCCTGGGCTCGTCTGTGGAAACCAGGCGAAACTCCCATCCTTCGGCTGCACAACCTGGTGACATGGGAAGCCAACCATCTGCTCGCTCGCATGATTGGGCTCAGCGATGCAGCTTCTGTGAACGATCCACATTCCCAGAGCACGTACTTGCGTGAATATCGACCCGTGTGCGACACGGATCCAAACTACGATCCTGAGATTCATCCGTTCGTATGCGGCTACAACTCAGCCAACTATGACACGACCCTCATGAGCATCTACCTCGCAAGCGTCATGGAAAGCACGCAGGAGCCTGTTCGTCAGGCTCGTGAACGCGCCATGCTCGCAACCACAGACGATGAGAAACGTCGTGTCTATGAAGAGATGATGGAAACGTGCAAGCTTGCGTTCAGGCGCACCACTCCCGTGACTGCTGCTGAGATCCGTCGACACAACGACGCTCTCTTCACTGATGAATACATCCGTCAGATGCCGTCGTACCTCACCTCTTCTGCTGTTGCTAACGGTAAAGGCTGGGACGGGACGGCGAACAAGGTCAGGCGATCCATGCTCCACTCTGGCAGGCACCTGGACATCGCGCGCTTCAATGAGAAGCAGCAGCGCGTTGGCCTCAAGCGTCTACTCGGCATGCTGGGTTACCAGATCCTCGAATCCGATCGGTTGAAGCATGACTCGATCATCGAAACAATCGATGACCTCATCGAACTGATCGCCTACAACGTCAGTGATGTTGTCAATCTGGCGTACCTGGCAGATCACCCAACATACTCAGGCGGTTTCGACCTCAAGCATGCCTTGATGGTCGACTATCCTGAGACTGTCTATCAGGCTATGAACGGTTCCAAGTCGAAGCCAGATTGCAGGCCCGATCGTGTTCGGCGCGATCGACTGACTCCCGACTCAACATCAGCGAAGTTCGTTGCGCGCGTTCTCGCACCCTACGAACGACTGAAGGACATCAAAACGGTGTCATTCATGTATCCGTCCAAACAACGTGCTCAGGAGCTGGGCATTGAACAGTTCGACGTTCTCGAACTCGCCAAGAGCTTCTTCTACGAGAACGTCGACAGTGCTCACGCTCGCGCTGCTTTCGATGAAGTCTACGAATACTACGCGAGCATTCGTGGTAAGAACTTCAACGGGTCCAAGGCATACGCCGAGGACCACAGTCTTGATCCAGACTGCAACAACGTCGATACCGACGGCGTGATAAGCGCTTACCGGCTCAATGAAATACCCAAGCGGGCCACCAACGTCCCCTACTTCCGAGCAGACGGGACACCAACGTCGTGCTTCGCGACGTTCTCGACAGGCGGTATTCACGGAGCTGAGGCCAACATGATTCTCTTCGAGGATCACAACGCTGAAGCTAACGCTCTACGCGATCTCATCGATGCAGTCATCGACACGCTCCATGTCCGTGATCTCGCTGAACCAGAACAAGCCATGGCCATCCGCAAGAGCATCCGCGTGACTCTACCTGATGAACGAGTCATTCCGTGGCAGCAGGTTTTGATGAGTAAGTCGTCGCCCAAGCCAGAGCGAGGCGCATTCTTCAAACCGGTACGGAACAAGGAGCTCTTCATCAAGCGTAGCGATGGGTCAACCAAGCTTGACCCCAAGTATGCGATGACATCGGTTGCGAAGGCAGTCCACGAGGACTTCTCGTCGTACTACCCTTTGCTGCTCACCAACCTCTCCGCGTTCTACAACGAGGCGTTGGGCGAGGACCGCTACGGAAAGCTCTACCTGGACAAGGAGCGATTCGGTCAGCTGATGAAGGATCCCTCCATCACTGCTGACGAGCGAGACATGTTCGTATCCAAGCGAAGTGGTGTCAAGCTGCTGCTCAACAGCGCTTCCGGCGCAGGTGACACAGAGTTCGAGGGCTCCCCCATCCGCATGAACAACATGATCATCTCCATGAGACTGATCGGCCAGTTGTTCTCCTGGATGATCGGACAAGCTCAGACTCTTGAGGGCGCTCGCATCATCTCGACAAACACCGATGGTCTGTACTCGGCAGACATCGACCTGGAGACAAATAACAGAGTGCTCGATGAGCAATCTGAGCGCATCCACGTCCTCATCGAGCCTGAAGAGCTTCTTCTGGTGTCCAAGGACTCGAACAACCGCATTGAGCTGGCCGTACCACCTGCATACGAAGACGGTACCGCTAAGCCCCAGGATGCAAAGATTCTCAGCGCATCAGGCTCGTCTCTGGCATGTTGGCGCAAGCCATCGCCCACGAACTCGTTGGCCCACCCTGCCGCTCTCGATCGAGCAATGGCTGTGTACCTACGAGCAATCGCGGTGACGAACCCTGAGCTCATCAACAAGCCTGTTGATCCAGATACTGCACGAGACATCATGACGGCAATCGCGCATCAAGAAGACAGCGTGGAAGCGTTGCTACTCTTCCAGAACGTCATCGCAGCCTCCCCCGGTATGCTCACGTTCCACTACGCGGCTGATCCTATCCCTGTGGATCAAGAGGATTCTCCTGAGCTGGCAGCTCGCAACCCGCGAGCGCTCCAGCACTACAACAGGGTATTCGTCGTCAAGCCGGGCACCGAGGGCGCAGTCTCTCTGCGCGCAGCGGGTGCATGGAAAGTCAACGCCACTGTGGCCCAGTCTCGCAAGAAGCGCGGCGACGCTTCTGTGGTGCGCACTGACGCAACCGCTAACGCGATCATGATCGCTAACGGCTATGCGCCAGATGCAATGACTGCGCATCAGTACAGCATCCAGCAGGCTCCGGTTGATCAGGACATCTCCGTCCGTAAGATCACTGGTATTGAGCCCACGTGGCACATGATGGTTCTCAACGAGGATCTCATGTGCCTGAGCGAGGATCAGCGCCGCGCTCTCATCGAGCAACTGGATCTGGATACCTATGCCCAAATGTTCTGTGATGCGTATGCATCTAACTGGATGAATACGATCCCAGAGCAAGAGCCGGAACAAGAGTAAAACAACAGAAGAACAGGAAGGAGCACACATGCCCAAGCAAGTACGTGTCCGAGGGCACACCCTCATCGCTGAGGGGAAGCCGTTCACCAAGTGGGGTGATCGAATCTTCCCTGAAGTAGGCCCTGAGGACAAGACCAACGTCAAGGGTCGTGCCAGGTGTTCATGCAGGATCATGTCTGACCCCCTCACGTCAGACAGAGCCCGTATCCGTTGGCACACTGCCCATAAGCAGGAGGTCATCGCCAATGGGTCGCCCTGAACACTACGTTGAGGGCTACCTTGTCGATGAATGTCGACGCCGGGGGTGGTGGACTGCGAAGTTCACCTCCCCCGGTATGCGGGGCGTTCCTGATCAGATCATTGTCACTCCGGCTATCACCTGTTTCGTCGAAACAAAGAGCGACAACGGCTCCCTCAGACGCCAACAAATCCGAGTCATCACCCATATGCGCCGTAGCGGTGCAATCGTGTACACCGCGTACACACGACAAGAAGTCGACAACATTATCCACAAGCTACAGCTGCTCAATGACCAACCAACGTAAGGAGATACAACCTATGACCGACAACATTACTATCGATCGAGAGTTGCTTGACGCGACCATGGACCACGATATCATCGTGTTTACCAAGTCCAGGTGCGTCCAGTGCGACCAGACCAAGCGACTGTTGCGTAAGAACGGCATCGCGTTCCATGAGATGAACCTTGAGAACGAAGAGATCCGTCTGACCGATCAACGCTACAAGACTGCGTATGAGTTCGTTACTCAGACGCTTGGAGCGCAGGCTGCACCTGTCGTTCTCGTCAAGAACCATCGATTGATGAGCGAGATCGACACGTCTATCTACATGGACGCATCGTTCTGGACTGGATTCCGACCAGACTTCATCAAGGCGATCACTCCCGATAACCAGGACTAACAACACAGGGCAGCAAACGAATCAAGAACGAAATGCAGACAGAAAGGAGGGCCTCATATGGGATTCCCAATCTTGATGGACCAGCAAGCTGCTGCTTCGCAGTTCATCCAGACGAGACCCTATGCGGGTGTTTTCTTGGACATGTCAGGTGGCAAGTCACTTGCAACCCTCCATGCGCTCTCCAAGATTCAACCGGCAGGCCATGTGCTAATCATTGCGCCGATCAAGATCGCCCGGCTCTCGTGGATCTCCGAGATCGAAAAATGGGGCGTCAACGTTCGTACACGATCGCTGATCGTTGACGACAACGATCGCAAGCTCTCACCTGAGCAACGATACAGTCGTTACGCTGAGCTTCTCAACCCAAAGACACCCCCGACTCTCTGGCTCATCAACCAGGAGCTCATCTACGATCTCGTTACATGGTTGCCACCTCTTGATCCACGCGATCGCAAGAAGATCAAGACTCCCGTGTGGCCCTTCCCGACCGTCATCATTGACGAATCCCAGGGATTCAAATCCGCATCCTCTCAACGATTCAAGGCTGTACGTGCTGCCCGTAGTCAGATCTCACGCATGATCCTTCTGTCAGGTACACCAGCGCCCAACAGCCTGGAAGACCTGTGGTCACAGGTCTATCTACTCGACATGGGTCAGGCTCTTGGACCAACCATGACTCAGTACCGTATGACGTACTTCGAATCGAAAGTCCGTCTCGCCAACGGTACCCAGGTCAATTGGCAACCGCGCCCTGGTGCAAAAGAAGCAATCTATCAGCGCATCAATCATTTGGTGATGAGTGCCCCGACTGTCGCTCGCAAGCCAATCCCACCCATGACGTTCCACAACATCATGGTCGACATGAGCAACAACTCACGTCAGGCGTATCGAACCTTGGCTAACACCCTGGTCCTCGACATTGCTCAATCAGCAGGTATCGATCCGCAAGCTGACCGGACGCTGAGCTCTGTGTCTGCAACCAACAAAGCCGTGCTACGCACCAAGCTTGTGCAGCTTGCTTCGGGAACCATCTACCTCGATGACACCGAGGACGTAGAGACAGAGGAAGAGCTTCAGCAGTTTGGCGTGCGCATCGATGTCTCGATGCTCCCTACTGCATCCCAGTCTCTGACTGCGCCCAACGGGAGACAGTACGCGATCGTACACAACGCCAAAGTGACAGCTCTGTTGCATCTTCTTCGACAGCAAGATAGTCCTGTCCTCATCGCGTATTACTTCACATGCGATCGTGACATCATCACGAACTACCTCATGTTCCACGGCTATGACGTGCGTGTCTTTGACGGCACCCGTGACATGTATGAAGCGTGGAACAGAGGTGAGATTCAGGTCATGCTCATCCACCCGGCATCAGCCGGACACGGGCTCAACCTGCAAGATGGTGGTCATACACTCGTGTGGTACACACTTCCGGCATCGCTGGAGCACTACATGCAGACGAACAAACGCCTGCATCGCGTGGGTCAGCAACATCCTGTGAACGTCTATCAGATCCTCACACGAGGCACGATCGACGAGAAACTCCCAGGTGCCCTAGAGAAGAAAGAGCACTTGCAGCAATCTCTCATCGATGCTGTCGAGAAGACCGTCGAAGACATCACGACGTGATGATGTAACACCATCACATTCACGCAACGGCCTGGATAACCACTCAGGTAAATCTGGGCCGTTGCGTCCCCATATCAACGAGAAAGAGGTGATCATCATGAGCCAACCTCAAACCAGACAACCTTTAGCTGTCAGAGTTCGACCAACGTCGATCGATGACATTATTGGCCAGGACGCTGCATTAGGCGAAGGATCCATCATTCGCCACATGCTCGACACATCTGCACCGCCTGTCAGCGTCATCATGTACGCCCCTCCAGCGAGTGGCAAAACGACAATCGCTCGCATCATGGCTGAAACAACCGGAATTCACTTTGTTGAATTATCAGCAACATCAGCAAAAGTGTCCGATGTTCGCAAGGTTCTCACCGACGCGCAACATCACCTGGACACAGACGGCACACCATCGATCGTCTTCATCGACGAGATCCATCGGTTCTCCAAGTCGCAACAAGATGTACTGCTCCCTGGTGTCGAACACGGCGTTATCAGGCTTGTCGGCGCAACGACGGAGAACCCTAGCTTCTCCGTCAACAGCGCGCTCTTGTCCAGGTGCGTTGTCGTCACGCTGTCGACGCTTACCGATGACGACATATACAAGATCCTCCAGCGAGCCCTCCATCACCCAAACGGGCTGGGCCATGATCCGCAGGACACATCCATCCCCGATGACGTTCTTCGTACCATCGCGATGAATGCATCGGGTGATGCTCGGCAAGCGCTCACGCTTTTGGAGACCCTTGATGCCGTGCGTGATGATCAGCCCGCCACAATCGATATGCTGACATCTCTTGCGGCACACGCTATCCAGCGTTACGACCGCGATGGGGATCAGCACTACAACATCGTCTCCGCTTTCATCAAATCGATGCGAGGATCTGATCCCGACGCAACGCTGTACTGGTTGGCCAGGCTCATCGAAGGCGGCGAAGACCCCAGGTTCATCGCCAGACGAATCGTCATCCATGCGGCTGAAGACGTGGGACTTGCAGACCCGTCTGTGCTACCTCTTGCCGTCGCTGCACAGCAGTGCGTCGCGCTCATCGGACTACCAGAAGCCCGTATCCCGCTGGCTGAGGCAGCGCTTGCAATTGCCACTGCGCCTAAGTCGAACGCCACATACCAGGCTATCGATCGAGCGATCGAGCTGGTAAAAGCTACAGGCTCATTGCCTGTGCCGGGGCATCTGGCCGACGCTCACTACCAAGACGCGAAGAAGCTATACGGCAACGGTGTGGGGTACAAGTATCCCCACGACTATCCGTATCACGTCGTAGCTCAGACATATCTACCTGACGATCTCATCGATCACCCAGATGCAAAAGTCTTCCGTCTCGATGGCGCAGGTATCGGCCATGAAACAGTCATCGCTCAACGCCTACAGGCCATCGAGCACATGACACAAGCAAGTGCCGATACCAACATGTAACAATCAACGCCCAACGGATCAATAACTGATCAGTTGGGCGTTGATTGGCAGCGTGCGTAGTCATCAAGAGATCACGGAATCACCAGAGCCGACTTTCGATAAATTCTGTTGACATCTTCGATACTGTTGGCCTGGACAAGCTTGTCCACACTGACACCGGTCGACGCCGAGATGCTCGACAGCGTATCTCCCGGCTGCACAATATAGATGCTGCCATGAGCCCCATCTACAGGAACAGGGTCCGAAACCGGAGGTACTGGGTGATCAGAGTCTCCTGGTACCTGCGGATCAGGAGACTCGCCCGGTTTGTCAGCATCCCCTGGTTTCACCGGTTTCACCGGTGAAACACCCGATTGTTGATTCTCGGAGACGCTACCGCGTCCCGAGGGTGATTGAGAAGAAACTTGATGGTCAGATTGAGCAAGTGTTGCTGGTCGGTGGTACCCAACGTGGGACCACACTGCCAGCAAAGCAGCCAAGATCACCACAGCTACGACACCCAATGCCACAAACACAGCATTGGGGTTCTTCAGTGAAGAACCACTCTTCTTATCCTCTCCCATGACACCCTCCTTTCTAACGTTGTACATATGAGGTTCTCTCATATGTCATCATACACACATACGTTAGAAAGGAGGGATTATACTGGTGTAGCAGGATAATCCAATCCGCATACACATAACACGAAGGAGACCAACATTATGGTTACTCACCAAATTACCGCAACGCAGATCCGCCCTGGTTCTACGATCATCCTCCGAGGCAAGATCGAATACGCCCGTGTGCGCAGTCCCATGGGACCTGAAGACATCGACAAGCTCAACGAGACCCGTCGTGCTAATCGCAAGCCCGGTGCACCGTTCTACCCGCTGGACCGCAACAAGCCGCTCACGCGACTCTCGCTATCCAACGTTGAAGTCATCTTCAAGAGTCCCAATGGCCAGCCTGATCTGGAAGAGTACTACGTCTATGAACGTTTGTTCCAGACTCCCGAGAAGCCCGAACTAGGCAATCGTTGGGGCATTGACAACAAGGGGAACCGCTTGCCGGTTCTTCTCAAGGTTGTCGACGGCAAGGCTGTGCAGATTACGGACAATGAGATCCCTGCGTCGACCATGTCGATGCCAACGGAGCCAGCCCGAGATCAGCTCGTCACCGTTGTTCTCAACGTCTACTCGTCCGGTATGAACGCCAACAACGGCATCGGTCTTCAGACCATCATCTTCGATGGCGAGCCCGAGTGGTTCACTGGTGGCAATTCTGCTGTCAACAACAACGCACTCGCGGCTCTCGGCATCACGCTGAGCGGCCCGATCGTCGCTCAGGAAGGCGTTGTCATGAACGAGCCTGCTCAGCAGGTTGCTGCTCCTGCCGCCCCGATTGCGCCCGTGGCTGCTCCTGCGGTTGCTGCTCCTGCGGTTGCTGCTCCCGTCGCGACGGTCGTTCCGCCTATCCCGGCTGTTCAGCAGGCTGCACCTCAGAACACGGTGGTCGACGCAACTTCGGGTCTGGCAATGCCTGCCCCGGTAACCCAGGCTGTCGCGCCCGTTGCGCCCGCTGTTCCTGTGGTTCCAGCTGTTGCTCCGGCTGCACCTAACCCGCAGGCCGCACAGCTTCTCAACGCTGTCGCGCAGCAGCAGGCTCCCGTTCAGGCCGATCCTGCGTCTGCCTTCGGCGTGACCCCTGAGGCCCAGCCTCAGCCGGTTGCTCCTGAGGCGTCTGTCGATTCCCCCTGGGCTATCTGACAGAGGCTCATAGAGTCAACGACACATGATTGAGACGGATGCTGCTCCCACACTGCACCACGCAGTAATAGCAGCATCCGTCTCATCGTTCCTCCCGTCTTTCCCATCTTTCATCCACATCACATGTCGACACGAAAGGGTTCACCATGACCGTGTCTTCAGACACATTCAACCCCCGTACTGCGTTCCCTTCGTTCTATAACAACGAGATCATCACGCACGTACTCGGCCCTCGTGCCATCTGGACCGTTTCCGATCCAACCTCCAAGATGCCGATCGACATGCGCCATTTGCTGAACGGCTGCTCTGGATGTACGCACCCAGGCCCCGTGCGTGGCGCATGGGCACGTGATGAACGCGTGCTCGTCACTCTCGATGAGCTAACCTCAGGGCTCCCTACAGCCGCCAACTGCGCCATGTTCGTCGACGCACCTTCCCAGGGTTGCGTCGTTCTCGACATCGAAAAGACCTGTCCCGCTGATGTGCGCGATGAACTACTTGCGATCGGCGCTCTCTACGCTGAAACATCTTTGTCCGGCAAGGGCTATCACTTGCTTCTCCCCTTGCCCCCATCGTTCAATGAACTGACTGTTGCAGCGAGCAAGGCAGTTCTCAAAGGTCCGCACGGGTGGTGGGAGATCTTGCAGTCTAACCACTTTGTCACATACACGCGCAACCCCACCCCAATGCCTGTGCCAACGACTGTCGATCAGGATCTCTGGAACCAAGTGTGGCGATCCGTCGCAGAAGATGCAAACAACGCACCAGTCGTCACATACGACAGTATCAACACCGATAAGCGACCAGAACACGATTGGTATGAACCGGTTCTCCGTACTCTCATTGCTCGTTCGCGCTTCTTCGGTCGCACTCTCGACAACTTCGAGCATGATCATTCTCGTTACGAGTGGGCATACGCCCAATACGTTTACAACAACTTGCTTCAGTTGCGTGTGAGTCCACAGACGATCAGCCTGTCTTCTGGGGAGAGCATCCCCATGAACACGATCGTTGTCGACAGCGAGGCCGCGTCATGGCTGATCTACGAGACGCTTGATCATTATCTGGAGCATCGTGCAAAACACGATGAGACCCGCAGTGACATGCTGCTGTTGCTCAATCTTGCAACGCGCGTTGTTGTAGCGCGAGAAACGACTGAATAATCCCAGCTAAACCCACGAAAAGAGGTAAACATGCTGCTCTCCGAACGAAAGAACAAGCGATACATCATCGTCCTCGACCAATACGATGAGAACCTTGGCAGATACATCCCGAAGAGTCACACTATTGAAGCTCCGACATTGGTCGAAGCTCTTATCAACTGTGACCATTTCCGCCCCACCAGCACAGCGACCCACCCATCGCACCTACTTTCTGTGCGCGAGGCCAAGGTATACCCTCAGAGTTTCATGGATGCAGATCAGCACAACATGATCAGCGTGCTCAAGGAACTTGCGCACAATCATCCCGACCTCGTAAACGGCATCGATGAGTTCGCTGAGACATTCCAGTCTTACATTGACACTCTCAATCTCAAAGATTGCATCCGAGATACCATCGATCTTCTTAACGCCATTCCTGGAATCGATGACATCGACTGTTCGCTGTCCGACGATTGTGACTACGTGATGATCGAACATTACTCCAGGTCTCTTGGCAATATCTACCTGTCCAATGGAACAGATACGCGACACTTGACTTACGATCGAAACGCTAAGGGTCTTGACGGCCTCGCCGCACTCATCTGTGGCATCCGGGACATGTTGCGCCCGATCGCTTAAATCTCCACAAAGAAAAGGATCCCCATAAATGACCGAGCCCAACGACAAAGAAATGCATCGTTACAACAACATTGTCACTGTCATCACTGACGACATTGATCATGCTGAACAAGTATTGAGCGAACGACTCAGTTATGACGAAGACTACGGTTTTTGGTACCAAATCGATTACGATGCGTATGATCTTCAGCCTGAAGAAGACACCCGAGGCATCATCATTGACGCCTCGGTTATCCGTGAAAAGTTCAAGACTCTCATCAATACACTCAGCGATAGCGATCCTGATAACGATCGCATTTTCGATGCATATGAACGCATCAAGGGTGTGAACGACAGCGGTAAACTCAATGCCCTCATCTCATCGACTGATGACAAACGAGTATGGGAGCTCTTCAACGAAATGTGCGACAGGATTGTCGACTGTGTCATCGAAGCAGCCACCAATACAGATAACGCAGACAGCGCAGACTGAAAACAGCAGGCTCTGGGACTACACCCAGAGCCTGCTGCGCATCACCACGTGTACCACGTTGCGATAACACCGCCCGCAACAAGGAACACAACGTACACATGCTCCAACCACGGAACACCTGCGTGATACCTCAGGCGATTACCGACAACACTTCGCTGGCGAGTCGACACAACGATTCGAGTGTCGCCCTTCTCGATCACATCCCACGTAGACGGCATGAGCGGGTAGTACCACACCCACCCAGCCATACTCAGGGCATCGAGCAGAACATGGGTCACCATACCCGCAAGCAGCCACACAAGCACAGGTGCCACCGTTGCGGCAAGAGCTCCCACTCCGAGCAGTGCCCACAGCGTGTGTGTCCAGCCTCTGTGGGCAATGGGCGACGTGGCTGATTGACTCGCACTCTGACGACGCCATATTGTCCCCCATGGCATGAAACGCCCCATCAATGAGTGCGGCAGATCAGCATCAGCCAGCAAAGTGCCGATGATAAACAACGGCATACCGATTGCGACGCTGATGTACCAATACTCATCATCACTGATGAACAGATGATGAATCCACGTGCTCCATGATGCGATGGATCCACCAAGCGCATCCAGGCCGTCAGATACCCACGATCGAACAGAGTCGATAACCCCGTAGCTATCCTCTATCGACTCTGTATCCATCAACGGTATCACCTGGGAACGATCGGCACTCTCACCCATCAAGATGGCAGCACGCCCGATACCAAGCATCGCCAACCCGGCAACAATATGATGCGAACCCCGCATAACTCTCTCACCTCTCCTATGTATGTCCAGTGCTATGTATCCATTCTACTGGAACACCAGGGTTTTCGGGAGAGTTATGGACGGTCGTACAAAGTACGACCCGAGACAAGAAATAGAGAGTCAGACCGCCTCAAGGCGCGGTCTGACTCCAGTCTGACTTTTTCATTCAACCATTTTTATTCAGGAGGAAATCCATGCTATTTAACGAGATGCTTGTGACCACGACGATCAAGCTACTGGATGCTAACCGAGTTCCGGCTCTTATCGGAGAGCCCGGCATTGGTAAGTCGTCATTCGTCGAGGACGTGGCCCGACGCACTAACACCAGGTGCTTTACCCTGCCTTGCAACATGCTTGCTGACAAGGCTGACCTGACGGGCGCACGTCTTGTTTTGGATGAAAAGACGGGGGTGTGGTCGCAGAAGTTCTTCCCACACTCCACAATCAGCAAGGCAATTCGCTATGCAGAAGCCAATCCAAATGAACAGCCGATTCTGTTCTTGGACGAGATCAACCGAACCACGTCTGACGTGACTTCGGGTACGTTGACTCTCGTCACGCTGCGCTCCATCGGTGATGAAGACTTGCCTAAGAACCTGCGCATTATTGTCGCGGGTAATGACAAAGGCAACGTCACCGCTCTGGATGATGCATCGGTCTCCCGATTCGCTATCATCAACGTTGCACCCGACGCGTCGACGCTTATCGAGGTTCTCGACAAGAACCTTCACCCGTGCGTGAAGACTGTCCTCGAAAAGCACCCTGAGACGGTGTTCGTCAAGAACGCCAACGAGCAGGCTGTCGCAGATGGTCAAGACGACGATGATGACGACAACGCCACGGTGTCCGTCTTCGACCTTTTCGACGGAACCGAAGAGATTCGCCCGTTCGCTACCCCACGTACGATCGACGGTGTCTCCCAGTATCTCAACGTCCTGTCGTTCGAAGAGATTGCCAGTCTCATGGCTACTCCGTCGACGACCCGAGACGGTCGACATGTCTCCTATCTCCAGGAGGTCATCGAAGGTATGACCGGCAACACCTCGTTCACCACCTTGCTGATGGGCGTCATCAGCGATGAGCTCAGCAAGGGCAGCACTGGTAACAACAACGCTCAGCGCGTTGTCAAGCCCCGCATCTACGGTGAACTCAAGAAGGCCGCGACGACCAGCGTTGACGCTGTCAACCAGGTTGTTGCAACCATGACCGACAACGATGCATCCGGTTGCCTCGTATTCGCTATGTACGAGCGCGAGGACAACCATGTGATCATCCAGGCGTTGAATGCACGACTTGACAAGCTTGAGCAGAGCCATATCAACGATCTGATTGTCTTGTGGTCGAGTGGCGCACTCTATAAGAAGAACTGCGAAACGCTCATGCATCTCAGCGACGGCGTCGCGCTCAAGATCAACACAGTCATCGCAGCCATGGGCATCGACTGAGTTCACAGACATCGTGTCCGGCGTAGCACTCCATTCTCCTTCGGCTACGCCGGACACGACCATACCCTACCCATAGCTTGAGAAAGGGGCACCGATGGCTTCTCCATCCATTACCCTCACCGGGCAAAAGCCCAATCATATCGACCAGTATGTTCCTATCGCCCCTTTCACGGGTGATTGCGAACCCCTCGCCACGCTCGACACGATGATCACACAGACCATCTTCGAGCCGCTCACCCCAGGCGTTAATGTCGATCTGACGATCGACGGACGCGATGTTGACTCTGATGGAGTCAGCGATCTGCTCCTTCGCGCCGTTGGCGAGGTTCTCGACGCAGATGCGCAGGCCACCATGGGTGCAATCTTCGAACAATCTCTTGTTCGATGGATCCCATCGGCATCATCGCCCGTCGACGAAGCGTTCATCACTCAGGCAGCAGCACGTTGCAAGCTGCCTGATCCCAGCAAGGCTCTGTACACCACGCAGAGCGACGTGATGCCTACGGCCAAGGATGTTCTTGCTGGCAACGCCGGTACGGACCTCCTGTTGGTGTCTCTGGGCTGGACTTTCCACCCACACACTGTCGGCTTCTGGTTCCGTACGGACGCGGAATTCGACAGCTTCAAGACGTGGCTACGTGGCGAGCTTGCCAACATTGCATCGAACATTACTCCGGCTGACAACCGGATGTTCCAGCAGTTTGACAAGATCGATCTCAACAGCCTCACTGAGTCTCTGATTCTGCGAGCGAACGACTCACAGGCTCTCGATGAGTACTCATTCGCACGTATCCTCATGTGGGCTCTCAGTACGTGGACCCATACGCAACAGCCTAACCAGCCTGGCGCGCCCGAGACATGCGGCATGCTGCCGTTCAGTATTGCTGAGTTGGCACTACCCCGTACGTTGGTCCTCATCAACATTGAAGCCCATGCGAGGGCGTCAATGCGCAAGATCAACGCTGAGTGGGATCTCATCATGAAGTCCCTGCACAACCCGGTCAAGCTCGTCACGCCGGGACAGCTCAGCAAGCTCACTGCGCTTGCTCGCGCCCAGCAAAAAGCATCTGCGCAAGCTGCCAACAGCTTGTCGAATACTCAGCACCAGGCTGGTCGAAGCGGTCGTGTCGTGTTCCGCAAACGACCCACCCGACCGGTTGACATCTACAAGTCGGTCATGCGTGTCCTCACGCGCATGTCGAAGGTCAACCAGTCGCTTAATTCCATCAGGAACGTGGGCACGAGCTTTGTTCGAGCGAATAGGCGTCAGCCGAACGACCCGAACAAGCCAGGTAAGGTTGTATCACGTCAGTATATGCCGGACATCCACATCTACTTGGACACTTCTGGTTCTATCTCCACCGAGAACTACGAGGATACGATCAAGATGCTCATCCAGTTCGCTAAGAAGATGGGCGTCGACTTGTACTTCACAAGCTTCTCGCACGTCATGTCAACGCCCGTACGTCTTCGCATCAAGGACCGTTCCATCACCCAGGTGTGGAAGCAGTTTGCTGCCGTGCCTAAGGTGAGCGGTGGTACGGACTATGAGCAGATCTACAAGCTCATCAATGAGAACCCTCCGTTCAAGCGTCGACTTAACCTGGTGATTACCGACTTCGAGTGGTGGCCTGGCTCGTACCACATCGACGTGCCTGAGAATCTGTACTATGTGCCGATCTCTGTCCCGGATAACTGGTACGAATCCTTGCGCCAAAGCGCAATGAGTTTCACCCACCACATGAAGACGATCGATCCCACCACGGGCTCTCGTATCCTCGGCATGACCAAGTGACATGCTCCCCTACTACACCCCTCTCTTCCTCCATTCACTGGTGAAAGGGAGGGGTGTAGAGCAGCAAAAACCGCACACCTCATTCATTCAACTATTCAATATCTGTTTATTCAAAAAGGAGGCACGCCTATGGGCCTGTCCAACTTCACACCCAATGACGACGACAGCACCAACAACCCAACCGGATCAGGCGTTGGCTCTGGTGCACCCAACATCGTCAGCGTTGGCCCGTCTGCGCCATCGCACAATCACACCATTACCGGTGGTTCTGACATTGGTGACATGCTCATCAACTACAACGAAGAACACAAGAAGTCCTCTCCGGCGCTCTTCCGTGACGAAATCGTCACGCAGACGATGAGCATCATTTCGTCGTCGCGTAAGCCGAACGCGCTTCTTGTTGGTCCAGCAGGTGTTGGCAAAACCGCCATCGTCGAAGAGATTGCCAGGCGCATCGCTAACCAGGAGGCGTCCGTACCTCCACAGCTCAAGAACACGACGATCTACGAGCTGCCGATCGCCACGCTTGTCGCTGGCGCTGGTATCGTCGGTGAACTAGAGAACCGCATCACCGAGATCATCAAGTTTGCCCAGGATCCAGACAATGACGCACTGCTCTTTGTCGATGAGATTCACATCATCGCTGATGACAGCAACCCCACCTACAGCAAGATTGCGCAAATCCTCAAGCCTGCACTGGCCCGAGGATACCTGCGTGTCATCGCTGCGACGACGATGGGTGAAGCAAAGCGTCTTGACGATGATCCAGCATTCAAGCGTCGCTTCTCGTCTGTCATCGTCGATGAGCTTAACCGAGAACAAACCCGTTCGATTCTCGATGTCGTTCTGCCCGGCATGCTCACCCACTACCAGAACAAGGTGAGTGTTGCATCTGATGTCCTCGATGACATCGTTGTCACGGCTGATCGTCTCATGAGTACCGGGCATCGCCCCGATACGGCCATCACACTGCTCGATCGAGCACTGAGCCACAGCGTGATCAACCATCACGTTGCGATCCAGGAAGCACTCGCCTCTGGCAACACCTCGTATGCTCAGATGCTTCAGCAGATCACCCAGATCCCGCTGACCTCCAAGCGTCTCAACACGATCGCCATGCTGCTCGTGACCGGTCAGTCCCAGCCACCGCAGCTTGATGTCGAGACTCTAGAGAGTGAACTCTCCAGGCTCAAGGGCCAGGAAGATGTACTTCCGCGTCTCGTTGACGCACTGCGTCGCCGCGAGCTGAACATCTTCCCCCAAACGCGACCAACATCGTGGCTTTTCGCTGGCGCATCCGGCGTCGGCAAGTCCGAGACTGCCAAGATCATCTCCCAGATGGTCACCGGTCAGGAACCCATTTTGCTCAACATGGCAGAGTTCCACGATGCGCACACGATCAACCGGATCATCGGCTCCCCGTCTGGCTACGTTGGATCTGAGAGTGCACGAGAACGACCGTTCGATACCTTGGCATCGAACCCCTATCGAGTCATCGTTCTGGATGAGTTCGAGAAGGCGCACATGTCGGTACAACGACTGTTCCTCTCTGCGCTCGATACTGGCGAAATCCAGATGGCCAACGGCCCCGCCGTCGACATGTCTCGTTGCATTGTCATCGCAACAACGAATGCTGGCAGGCAGAAGCTTTCTGGCTCCCAGATGGGGTTCGGTAACCATACGCAGAGTATCTCCAAGCAGTCTCTCACCAATGAGCTTCAGAATAGCTTTGATGCAGAGCTACTTGGCAGGTTCGATGATCTCATCGCATTCATGCCGCTAGGAACCAGCGAATACGCTGAGATTCTGCGCGATGAATACGATCGCCAGATTACACGAATCTGCGCTGAGAACCCAGGCATGAGCTTCGATCCCATCGACGATGACACTATCGATCGATTGGTCAAGGAAACCTACCTGAAGGACCAGGGCGCACGCCCTGCCGTTCGTGCTATTCGAGGCTTCATCGAGGACTCTCTACTCTCCGCTGCGAGCAACTAACCAGCAACCAACAGAAAGGATCAACAATGATCTCAGTCATCACTTTTCCATCGGGAGATAGCATCTCGGTGAAACCTTCTCAGCTTCCCGGTGGATCCGTCATCAATTTTGACGGACAGGTATTCTTCCGATACCTCCGTAAGGTTGACATGGCCCCAGCATGGATCTCCGCAGAGGGTGAATATCTCACCGATACCGATATTGAAGATCTCATCCCCGCCAACGGTCGAGCTCTTCTGACGCGCTTCTGACGTTGCGCTCACCTTTTGGTTCGCCCACATCTCTCAACATTCTATTCATAAGGAGGTACTCACATGTACCATACCCATAGCGTTATGTATAACGTCGAAGATGCCATCATGGAATCTGACGGAACCCATACCAAAATCATTGCCGAATACGGCATCGATGACAATCGCATTAGCGTCACTGGTGAAGTGTATTACGAACGTCAAGACAATGATGGTCCATTCTTCAGTAGTGAGCCTGATGAAATCGGTCAAGTTCACGACCACATTGCCAAGGCATTTCCATGGCTACGACCTCTCATTGATCTACAGCTGGTGAGTGTAGACACAGGGGCGCCCATCTATGCTCTCGATAATGGCTGGTACTGGCTGCGCGGACACACAATCGATCCCAATGACATCGTTATCAACGATGACAGCCGACAAGATGCCGCACAGTACCTCCGCACCACCCCCGATATGCTGGAGAGTATCTCCACCAAGGAAGAGCTCAACAATCTCATCGAGACAACTCTGGCCCCTGCTTGGAAACAGCAAGTCGACGCAACTCTCAAACTCTTCAACCTACCCATCAAGACTCCCCTCAACAAGGATCTTGACTCGATGCACATCGTCTACACCGACGAACAGAAGCGCCTCTATGAGCAGCCACTGAGTGATCTGCCCGATTCGGGAACACTCATCGATCCCGACACTGGCGACGATATGGAGATCGTCGGCTACAAGCTTGCGTAATCACCAACTCCACAACACCGTTCCGTCTCTATGATTGGTCGGCCTGTTGGTCGCACGCTAACGGGCCGACCAACCAAACGCATACACACATTTATTCAATTCTTCTTTATTCAAATAGAAAGGAGGGCTCATATGCCCATCCTCCTCGATAATATCGACGAAGCAGCCAAGTTCAGCACTGCTGTCGAAGCTACCAAGGCGCGCACCATTAAGGCCGTGACGCCCAAGTACTTCTCGTCGCATCTTACTGGCCGTGGTAAGAAGCAGGGCTTGCTCAACAGCTCTGTCATCCCAGGCCGCTACCCCATGGGACTGGACCGCAACACCATGGGAACCACAGACCTTCGCTACAAGATGTCGCAGACATCCAATGCAGTCACCAGCCGTATCATCCCGACTGGCACCATCGTGAAGCGTGCCTACGAGCAGGGCTACGGTCGCATGACTGTACCCGTCCCCGATGACATGGACCAGTTCGCCGTGCGTCTCACCGATGACACCGACACGTTTGACGTGTGGGCATCGTGCTCTGTGCAGGGCCTTGCTATGCGCGAGGACAACAGCGGCAAGGCCAAGGTCAAGGACTTGCAGATCTCGTATCGCACGATGATCTACGTTGTTCCACCCAAGCAGGACGAAGACATCGATGATCTGAATGATCAGATGCTTGCCCGTCTCATCAACGATCTTGACACCATCGATCCTGACGATCCCGACTTCATCGAGGTCGACGATGATGACATCGCTCTGTTTGACGACGAGGCAACCGACGAGTTCATCCTCACTGAGGATGAGAGCTACCGCGAGCGCGCAACTCTGCTCAGCACGACGATCAGCACCTTCCCCAACAAGGCAGTCAAGATGAGCAACGCCAACCTGGCGTGGGCCATTGCCGACTGGAGCTACGCTCCTGCTGAAGACGCTGAGAATCTGCCGTGGGATAAGATCTTCCGTGCCACGGGCATCAATCACTCGCGTAAGCGCGACTTCCTTGACACGTTGGCGACGTTCTACGCTGACTACAGCGTCTACGACAACATCACGGACAGTGCGCAGCGCTGGAGCAGCGATGACATCGCTGATGACATCCACGATGTCATTGACGCTCTTGTGTCGAAGAAGCATTCTTACGACGATGAGCAGCTCGCCCAGATGGTCTACGAACTGCGCTACATGGAGCAGTACAACGTTCCGTTGTCGGCGTATCGCAAGATCTACGAGTCCATCAACATGCTCTGTGACCCCCAGACCGCTTCGCTTCTGGTCAAGCAGAACATGAACCTGCTCATGAACGACACGCTCAACGCCCTTAGTGGCAAGCGTGATCAGCTGGAGCGTGCACCAGAGACCATCAAGACTATCCCTGTGCAGCGACAGCTCTCGCCTCAGCAGCTTGCTGCTGTGCAATCGACTGAGCCGCTCATCCTGACTCAGGCAGGCGCAGGGGCTGGTAAGAGCACGGTCATTCTGGCTCGTATCCAACAGCTTGGTCTGTGCGGTGTCAATCCGTCTGACATCACTGTCTTGTCGTTCACCAACGCAGCGGCGGACAACATCATCAAGAAGAATCCCAACGTTCGTTCCATGACGATCGCGCGGATGATTCACGATCTGTATATGAGCTACTTCCCCACCCATGAGCTAAGCTCTGTGGAGACGATCGCTAACTCCTTGGGCATCTACATGCCTCAGGATCCGTTCGCGTTCCAGTTTGCTAACAAGCTACGCAATCTGGAGGGTCGTAACTCTGAGGGTGCGCACACCGCGTTGAACAACTTCATCGAATCACACCTAGAGCAAACGGTTGACGCGCTCAACCTCATCAAGCAGACATCGCTAGAGCTTGAGATCATCCTGGCTTACCAGATGATCGACAAGATGCCGCTGCCTGCTGGGTTGAACATCCGTCACCTGATCATCGACGAGGTACAGGATAACTCGGTCTTCGAGTTTATCTACCTGCTTCGTCTGGTGAACAAGCTGGGCTGTTCACTCTTTATTGTGGGTAAGCATTGCTCACATTAAACCCTACTAATTGCGGGAAACTCATGTTTTCGCGACAACGACCGCGACTATTGGGAAACCAATAGTGCAGCAGATGAGATAACGCTCATCAGATGGTAATACCGTTGTCGTTAATGACAATCCGCAGCCAGCCACCCAAACGTCAAGTCGTGGGAGGAAGGTTCATCGACTATCGAAAGCGCTGACATATTGTCAGTAATAAGCCATGAGTAATCTCATGGTGAAGCGAGTAGAGTAGCGACCACACACGCATCATGTGGTCTGCGAAATGATGGGCATGTTTGGTATACTCTACCTAACATGAAGATATAGTCAACCAATTCACGAAACGAGGAAATTGATGCTCTCCTCATATGACATCAACAGACGACATTCACTGAACACGCACTTTTTCGACACCATCCATAGTGAGAAACAAGCTTATTGGCTTGGTTTCCTATGGGCCGATGGATCATGGTCGAAAACCGCTCCACGATGCAGTGGCCCTAACCGGCTCACTCTCGCCCAGAAACTCTCGGAGATCAACCATCTTCAATTGTTTCTCGACACCCTTGAAGCGGATTACCCCATCCGACGCTTTACCGGCGGGTATGGAACAGCTGTTGTTGCACACATCAACAGCCGACCTTTGTGCATAAGCCTTGAACGACTAGGCTTTGCTCGTAAAGATCAACGTATTCACATCCCGCCAATACCGCCATCATTGCTACACCACTTTGTTCGTGGGTACTTCGATGGGGATGGATGCCTATCTGTCTACACACAGACAGTCGGTAATGCCATCATCAATAAGCAGGAATGGTCCCTCACCGGACACCCGGAATTCATTGCAAACATTCGCCAGCTTATTGAACAAAATGTTGATGTCTCCCACCGAGTAAAGATCAAAACTTACAAACGTACTAATAAAGCAGTCACTTTGCGGTACGGCAGAAAGTCCGACATCATTGCTCTCCATGATTACTTGTATCAAGATACCACTGTATATCTCGACTCAAAGTATCAACAATTCGTAGAGTTCTTCAATCGTGAGAAGAAATAGGGATGCTTCCCAAACGCTTTACGAGTTCCGTTCGGCGAACCCGAAGGCTCTGAATGCTCTCGAAGCATCCGGTGTCTTCACACCCTACAAGCTGGAAACGAACTATCGCTCCAACCAGGAAGTCCTGGACATGGCCAATGTCCACCTCCTGTCCGAGATCGAGGCGAACCAGCTTGCACAGATCCGTCTGCGGGCCAACTCGCTAACCCCTGTGACGGCAAACTCCTTCCAGGAGAAGGTGCGCGTGGTGCACGAGCACTACACCGCCGATAGGAAGTTCCTCACCGACCTACCGATGCTTCTCTCGAAGCACGTCAACTCTTACATCCAGGAATGTCTGGGTCGCGGAGAACAGGTCGCGTTCTTGGCGTTCACACGCCGAGAGGCTTTCGCCATCCAAAAGCGCCTGGAAGAGCTCTTCCCCGGTCGCTCGGTCATTTCGATGATCTCCGACAGGCGTCGCGCGTCGACGTTCTTCTCGTCGTTCATCGAGCACCACTGGAGCGACATCGAGGCAGTTGATCCCGCGAATGCGTCGTTCGTGTTCACCAAGGAACTCGTGAACCGGGGTCCGGGTGCCAACCCGAACGCTCAGGCAGCACTCGCCAAGATGGCTAGTGAATGGTGGACTGCGTCCGCCCTCACTATCCAGGGTTGGGTGTACGAATATCAGGCAGGCATCATCACCAAGGAGGTCTTCTTCGATCGTTTGAAGAAGTGCATCCTGGACCACGAGATTCGCCATAACTCAATTCGCGATGCGCTTATGCATCGCAATAACGAGGAACGCAAGATTCGCAACCTTGAAACCAAGGCGGATTTAATCGTGTCGACGGTCCATGGCGTGAAGGGCCTTGAGTTCGACAACGTTGTTGTCATCTACAAGGACCAGTCAGACATGACGGAAGAGAAGAAGCGACTGTATTACGTTGCGTTCACGCGCGCTAAAAACAGCCTCTTCGTCCTCTCGCATGGAACAACGCTATCTGCCCGCATTGTCAGCGACTACAACCTCATCGTTGATTCGCTGACCAACCCTGCTTCTGGTAACGATGGTGACGACGATGGTGAGAACCATGCTGTCGATGCGATCGTTGTTGACGAGGATGATGTCCTTGATGCCATTGAGGATGCAATCCCCGACCAGAACGCAACTGTACAGTCTGCGCAGGCTGTGCTGTCTGCACCGACTGTGCCGATCGCGCCCACCGACGCAGCTAATGTTGTCACTCCTGACATCATCGCTAGTGTCATCAACGGTCTGGGCTCTGAGGCTGACGCAACAACGAGCGACGAGTAACGCACCCACGCGAAGCTTTTCGCTCCACCACCCCATGGCTCCTGGAATTTTCCAGGAGCCATGGGGATGCTCTATCTGCTACCCCCCACTTCTCTCTCAACTCTCGAAAGGAGCCCCCTATATGGGAAACATCCGCCAAGGCGACGTTTGGTTCGTCGAAGCCGCACCCGTCCCTGGTGGCGGGACCGTCGGCAATGAAATCTGGTCCGGTCGACCTGCTGTTATCGTGAGCAACGATGGTATCAATGAACGATCTAATGTCGTCCAGGTCGTTTATCTCACGTCCCCGAACAAGCAGCGTCGCACTAACACCATCAACCCCACGGTTCACGTCAACAGCCGAGAATCAATTGCTGTGTGCAATCAGGTGGCAAACGTCGATAAATCCCGACTCACGAACCGCATCGGTCATGTGGAAAACCATGAGCTGGAAACCATTCAGGACGGTATCGCTGCCGCTCTCGGCCTTAACTAAACCCCGATACACCACAACGAAAGACAGGCGACCATGACAGTCACAACAACAGTGAAAGGCTATTTTCACATCACTGCTGACTCACTAGATGTAACTCAAACGTTTATCGACATCGTTAATGAGCTGCATCCTGAGAAATACGAGTGGTCAACAGAGATTGGACCCGATATCACTTTATGGAGTCCCCGGCCCGACGACAAAATGTGCTACGGCATTCCCTTTCAGGCAAAAGGTCGCAACGACTATCGCAAGAACCTTATCGACATGCTTGATGTCATCGGTCAAAAACGAGCACGAAAAGAGATCCAGCGGCTTACAGACGAAGAGTTGACCATCGTTGTCTCATGGGAAGAATTCGCAACTGAAGAATCCTTTATCGCACGTGGACAAGCCATCATCGAGAAAAACAAGGGGATGGCACTCTACTCTGCGCTTTTAGACATCCTGTTCTACGACCGTAGAGATCTTACTGTCGATCTGCTGAAAGCATTGGGTTTTTCGTCATGGAGATACGCTGACTACACTCGTACTGGAATCACCAACTTCATGACAAAGTTCAAGAACAACAAGAAGATCGTTGATGAACTCTCTCAATACGACATTGACGATCTCGTTTACTTCACAGAACCACATGGACGGGGCTATCTTTATCACCTAGAGAATATGAACAAGTCGCATGCTATCGAATTTCGAGACAAGCTTCTCGATATAATGAGAGAGCATCCGACAACATCGATTGTAGAAGGTGCAGTCGACATCACCGCATCCAGTGAATCGGAAGTTCGTACACTGGTATCAATTTTCGCTACTTCGAATGACGATACAACACCCCGCACCAATGGCTATCGTATGAAATTCGATCGTCACAACATTGACATTGGCGAAATAGAACCTCAAATGTTTACCACATCTGTGAAGTTCCAAGGGGCGGCAGTGCATGGCCACCGGTATACGATTGATGATGTCGTCAAATATGCGACACACCGATTGTCACAACTACCTATCGATACCAGGGAATCCATTCTCAATGGGCCATCGTTCTGGCTATCGTTTAGATGGAAAGAACACGACAGTAATCGAGAATTGCTGACGAATGGATGGATCATGTGGGAAAAGCAACCTGATCAAACCAGTTTGCAGACGACATATGTCGAGATCAATGGATCCATCCCCCAATGACCCCCACATGAACAAAGCCCTGGGCACATCGCGTGCTCAGGGCTTTGTTTTCACGATCGTACAGCTGACCAGTGATCAATGATCACCTGACTCATTCGACTCGCTTGTCAACGATCGATTCAGCGTCGACGACGCCGAAAACTTCAGCACGTCGTAGCCAGGTACCGCACCTGTACCTGACTTAGTGAACTGCACAGTATGACCAGCCTTATGCAGCCGATAAAAACGACCGAATCCCGTTAGCATGACCGATCGACCAGAACGGGTCGTCGTGATGATCTCATCGACGATAGCCGCATACACAGCTCGCACAGTCGCGCTGTCGATACCCGTACGCTTCGATACGGCCTGTATCAACTTCGTCTTCGTCATACGGGTGTCATCATCCACCCTCACATTCTTCTGTACGTCCTTCTTGAGCGCCATGATCCAACCTCTCATCCTTTCCCCACGTGTAACGGCACGTAGCCGCTTTCTGATTATGTTCGTGTATCAGTCTAACATATCGAAACACACCGATGCTTAACCGACCGATACATAAATATATCCCCAGGGGGGGATGAACCCCTGGGGATATATCAGCCCAGCCTCATGCCAGACTGTCAGCCACCGAATTCGTAGCCACCAGACGGTGCCTCCCGTCGAATCTCTTCGAGTTCAGGATCGATGTTTCGAGACTGACTCCGAGTCGTCGTGGTCGTCTCTTTCGCCATCGTGCCACGAGCCTCTTCGATGTACGCCGCACGCATCTGCGAAGTAATGCCAGCAGCAGCGATTTCGTAAGCAGCCATCGTTGCTTTCTTTGCCAGACCAGGCTTTTGCATCTGCTGACGCTCCAGCCTCATCTGACGCTCCTTGGCCCATGCGTGACGATCCTCTTCGTTGACACCGAACAGACCGCCGATCGTGTCGTCATCCTTTGGGAAACCCAACATTGGTCACTCCTTTCATAGAGATGGTTCGAAACCATCGTTATCGTTAGGTCGATCGTACCCGCCCATGTCAAACCCGTCGTCAACATCGTTGAGTTCAAAGTCTTCAGCCTTGAATGCCGACGTGTCATGAGCGTTGTACTCTTGGTTGTCACGCGCACGGTTGTACGCGCTACGTCGACGCTTCGAGTCTTCCCTCATTCGCTCTGTGTGCGGATCCGCATGAGCGTTGTCATGCCCTGGAGACTCACGTGCGTCAGAGTAAAACTCCCCCCGTTGCCAACGGTTATAGGTTTCCTCTGGCGTCGCTGCGAAGTCTCGCATCTCCGATCGCCACTGAGACCCGTACTGCTGCGCCCAGTGACGCTCGATGTCCGGGTGAGCCTTCGCCACCATGTCCATGGCGTGAACGAACGATGTCGCATAGATGTCTCGCTGCTCATCTCGATCGAAACCATCGAATTCCATGGCATCGAGACCACGACGAGCTCGACGAATCTTCTCACCCATCGCACCAGGAACGCTGTGCACGTCCAGGTTCTTGTCCCGAACAGACCAGGCAGAACCATAGGCAAGCAGCGACTCATTCAGATCCGCAATGTTGCCATTCAGCGCTGCACGCTCCATCTCACGAGCCATGCACGTACTCAAAGACAACTCATGCTGCATCTCGTTGTACGGAGGACGGACAGTGAAAGAACCTCCCACAATGGGCTCACCCATGCGAGTGGACCAGATACCAGTCCACGTTCGATGCGGTTCCCCGGTCTGAGCGTCCACCGTCTCCACCATGTCCATGTCGACCTCACCATGAGCGGTCTCAACGAACGCATTCGCCCAATGGGGCTCATAACGCATCCGTTGGCCCATAAGCATACGACTGACGGTGTTCACCTTTTCGGGATCCAAGCCATCCTTGTGGACATCATCCCAGAAGCGCTCCATCAGGTGCGCATATCCCTCTTGGACCTCAGCAGGATCCACACCAGGTTGACGCATCTGGTTGAACATCGCCTCGCTCAGACCAAGATGCGTCAACGCCGCACTCGCTTCATTGAACGGGATGCGACCATTGCGCTCCTTCGCTTCGATACGCTCCAGACGACGCTTCAGAGAGGGCGGCAATTCACCACCATGCTTCTCCCGGTGACGATCGGCCTTATCATGCAACTGTTTCGATTGACTGCGTCGACGGGCTTCAGCCATGTCTTCGACAGCCATACGCGCATCACGAGCGAATGACTTCACCTGTTGGCGGAAGTTGGGCGACAGCATCCACATGGTGAAGCCCATGCCAAAAGATTCAGCCACAGCCGACATCGACACGCCATCTTTCAAAGGCACAATAGCGCTCAGCACCATCATCGATGCATACGCCTTGTGCTTACCCTGAAGATCGTTCATGCGAGAGGCAATGTCAGCCTTTCGCTTCATCGACTTCAGATTCACCTGGCTGAGAGCATGGAGATACCCATCAGCGTGGTAGCGCATATCGAGCCTCAGCTGCTGCGCCCAATCAAGCGCAGGCTTTGGCTCTACCGCGTGAACAGGTTCAGGCTTCTTGTCGAAGATCTGCTCCTTGGTCACAACCATCGTTGTGACCTCATCTTGATCCTTCTGCGGACCAACTTCACCCCCGTAACGAGGCGCTGGAAGTTGGCGAGGTGGACGAGCCATCTTGTCCTCCTTTCTATTGCTTTTTATCTCTCTACAAACGCGTCACAGCTCGAAGCCGTCATCAACGCTTGGGGTTTGCACCTGGGACTCAGGAATACCCATACGATGAGCAGTAGGTGGCACACGTGGTGTCGATCGACCCACGGTGACACCGCTACCAGGAAGCGAAGCCTGGATCGAACCCGATCGCTGAGCCGGAACCTGAGGCCCAGACTGTCCAGACGCAGGCGCAGATGCGAGAGGGCGACCCTTCTCATCACGGCCATGCGAAGCCAGCCAGTCCTTGGCGACATTACCCACCCGCACAGGACCACCCATGCGAACCTGAGATCCCGGCGTCTTCGGGGGCTGAGGAATAGGAGGCACAGACGGTGCAGGCTGAGCTGCCTGAGTAGACCGAGCAGACCCAACAGTGCGCACAGGCGGTGGAACCGTCGTCACACAAGCACCCTGAGGCGGAGCGAATCGATCGAAGTTCGGAGACACCGAAACAGACGGAGCAGCAGGCGCAGAGCCACGCATCTCCTTCGCAGCCTCACGGTAATGAGCGCGTGCATCGTTCAGCTTACGCATCTGATCATACGCGCGTGTCAGAGAGTCTCCACCAAACTCAGTGATGTACTCCTTCTCCACATGCTTGATAGCTTCCATTGCCTCATCGTTGATGAGAACACCAGCCCACGATGCGTCAGAGATGGCAGCACGCAGATCATCGCCACCTGTTCGAACAGCATCCGACATAGCATCGGGAGTCTGCATCTCCATGCGCTTCGCGAAAAGATATGCGCCGTCACGTAGCAACGCATTGACATGCTTTTCCTTCTCAGGCGCATCCTTGTTGACGATCGCCATCACCTTATCGGACAGAGAACCCGTCCACTCCTGGGAACTAAGGCCGTAGATACGTTCAATGTACCCCTCCGATGGCTCTCGATACTGCTCCTTCAGAGCAGTGCGGTAGTAAAGCTCCGCGTAATCGTGATCATGGATCTGGTCGTATCCATGCGTGAGCGATTCTGCACCAAATGGGATGACACACTTGTCATCCGCATCCTTAATGGCCAACAGAGCTTCATCGTTAATCCGAACACCCATCTGAGCCACATGCGTGATAGCATCGCGCAGCTCATCATCATCGCCTCGTTCTGGTTGGATTTGGAACTTCTGCGCAAACAGGTATGCCCCATCGCGCAAAAGCGCATTGACATACGTTTCCTTCTCGGGCGCATTCTTATCGACGACTGCCGTCACCTTGTCAGAAAGCGAACCTGTCCACTCATGCGGATCAAGGCCGTAATACTCCTTGATTTCGCTATCGGTTGGCTCTTCGTACCATATCGACATGACTATCCTCCTTTTGTTACGTCATACATTCGACTCGTATACCAGTATATCGCACTATTGCAACGATTACGACGCAGACCAGCACATAACACAAAGGGGGGATACGAAGAAGCAGGCCCCACCTAAAGGCGAGACCTGCTTCTTCCTGGCTTCAGCGCACCGTCACACAGTGATCACAGCTCGAAGCCGTCGTCCTCGCGTTGCTGAACTTCATCAGCAACCAGACCGTAACGCTCAGCTGCACTGGTACCCGTATGCGAGCGCACCGGAACAGCCCACGATGTCGACTTACGTCGACCGATCTTCTCATCACGATCCACGCGAGCCACAGTGTCTTCCATGGCGATCACCGGTGCCTCAGCCTGCATCTCCACATCGGCCTCCATCACCTCACGCACACGAGCCGGTGCGAACGTGGCGTTCCACTCACCCTCGAACAGGTTAGCGTGAGCATCGGCCAATGCTTGCATCGTGGTAAAGTCACCGCCGTATGCCAGGCGATCCATCGGAGAAGCAAGCTGCTCAATGACCTTCTCGTCCTCCAAATTCAACATCGTTCCGTTGCTATCGCTGAGCGCATTGGCAACCTTCGTGATGTTGTCGCTGTTCACAGCCACACCCAGACCATCATCACCGTAGAACTGTGAGAACGCAGCTACCCACTGATCCTTGGTGGCCTGAACCGGCTTACGATCGTCGTCCGTCACGGTGTTCCACACACCGTTAGCATCCTGAGCAATCAGCTGACCACGCCACAAGCTTCGAGCCGGACCCATCAGCAGCTCATACCGGTGACGAGCATCCACAGGGTCGTGCTTGGCTTGCAGAATACTCTGCGTCACCGGGTAAGTCAGCTCCAACACAGCCTTGAGCTCGTCGTTACGAAGAGCTCGCACGCCACGCTGAGAGAACGTACCCGCAACACCGGTACCAAACGACTTCACAGCGGTTGCGTACATGGTACCCAGCTGTTCCACGCGCGTCACGCACGTGGTCACCAGATCCACCTGGTTCTCCGGGTCATACCCGATGTATCGAGCGTAATCCAACATCTTCTTAGGCGAGCCTTTAGCTCCCGTCTCAATACACGCAGCCTCAACGGATGCCATGTGCTCCTTCACGGAGCCAAACGACAACACAGCCTCACCGTACTGATGCTTGAGCGCCTCACGATACATGTAGGACGCTGCATCCACGACATCACGACCTTCGTCCAGGAACTCTTCACGAGTCGTATCCCCTTCGATCAGATCGTAGTACGCGTCATTGGCACGCTGATGGACCTCATCCATCGCATCCGCATGGCGAGAATCGTAGTGCTGCGACACCTTCACATCGAGCGCGTTGTGCATCGCAAGGGGGTAACGACCCTCGTCGTCCATGCTCTGGCCCAGATCGATGAGGTTAGCCTCGACAGTCAGACGCTCCAGCGCTTGCTCATGTGCCGGACCATCGCCCAGCTTCACGACGGCAACAGAGTCACCGTCGAAATCGCCGTCGAAACACTTGACCATGTTGGGGTTCACACTGACACCCGTGAGACGATCGTCAAGGCTCACACGCATGTAACGAACACCCGCATCGCGAAGAACGGGGTCACGCCACACAAGCGCATAATCACCATCACGCAAGTGCAGTTTCTTCGCCAGCTCCGGGCCAACACCGACCTGGTCGATGTCCAGACGAGGATCACCCGTCCACACAGCAGTGGCCGAGTGCGGCAGACGCGAGGCCATGAGACCTTCCTTGAAGACATTGCGCTTACCGGTGAACCGGCGACGCATGATGTCTTGTGCAATACCGTCGTATGCAGTCTGAGCGCGATGCATCGCCTCAGCCATCGTTCGACGAGCATCAGAAAGCTCCTTGCCAGTCAGCTCACCAGACGCAGCACGATCGGCAGCATGCTTGTAGCGCAGCGACCATTCACGGATTGCCAGATAGCGATACGTGTAGTCGTGCACCGTCGACGTACCGTCGTCAAGATCCTGGCCCGATCGCAGATGCGAGCTCAGCACCGGCGCACGCCACGTAGTATCAGTCGCATGGGGCGTACGAGCGCCCGTTGGCATCGTCAGCGGGAACGGAATCTCCATGTCACCGCCAGCATCACCAATCAGCGACGCGAAATCGTTACGAACGCGACGCACGTCGAACGATCCACGCTCGGTCAGCGGAACATCGCCCATCTCAATGAGACGGCGCGGCCCACCGACAGCAAGATCATCATGACCATCACGCAAGGTGCCATCAGGCTCGATGTCCAAACCGCACACCAGAGCCATCTCACGCAGCTGTGCAAGAGCTTGTAGGTTGCCACCGTACATCTGCTCCAGCACCTTATCGCAGCCCTGGGACTGCAACGCCCACGCAAGCTGAGACGACGCCTTACGGCCCTGGCCAGCCCGAATCGCGGCTTCGTCATACGCAGCAGTCTTTGCATCCACCGTCATATGGGTATCGATGAACGACACCTTACCCATACCGGCCTCAACGGTTGTACCGTTGGGCAAGCGAAGCGGCGCAGTCTCCTGCATTGCCTCACGGGCCGAGCCGCCATTGAAACGAGACACGGCACTAAACGGTGCCATGACGACATCCAGACCCGGATTCTCACGGAAGAGGGTCATCATGTCAATCGATCCATGAAGCTCTTCGATCTCATCAGGAGACAGATCCGCATCACGGTCAACAATGAGCGAGATGACGCCCTTGTTGCCGTGCATATCGGAAATCTTGTCGCCAACGATCAGATCACGCATCTCACCGTTCGTTCCACGAACGCGGTACTGACGAGCAAAGTCAGCAGAGACAACGATGGAGTCTTCCATCGTCCAACCACCCGCCGTCATGAACGCAGTACCCACAGGCTTCGTCACGGACGATGCGTTCATGAGATTGGAGGTCGTCATCTGCTGACGATCGAACGGATCGTAGCTCATGAGCTGAGCCTGCTCAGTCAACATCAGCGGCGCACGATCATTCTTATCAGAACGCACAATCGAACCATCAGGGTTCACCTGCGCACCAGACACGAGATAACGAGTCACGCCCTGGTTAACGCCGCCCGATGTCATGATCGGATCGAAATAGCCATCGGCTTCTTCGCTGAGCAACGACATGTTGCGACCGCCGGTCAATACCCACGGATCCATGGTCGTGTCGTTGGCCGGATCGCCACCAATGCCCTGTTCACGTCCGCGAGATGCACGGAAGTCAGCGTCGATCGTCGACCCATCACGCAAAGCGTTCGGGTAACGCACACGACGCGCTTCGGTGGCAAGAATGGCATCAAGGATCTTCCGATCCATGCCTTCTTCGAGAGCGCGCTCGTAGTGATCCGCGCGGTGGCGCGTATCCGACAGACGACGGTACACGCTGTTCAGCGAGGCGGGTTCTCCCACGCGAGACCGACCCGAGAGCACATCAGCCTGAACTCGATATCGAATCGCGTCACTCATCTGCTGCTCGTAACCGATCAGCCGGGTGCGCTCTTCGAGAGACTTGTTCTCCCCAGGCTTCTGTGCCACCACACGGGCATCAAAACCAGGCACGATCATCAGATCGTTACCAGAATTGAACCGTGTGATGATCTCACCGTTCTCACCGCGAGCAAAGATCTGTCCGATCGTACCGCTCACGGGCTCTTCCTTACCTGTCTGCGAGCGCATGATGGAGCCCGTCCACTCCACAACGCCGTTGGCGTCGACGCGGATAGAACCAGGCGTCACAGCGCAGGACTCCAGCGTGTCAGACACAACCTGAAGCATCGACTGAGTGAACTTATCTTCGACCGTCTCCATCGGCAAAGCCGTGGACTCATCGAAGGCGATCAGTCGATCGCGGAACGTGTTGGAATAGAACGACTCCCCGACGATCTTCTCTTGAGGCATACCGACGCCGCGCATAGCAGCCACGAGATCATCGTTGTTGCGCCACTGGCCGTGTTCACTCGTCATGTAACGAGCGACACGCACGGGATCGAACACGAAGTCATCAGAGTCAATAGGCTCATCGATACCGATCTGGGTATCAAGCAGATCCCGAAGATGGGCACGAACGCGCTCTTCAGGGGTACCCGTGTACGCCACGGAACCGGCCAGCATGTCGTGAACGCCCGACAGATCGCTCTCTTGATCCATGTCGTCAAGCAGACCCGTCGCCTCAGCGTACTCAGCACGAGTAGCCTCAGGCTTCAGCAGCGTCGTCTCAGCACCACGAAACACATCCCAGTACGCGCGACCAACAGCCGCAAGATCAGGATCACCAGACAGCATAGGGATGTACGTACCCTCACGGGCAGCATCCTCGTGATCGCGGAACTGCTGAATCAGACCGTCGACATCGAGCTGCTCAATCACATTGTGACGAGCGCTGCGCACAGCACCAGTAATGAAACCGGATGCCTGTTCACGACCTTCGGGCGTATCAGCAAAGAACCGCGAAGACGCAGAACGCTCCTTCATCTGACGACGAATCACGATCTGCTCACCGTTCATACCAGGCATGTCCTTGTACGCACTCGTCAGTGTTCCAGTGGAGAGATACGACTCCTGAACCGTCTTACCCTTGCTGGTCTGACGCTCGCCCACTCGGCCCACGAGACCCTTGCCGTCTTTACGCTCCACCGGTCGACCCAGAGCGACACGCACAAGGTCGCACACCTCGTCAACAGTTGGCACATAAGCCACCTGCTTGTTGTCTCGACGAGCCGTCGTGGAAAAGTACAGAGTCGCACCGTTGTCGTAGACACGGCCCACCCACTGCTCTTTGTCTCGGGTATCAGTCAAACGCACCGTCATATTCGTACCCGTCAAACGCGCACGGATTTGACCGGGACGCAGATCCTTCTCGATCGTGTACGGAATACCTTCTTCTGCGAGCATGTCCAGCACAACTCGGGAACGAGCCAATGCATCGGTGCTCATGAACTGACGGGCGTTGTAGCGCCCCGTTTCGGGGTTGCGAGCGCCGTCCAGCACCCACTGGCGAACCTCGTTGTACTCAGCCGTCGACATACGGCCCATGAGCTCGGTGAGACCCGAGACATCATCAAGGCTGAGCGCTCGGCCTGCCTCTTTGGCCTTCCCTTCGTCGGTCAGACGGTACAGAGTGAGTTCCGAGGTCGTCACTTTCTCGATGTTGCTCGGTTTACCGTCTGCATACGCAGCGATGTCACCATCAAGAACGTACAGAATAGACGTTCCCGCCTGCTTCACAGTGCGACGGCTCCCCCACCGAGGATCATACGGAGAGATCGACAGACGCGGACCAGATGCACCGGCAGAACCCTTCAGACCAACCATGTTCGTGAACTCTTCGTACAGAGCCTTGTAGCCCTTACTCGATGTATCGGCAGGTTGGAACAAAGGCTTGTAGCCAGGCACATGCTCTTCCATAACGCTCTGGATAGCGCCCAACGCATCGGCAACAGGTAGATCGCCATCGTTGAAAGAACGACCCTGTTCATTGAGACGCTCTTCCATGAGATCCCTCAGGCGTCGACCCTGAGATACAAGAATCGGAGTCTTCGTGATCTCCGAGGTTCGATTGATTGTGCGAGCGATCATATGCTCGTACATGTAACGCCGGAGTCCGGCATTGCGCGTTTGCATAACGCATTCTCCTTCCTGGAGTTTCGATCCACTGGATCGATCGGGTATTACGCCCTCCATTCTACCTGAGAAAAATGCTTATTTCGACTGGAAACACAAGGAAAACAGCATAATCACATCTGCAACGACAGATAAACAGCGTCACTCAACTCATCACCTTGGAGATCATAACGAAGCCACTCCGGTTTAGCCAAGCAGACATACCGGCGACCGAACTTGCGATCACGGTCATGGTCGCGCGAACACCACATGTGGGTCTTCACTATAGCCAATTCTTCCTCCGTAAACTGAGCAAGGCTCGCTTCGACTTCTTCTGTGCCCATCCAATCACGAGATGACCCGTTCCAATGATTCCACTCACTGGCATTATTAGGATCAAGCCTTTTGTAATATAGCTCTCCATCAGAAAGTCGCTCGAAAACAACGAGAACAGGCATCATGCCACTTATCTCACTGAATCTATGATTGTGGCACTCTACATTACCTGTATCCCACAAACGCTTTACTAGATCAAATGGGCTCGTTGCTGCCATAATCTCTTGGCACAACATATCTTTTGCCAGATCCAAACGATCAACGTTATCCATGATTTCTTCCTTTCACATAGGGATTCTGTTGATACCTCAGTCTAACACAACATTATGCATCACGCGACTATGATACACTGAATAATGTAAACAACACGGACCAGAGAAAGGACCGTCACCATGCCAAGGAAACCCTCTCAGACTCTTGAACAGTTCAACCCCGAGCTCGCTGATCAGCTCGTTGATCAATCCCTACGATCGATCGCTCGCGGTTCGGACAAGAAAGTTCAATGGCGCTGTCCCGTTGACTCTCGTCACGTGTGGTGGGCAAGCCCCATGAACCGCACTAATTCGAAGAATCCAACCGGATGCAGCGTATGCAACGGAAAGACTGTGATCCACGGTGTCAACGACGTTGCCACCACTCACCCCGAAGCAGCTGCTCTCATGGTTGATAAGAAGCTACGAACGAAGCTCACTGGGTCTTCCAACAAGAGGGTCGAATTCTGGTGCGGCAACCCTAAGCACGACCACTGGACCGCACCGCTGAGCAACGTCGCGCGTCAAGGGACACGCTGTCCCCAGTGTTCGGGTCGTCGTCCCGTCTCTGGTAAGAGCGACTTGGCGACTACTCATCCCAAGCTGGCCGCTGAGCTCGTTGATCAATCCCTTGCTACCACTCTCAAGCCAGGATCAAACACATCCGTGCTCTGGCAGTGCCCAGCAAACCCCAAACACGCGTGGAAGGCAACGCCGTACAGCCGTACGGCTAAAAAGACTGGCTGTCCATATTGCTCGGGAAGAAAGATCGTCCCTGGTGTCAATGACCTCGCAACCACACACCCTGCTTTGGCCTCACAGCTCGTCGATCAGTCTTTGACAACTGTGGTGAGCAAAGGTGGAAGCGAACCTGTGCTCTGGCAATGCCCGGTCAACCCGGAACACACATGGCTTGCTGCTCCAAGTAACCGCGTGAAGCCCTCGGGGTGTCCAATCTGCTACAGGCTCCACGCCAACCCATCGCAAACACTCCTGACCGAGATGGTCCGAAAGCTTGTCCCCACCAGCACGGTTCTCGGTGACGACCATACGGTCCTCCCCTCGGGTAAAGAGCTGGATATTGTCGTTCCTGACCACCATCTGGCTATCGAGTTCAACGGCGTGTTCTGGCATTCTGAGGCAGCATCCATCGAGGCACACTCGAAGTCTCTCCCCCACGGCTACCATGCCGCCAAAACGCGCGAAGCGCGCGAGCAAGGCTATCAGCTCGTGCACGTGTGGGAGGATGACTGGCTGCATCGACGTGAGCTCGTTCTACGCGCTCTCGCCCACAAGTCGCATGCTGTTGACAGCCTGCCCGATGTCCTCCCCGACATCAACCCGTTGGCTTGCCAACGTCTTTACGCACGCAACCTCACGGCGAGACGTGTCCATGGGGGTATTGCCAGGCGTTTCTGGCAAGACAATCATCTCCAGGGGCCTGTTCATTGCACCATCAATGTTGGCCTCTATGACCAGGACGATGTTTTGCGTGCTCTGCTCGGCATCGGTCGCAAGAACCACGGCTCGCGCGTTTCGTTGCCAGATGGAACATGGGACATCCAACGGTATGCAACACTGGGTGTCATCGTCGGCGGTTTCACCAAGCTCCTTGCTCACGCTGAGACGCTTGTGCCTGTCGACACGTGGACATCCTGGAGCGACAACGACATCTCTGACGGTGGGATGTACCAAGCGGCAGGTTTCGTTGTGGACAAGCGTCAAGCTCCGAGCTATAGCTACGTCGGACGCCGAACAAAGTGGGAACGCGTTCACCGCTCCACGTATACCAAGCAGCGTTTCATCAACGATCCTGACCTCACGTATCAGTCTGGTCAAACTGAGCATGAGGCAGCATTGGCCAACAAGCTCTACAGGATCTATGACGCAGGTAAGACCCGATGGGTCAAAACCGTTGCACGTTGAATCCGCATAGCGCACAACACAGAACCGGGTGGCAGTCTGTTGGACTACCACCCGGTTCTCACGCATCTTTCACACCGTGAGAATCACTCATTCTCGCGACGTTCAAACACTCGCGCAATAGCTCGATCGAAAGCACCTCCGCCGAGATCCTCCCACGACTCCAAGCCGTGCAAGAACTTATAGAACGCATCGTGGACTCGCCACGAACCCAGATCCTCGATCTCAGAGATCGAGTCATCATCGGCATACACACCGCTCGTCTGATCAGACGATGCATCCCGAAGAGTACGCAGCTCATCGCTCGACACACCCTGGCTGATGTAGACCTTCCCATCCAACGAGCACAGCGAACCGTTCTCGTCTGTTCGGAAGAACCGAGCATCATCCACCATTGCGTGCTTCGCTTCACGATACGCAGCAACGATGTCGCCATCGAGGTGGTGCAACACATGCCCGCTCTCGCTCATCAGATGCTCACGGCTAATCTGGCCTTCTGCATAGCGCATCTTAGCTCGATCGGCCAACATCTCCTGACGAGCAGCAAGATCCTCTCGGACATCTTCGTTGATCTCGTCAGCTTCGTTGAACATGTCGTAACCCGATCCCAACTGAGCGCGCAGAGCTTCGTCACTGTCCATGTCGTACTCTTCGTTCTCCATGTCGTGGCCCTTACGCTCTTCCTCGATCGAGGCGATGAGATCCATGACCTCAGTCGAGTACACATCGGGGTCCAGGATCGAGATCCCATAATCATCCAGATCGTATGCCTCCTGGTACAACTCCATCGCCTCAGCCGCATTCGCAGCCTGCTCGATGCGCTTATCGAGCATCTTCATGAAGTTCGGCTGGTTGAGACGAACATCGAAATCAAGCGCCGACGAGAGGGTCGGAATCGTCTGAAGCGAATACTCACGACCAGGGTGTTTGATGGTGTTGCTGAACAAGCGCCACGACATCGGAAGAATCTCAGCGTTGCGGTTCCAGATAGGCGAGATGCCTGCCGAGAAGATGATCGAGTTGCGTTCCGGCAAGAATGCCAGATCGTTGTACCCGATGACGCTTTCTTCCTTCGCACTGATCGTGTACGACACCTTGCCCTCAACGTTCAAGCCTTCGATGAGACGCTCAGTATCCTGAGTCACCGTCTTCGAATCTCGCACCGCACGGTGGCGCGTACCAGACATCTTAGCCAACGTCTCAATCATCGTGTCATCCGTCGACTTCAGGAACACGATGTTAGCCACGTTACCCTGGATGATCTTGTCTACACTGTCGCCATAGACGTCTCTGGCCTGCTGAAGCGTCTGAAGAATCAACGTGAATTGCTGCTCTTGACCCAAACCAATCGAGAGCATGGTCTCAAAGCCCGAGATACCGTGACCCTCGGACTGCAAGTTGCCGAGCTCGTCGAGCATGAAGCGCGTCTTGTAGAGCGGCTTCTGGTTCGCCTTCGTCATATACGACTTATCGAAGTTCAGATCCACCAACTGCTTCACAAGAATCAGTACGAGCTTCGCGTACTTCATCAAGTGAGGTGGCGTCACCAGGAACACAGCCTTCGGCTGCTCCGAATAACGAACCGACGACAGAATAATCGCAGGAACATTCTCTCGTACAGTCTTGAGGCTCCCCGCCTTATCCAACAGACGTGTTGCCGGATAACTCAGGTGACCAGGAACAAGAACCCCGTTCTCACCCTTCACCATCTCCACGAGAACACCATTACGGATAATTTTGTTACCCGTGATCGGATCCTTGACGAACTTACGACCATTCAACGAAAGCTGGTAACCCTTCGTGAACTGGAAGTAGAACGTTTTGAGCAACACACCCGTCTGAGGGTTGAACAAACGCAGTCGCAAGTACGCCACATCGTGAGGGAACTTCCCATCGAAGTAGTACCGAGCCCATCCTTCTCGAACCACGGTATCTTCGTGCTCAAAGTCTTTCCCGAGGTTGTGTGTCAACTCGGGATCATCAAAAGCATCCCACTTCGCCTGAGCGCCGATGAGACCATCGCGCTTGGTGAAGTTCTGAGCAAAACGCACACCGAAGCGACGAGGGAACGACAGACCGCCAAGATCCGTGTTCTGTGACGGAGTACCAGAGGTCAACGTCGAGATCGTCGGATCAGTAAAGAAGCTCATTGCAGTGATAGCGATACCGTACACAGACGCGAGCATCTTCTCAGCCCCTGCCATTGCACGTAGCGCGTTGTTCGCGTTAGCGATCAACGTACGCATCGTCGACTGAGGCAATGCCTCAGTGGCGTTGAAGAACAGCGTGAGCAAGTCAGATTCCGGCTTGCCTTCCCACAGAAACTCGATGCGCTCAGCCTGCATCTTATCGTGCTCGATCAGAGCGTCGACTTCATCGGGATCAGACGACTGCTGATCGTAGTAGCCGCTCTTGATACGCTCGTTCACCTGAGTCATCGGAGACTTACGCTTCTTAGAAGTGAGCTGCACGAACAGCTGGTAGCAGTTGTAGAGCGTGACCTTGCCCCACATGGCATCAAGCTTTTGTTCCAGAACCTTCTGATCCATGCCGTGTCGCATCGCGTACTGACGCAGCTGGTGCTCTTCTTCCAGGTAGTAATCGATCAAGCCGTATGCTGCACGCTTGAACGCGTTGTTTGCAGCGTTTGGCCACACAGGATCTTCTGCACCGTCCACAGGGAAGAACACGTCTGCGATGTTTTCAACGTAGAGCGCGCACTTAGTCTGATCGCCTTCACGAGCAGCTTCAGCAGCCATTCCAAGAGGGTTGTAGATGTCAGTCTTCATCGCGTTGATGAGGTTGAACTGCACAACCTGGAATCCGCGCATGGTGGCACGGACGTAGTTCTTCACCAAGAGCTCACCCTTAGGATCATTGATGATCATGTTGTCTGGACGCTTCTGACGCATCCAAATATCGAGCATCGGCTCAATGTACGTCTGACCCTTACCAGCACGAGTCATAGCAAGAATCATGGTGTTCGCAGGAGCTGTATCCACGTAGTAGACGCCAGCAGGCCGCTGCGGCTCATATGTTGGAAGTTCCCACTCGCCGTTCACCAGATCAGCCAGGGTATTGAAACCCTTGAGCTTGTCTCGGTTGGCATTGCCTGGGTTGTACGGCACGTTGCGAGGATCGAGACGGCGACGGAGCTGCTTGTTATCCGGCAGACCTGATGCATTCCACAGAGCCGTACCGAACTCTTCATCAAACATCGGAACCATCTTGGTCACAACATCGCCATTGTCGTCCGTGAGAGCTTCTCCCTCGAACAGAGCCACATCGCCATCCTCATCGAGAATGTCCTTCTCAGCACGCTGTGCAAACGCAACCTTTTCGATGCCCTTATTCGAGACCATCGAGTGAGAAATCAGCGTCGTTGCACTCACACCTGTGTGCGCACCCACATCCGGGACAACATCGAAGCGCTCACGCACTTCTTCAGGGAGTGCCACGTGCTGGTCATTCTTGTACTGATTGATGTCAGTGGTATCGCGCATGAGATTCTGCGCCTTGAGGTTACGCAGCAGCCGCATACGCAGCAAGCCCCACACGACAAGACCAGCGATCGACGACACGACGAACTTCAGCCAATCGAACGACAGCATCCAACCGATCGCACTGTTCGGACGCTGAGCCAACTCAGCATCTCGATCAGCCTTTTCTGCTGCGACGGCATCCACGTGCCACTGTGGCTCAGGAACATCCTCAGCAGCCTCATAGCACGTCTCATCGGACGTATCGATCTCACCTGTTTCCAGAGCTGGGGAGAAACACCCTTCGCTCCACACGGGCTTGCCCAGTTCCTTCGTCAGAGCCTTGTTCTGTACTGCGTAGCTCGGAACAGACGAACGCCACAAGGCGTCACGGCCCATAGCAACACCCATCGTGCCGAACGAGAACAGCATCCACACGAGGATGAAGACGAGCACACCGGCAACAGCCGATGCGACTTCGCGCGACAACGGAGAGATCTTTGCCTCGATGTCGCTACGTTCTAGCTGCTGATCCCCATGGACATCCTGGTAAGCCAGTGAGTCAAGCTCATCCTGCTTACCTAGCTGGTTCCATGCCTGGCTACCGTGTTCACGAGGCGCTGCTCCACCGGATTTCTTTCGTCCGAAAGCCATATGCCCCACCTTTCACCTTTCTCTTACGTCGTTTCGATTCGGTTGATTCACCAACATAATCATATCAGATGCAGAAGATCAGAGACACAGAAAAGAGGTGCGGCAAGGATAACCCTCACCGCACCTCTTGTTCTATGCGATCACATCATCATGTGCTACACACCGATTGATGCTGCGCTATTGGTGCTCACCTGCGTGGAGACATCAGCGATCGCCGCAGCTGCTGCATTCGCATCACCGAACGCAGTGTGGATCAAAATGCCAGCGATCACGCCCAGCGCGAGGAACGCCAGAGCAACCAGAACTGCCAGGGCGATGTACAGACGGTTGGCTCGCTTAGCAACAAGGTTTTCGCGGTCCATCTGCTTCATAAGCGTCTTCTGATCGTTCTCCAGGAAAGCAATCTGGCTCTCGTACTGACGCGAGATTTCCTCACGCACCACGTTCAAGCGAGCGGCTTCCTCTTCCGTGCGCGCATTCGCACGCTCGACCTCAGCCTTGGCCTGAGCCAACTGAACAGCCCACTCTTCACGCATACGCGCCAGAGTCTTATTGGTTTCCTCCTGAGCAGCCAGAGCACGATTCTCGGCCTCTTCGCGCTCACGCGCGATCTGCTCATGCAGCTCCTTCTCACGAGCAGCAAATTCAGCAGTCTTCTGCTCGACGATATTCTCACGAGACAACTGCTCTCGCAGAGCCTCGGCACGAGCGATGTCTTCCTTACGATTCTCATCCAAGAACTGACCCATATCGTCACGGAACTGCTCCATGAGCTCCGCTTCACGGGCAACCTGCTCAGAGCGCTTCTGAATCAGGTGATCCATCACGCGAGTAAGAGCCGCGTCGAAAGAAGCCTGCGCAGACTGCTTGCGCGCATCGAGAATCTGGCGACGACGAAGAGTGTAATCCTCGTCGATGGTCGCACGGAGATTCGGTTCAATCTCATCGAGTTCTCGATCGAGACTGGGCTTGTGCCGCACGTCGTAGAGAGACTTCGCCTCCACGGCCTTAGCCTGGGCATCCGCTTCCTTATCCTTCTCGTACTTGGCGATGATGGTGGCGCGCTGTGCACCCACGATGTCCACGAGGCTCTCACGAGACTTCTCGGCGTTCGCATCAGCCTCAGCCAGCGTCTGAGCCCACACGTTGTCAGCACCAGGTCCAGTGCTCATCTGAGCAGCAATCTCATCGCCCGTGTTGGACACGAGCGAGAAGAAGAGATCGCGCAGCTCACTGATGTCACGACGACGCTGCTGGGCCAGTGCATCATTCGCCTGCTGAGACAGCAGTTTGATCTGACCATCGAGCCAATTTTCATCGCTGAGATGATCCAGCGAGAAACGGTTCGCTTCGTCCTCTTCATGACCAAACAGGGCCTCAAAGGGCGTCATATCGACAGTGAAGCCCAGATCCTCATCGAGGAACATACGAGCCATCGTATTGCGCACCGCCTCACGATCGAAGACACGGTTGTCGATGGCAGGGGCAGGGATGGGGTTCTCTGCGACCTCGGGAACATCCCCAAACGAATCAGTCTCAGACTCGGTGTCAGCATCCGATGCAACATCGAGATCCTTGAACGGATCGTCAATGTCAGAATCATCGTCGTCATACGAGCCCTCGTCGAACGGAAGTTCGTCTTCCAGAGGCTCGTCTGGAACCTCATCAGGGTCGAAATCCGGCAGATTGTCGACGTTTTCCAGAGACTCATCTGCATGGTCTGCCGATGGCGGCGCAGGAATATCCTCAACGAGATCCTCGGACTCCGAATCAGCAGAGTCAGTGTCCACCTCGCCTCCCAGACGACGCCACAGCGACGGGATCAGAGAAGCCAGAGACACAGCCCCAGACGAAATAGCCTGAGCCTGAGCCAGGGTAACCGTATCGGCATCCCCAGTAGGTACGTCGAGAACACCGGCCAGTTCATCATAGTGAACGGGGTTCACAACGAGAGAACCATCGCGCGTGTCGACAGACGTGAGCATGAAAATAGCCTTGTCGAAGAGGGTGTATTCGCCCATGCCTTCGGGGCTGAGCGACTGCTCCGTAGGGATAATGCCCAAGATGTTGTGACGAAGCATATCTTGGGTCATCAGGACTTGGATCTTATCGTCAGCGATTCGCTGGAGAATCGAGCCTTTGTTCTCGTCCCCCTTGGACGAGACCTTGCCCAGACCACCGATGCCGCCTTCTTCAATGGGTGCATCAACGGGGAGAGACAGGATGACACCAGCCCCATTGGGGAGTGCCCAACGCTCGTTGTTACGGATGAGATCGAGAGCCGCACCGGGCTCCGTCTCATCGATGACAAGCGCCAGAGAGTCCTTGGCCTTCTTGGCCTCAGCCTTCTGAGCCTTCTTGTCAAGAGCAGGAGCCACCGCAACCTGCTCGTCGACGACCTTGGTGTCGTCCTTCTTACCAAACAGCATAGACAAATCCTTTCGATCGATTCGGTTGTATGTGAGCCGGTACCTGCATCATTGGGAATGTTTGCAGGTACCGGCAAGCACACTGTGTTTGCACTCGTATACGAGGGTATCACACTTTGTGCCAAATGTGCTCGCATACGAGCAGATTCGATATGACTAAGCCTGTGGCTTGTCGTATGGCAAGACCACCACACGCGCATCAGACTTCAAGATCGTCACATCTTCGCTACGCAACGTGCCATCGATCTTGGCTGCGATCACACGTTCCTCGGGGTGTTCATTGATGAACGCTGCGACTTCCGTCGAAAGGTATCGCTGCATACGGCGAACCATGTCACGCGCACCACCGGCATCCGAGTCACTACGCGATTCGTCTTCCACCAGGAAGTCGACAACGCGCTTATCGATCGTCAGATCGATACCGTGCTTACGCTTCACATCAGCCTTGAGAGCACTTAGCTTCTTCATCATGATCTTGCGCAACGTAGGCCGCGACAACGGCTGGAACGGCACGATCGCATCGATACGTCCCAGGAGCTCAGGTGGGAACTTACCACCATCGGTGCTCTTGATCGACTCTTCGATGACCTTCTCGTACTCACGCATGCTGGCCTCACTACCGTGATCATCAGCGTTGTACTCACCGATGGTGCGGTAGATCTCCGAACCAGCGTTGGTGGTCAGCACAATATAGGTATTCAGGAACGACACCTGTCGCCCGTCCTTATCCGAGAGTCGACCGTCGTCAAGCACCTGAAGCAGCAAGCGCACAACAAGTGGGGATGCCTTCTCGATCTCATCGAAAAGGAGAACACAGTGACTGGTCGCCCACACCTGACGCGACAACTCTTCGCGGAACAGATCCACACTGTCGTCACGACCCCATTCAGTCATATCGAAACGAATAAGATGTCGTTGATCATCACCGAAAAGAATCTTTGCGAGTTGCTTGGTGACCTCAGTGTTATGCGTGACAATGAAATCACCGGCTTGATACAGGTGCTCATCGTTGTCGACGTAGATGCAGGTCATTTCGGCCTTCTGATCGAGTTTTTCGATAGAACGAATGCCGACATAATCGAACTTCTTCTCTCGCTGTTTTGCCACAGATTGAGCCTTGATGGCAAGGCTCTTCTTTCGATTGAGACGGAAACAGAGATGCTTATCCGAGTTATGAGCCTTCACATGAACCTCATACTCAACCTGGGTATTACCGTTCCTTTCGCGCACATGCTGGTTAACGGAACACGGCACCCCAAGGGAGAACAGAAGCATACGAACATCTTCAGCAAGCCGCTCAGAAGCTGTGGCATACGAAACGTTGTAACGATCACCATCACACGCACCAATCGAGCCATCACAATCGAACAACCCTTGAACCAACGCCCATCGCTGCTCGATCGACGAATGTAGATACTGCTCAGGGATAAATCGCTGAGGCGACTTCACACCAATCAGTTCGGAAACCTCACCCACAAACACATCAGTAAGCTGAATTCGTCGTTTCATACTATCGCCCCAAGTCTCCCCTGTACGGAAACACCAAGAATAATTACTACTGTCTTGATCCCAAGACGCAGCACCAATAGCTTGACCAACGCGTGCAACCGTCTCTTCGTCATCCGAAGAAATCACAAGTGCCTTCTCGGTGAGCGAACCGTTAGCAATCAAAGCTCCAAGTGCATAAGGATCCACCGGGAGATCGACTGTAGGCCACTGAACCGGCTTATTCATTGGAACGACATACTTCATCCCCTGACGACCATTTCTTTGCTTCGAAACAAGACCCTTATTCATCAGAGTTTCAGTCGAATAGATAGTCGGACCCTCTTCACGCGATCGTCGATTAGGATAAACCGCCCACAGGTGGTTGTCAGAGACATCGAGAATGCGACCATCCCCCATTGTCACTCGATACACGTCACGCTCCCCCTGAGGGAACACACCGAGAACCTTGGTCGGAGAGCCATCGCGAGCAAACACGTAGTCACCCACAACAAGGTCGCCATGACGTTTCCACGACACAGATCCATCCTCGGTTCGCACAGGGACCAACGTGTCATTTGTGCAGGCTTTGCCAACACCTGAACTACCGGTCAGCAATAGCGATGCCATAGGCTTACTCTGGTCATTCAAACCCGCAACACACAACTGAAGACGACGCGCAATCGACGTGGTAGCAAAGTCCTGACTAAACACTCGCTTATCCAGCTCAGCCTTGATCTCAGCAGCATTGACATCGATCTCCACCTCAACACCGAACTCGATTTTCAGCACAGTTGCCAGCAGTGCTTTGTCCATACGCTCACCGAGGTAACGGTGGCGACCGACCATGGCATCGAGCACACGGATCGACTTACGAGGCTGCACAGAAGCAGGAACGTACCGATTCGTGTACTCAAAGATCTGCTCATACAAAGAGTCGTCAAAGATGCCCTCATCGACATCGTACTTCTTTGCCATACCCTTCAGAATGGCGATCGTCACCTCACGATCCGTCTGAGGAATGTTGATGCGAGCCAGTCGCTCAACAAGCGGCAGATTCGATGCGATATGCGCATTGAACTCGTCATACGTAGTCGCAGCAATGACCTTGATACCACGAGATCCCGATGCCGCAAGCAACGGCTTCAACGCTTCCACGGCAGCAGCAGACAGCTGCACCACCTGGTGGAACTCGTCGATGAACAGCACGATCTCTCGACCTTCGGACCTAGAGAAACTCTCAGCCTCGTCAAACAGAGCCTTCAAGCGCGCAGCCATCTCTTCGGGGTTCGACAAGTCAGCGATCATCTTTGCCATGTCGACTTCCAGGTAGATGCGCTCTCGATCATCTTGCATACAGGACTGCACGAGCACCGTGTTGTGCGTGACAACATGGCCTCGACCCACCTGATACAGGTGTGTCTCGGAGTCAACCATGATGCACGTCATCTCGACCTCACGATCGGTGTCGATCACCTCAGCGATCATATCGCCAGTTGCATCGAGGGAGCGCTCTAGCTCACACATATCAGCATCAATGACCCATGCAGCCCCCTGAGACAAACGGTACGACTCACTGTCTCGCAGCGCTCGTAGCACAGACTCTCGATCCTTCACCGAGCTAGTGATGTACGTGTACGGGATATGACGCTGATTCTCCGGCTTAACAATGACACTCGTCATCACCGGATGAGTCATCACCTCATCAGGTGTCAGACGCTTACCTGTCGCACGGTTGATAAACGTCGAACGCTCACCACTGCCACCACTGCCATACACACGCTCCCACCCCATGTGGTCCTCGATAGCAGCAAAGACTTCATCGGGCATCTCATGAGGGACGGTCACGTACCCACGTTCATCAATGCGAACGCCCCAACCCAGCAGCGCGCCACACACATAAGGATCAACCGGGAGAAGACGGCTCTGTCGCACAAGCGCACCAGAAGCAGGAAGCTGCCAGATGGGTGCGCCATCAGAGTCAGCAAGTCCTGCGTCCATAATCTCACGCAGTGACATCGTTTGCTGCACACCTTCTGCATCACCAACCGATCGCACCGTCCACAAGTGCTCATCGTTACAGCGCACCCGGTCACCATGGTTCGTCACCACGACGTACTCACGCCTCATACCCTGAGGGAACACACCCGTCACGGTTACAGGCTCACCGTGCTCATCAAAGACACGATCGCCCACCTTGAGCAAACCAACACGAACGTATCCACGCTCATCGGCAACAGGGATCAGCTCATCATTCGGATGAGCCTTACCGGTGCCAGGTGGGGCCAACAGGATCACGTTACACATCTCCGGGCGAGCCAGGGAGCTCATGAGCGAGATCTTCTCGCTCTCTCGCCCCACAATCTCACGAGCAGGCGGCGCAAGCTTAGCCGCAAAGTCTCGCAGCAGCGGGTACTTGTCGTTCAAACGATCGTCATCAAACAAATCTTTCCTCCATCTTTCAATCATTTCTATCGATTCGACTGGTGTACCAGTCATTCTAGCATAGTTGGTGACCACAAGAACAACAGGACAGAAACAGGAAACCGCCCCCACTGGATTACTCCAGCAGGGGCGGTTGCGTAGGGGTTCAACCCTTGGGGTGAGACGCTCAGAACTCCGGCTCGGAATCCTCGATCTCCGCTGCTTCGACCTCAGGCGCAGCAGCCTCGGCAGAAACCTCAGCCTGTGCGTCCTTCTCAGCCGCCTTGCGAGCCTTCTCGGCCTCAGCGACAGCCTTGGTGTGAGCGAAGAGCTCGGGAAGCGTGTTCTCGGTGATCGGACCCAGCTCAGACGGCTTCAGCGTCTTGGTGTTGAGCACCAGACCCGACTGCTTGCCGGAAGCCGACATAAGGTCAGCCTTCACCGCAATAACCTGCGGGCCGGGCTTACCATTCCGATCGGGCATCTGGATGACATTGTCACCCGCAGCCGCAACCATTGCGTCCAGCTGAGACGCACTGTAAGGAACCTGGTGATCGTACACGGTACGACCATCAAGGGCCTTCTTCTTCGACGCCAAGTGCGGCACTCGCTGAGGGGCAAGGCCCTCAACAGGTCGCACCATAGCGTCTAGGAAAACACGCTTTCCGTCCTTCGTCTCGGCGTTGGGATACTTGACAACAAGCAACTCAACGCCCTTCATCGCGTCCTTACCGCGTAGAGTAGCCATAATAGACCAACTCCTTCCTAATCCTGCTCCGCAGAGCATCGGTCGAGGGTTAATCAGCCCTCTCACATACATGGACTTGTTCCATGCAGCGCTCTCTCATCATAGATGAAAGAAATCCTGAATGTCAAGGCGAATCTCATCCCAGTTCCATCGAATCCACGGAATCCATCGATTGAGTCTCGCTCTCTTCCAACACCTGTTCCAGCTGAGGTACCAAACGCTCAGTCTCGCTCCACGTGCTTGTCCGCACGATTCCGGCAAGGCCCTCATCGAACGTCACTGTCGCACTACGGCGAACACGCTTTGCCACAGGCACTACATCGCTGAGAGCACTCGTGAGAATGAGATCCCCGGTCTTCTTCGCTGACATCTGGCGTTCCAGATCATCAGCAACGCGATTCATGCGACGCACGTCATCGAGCGGAAGAACCATCTCGATGATGTCTTTCTGACCAGACTCATGCAGATACGTTTGCGCATCGTCGATGAGACGTTGACGCCTACGCGCCCAGGTCACAAACCGATCGACAACATGGCGACCAAGCGCCATGTCCACAACAGTATCAGAACGCACGTCGTGCAGATCCATACCCTTCGTCTGAGACAGCGCCCATCGCTCCCCTGGAACAACGGTGACAGCATCGCTTTGCTTACCTTGATCATCACTGCGCGCATCATCTTGTATCGCCTGCAATACAAGACCTTTCCCGGACAGCATCGACACAAGATCGGCTGTTCGGGAAGCCAATGATGCACGAGCGCGCTCCAAGCGTTGCTTCAAAGTAGTCCGACCAGCTTTCCCACCAGCCAC